ATGGGGGTATGTTCCGCGCCGGAACATAATGCTTCCCCCTCCCTATATAACCTAGCAGACACATCTGACCCCGAATCCAAGCAAAATAAGCCTTCCAAGCATCGAAATCAGCCCTGAAAAATGGCTCAAAAATGGGAAAAATCACGATATTTTGCCCCGAAATCGGACATTTCGCCCCTAAAATGGCCCAAAATCCCGCAATTTTGACAAGCATTCGTAAAGAGACCTGGACTCAAGGAAAATCAGCCCGCAATCCATCAAATCTAACCATCATATCCCTGGAAATATAGGCATTCATCGTAAATGGGCCACCAATCCGAAGTCCAATCAGTCTGACAGACCTTAGACTCATCAGAATACCTCTGCGATTCATAGAAACAGACTTGAGATTCATTGTCAGAGTGTCGATTCTCCCTATATACACAAGCAATAGATGATATTGAAAAGCCCGGCAGTTTCAAGAGGTCTTCGTAAATGAACTAGATAGATACACACCTATTATAGGTCTATGTATATAGGGGAGAGGGACACCCATAGCTACCGGGCCTTGTTAAGAATCATGAATCCAACATCGTTTATTGAGCATGTATATAGCAGCAGACAACACTAAAGCCACCCCGAAGGGTGGCTGTTTTTGCACTCAAAAATCTCTGTAAAAATCTCAAAACTCCTGGGAATTTGACCCCTGACTTAAAGGGCGAAATCCCTGGAAAATTTGAGGCCCATCGTAAATGGGGAAAAGTCGGACAACTCGGACAAATCGCTGTTGATATTGGCAGACATCGGGAAGTTAGTTAGAGTAGGTAACGAACCGGGGCGGTCTGAAATTGAAAGGTCCCCAGGGAGCGGCCGACCTTCCGCTAATTAAGCCCTCGCCAGATTGACTGATAGGGCCCCTGGGGACACACTTTGAACTACTCTTCTATGTTAGCAAGGTCACTCTGCCTTGTCAAGGTTACGGAGAGTTTCTCCGAACAGACGCTCTACCTCCCAGTCTTCCAAGAGATAGGCAGTGTAGGTGGGAGAGGGTACAGGGATACTGACAGACCTTCCCCACTTCTTTGCCGGTTCGTTCCACACCTTACCAACGAAAGAGTTGGGAGTGATACCCACCACCTTGAAGTAGAAGCTACCAGAGGCAACAAGGTTACCCATGGACAGTTCGATGCTTTCCTTTACCGGCTTCATGAGTAGAGTCTATCAGTTCAAGGGTGGCCTGTCTACCCACCGGGCCGGGGCGGCCAAAATCCCCTAGGCCCGTAGGCCCAGGGGACTGGCTTGCTGCTTACGCAGCCTTGGCGAACTCCTGAACGGCCTTCAGGATTCGGTTCTTTTCGGTGTTGACCACCGGGTCGAAACCGGAAGCCGCAATGAACAGGTTGTCCACGTTGCCACCACGGGGCATCCGGTACCAGTCGATACGCTCGGTCAGAGCGTTCAGAGCACCGGCCGCAGTCCCCTGAAGAGACTGAGTGGTCTTCGGACCGTCGCCCGTGTCGGTGTAGATACCCATGGTCAGGTCACGCTTGGTCTCCCACTTGACCATGCTGCCCTTGACATCCTTCTCAGGCTTGGGGTACAGCGTGGCGAACAGCGTGTCGAACTGGTCCTTAGAGACCGGCACGTCAGCCAGACCCTGCATGACCCGCTCGAACTCATCCGCGTAGGCGAACGTGATGTTCAGAGCCTCACGAGCCGCAGCCATGCGACCCTCGATGGTCTGCGTGTGGCGCATCTTGAACTGCTGCTTCACACCGTTACGGAGTGCGAAGTTGAGCGTGTTCTGACACACGACACGAACCGGAGTGATGGACGCCTGAACGGCCACGGAGCCGTCGTGAGAGGTGTTGACCAGAAGATACAGCTTGGTCACGTCGTCGTCACCGATGACGATGTCACGAGAGATGGACAGAGAACCGAACACCACGCGACCGTCACGGATGCTGCCAGCCGTCTCCCACGTGCCACCGCCCGCGAGGATGCCGTCACCGAAGCTGAACAGCTCCTCGTTCTGAACGACCTTGTACCGCTCGCCCACGGTGGCCAGAACATCGTTCTGACCGGTGTTGAACGGGTTGTCACGGACGACCATGTAAGGCTCCGTGACGAAGTTGTACGAGTCGGAGAGCATGCCCACGATGTCCTTCACGGACTCCAGGCGGACGTTCCAGCCCTTCAGGTGGGCCAGCGTCAGCATCTCGTCGGTGGTCAGCTCACCCTCGAACACGGTTCCGAGGTTGTGCCACGCGGGCTCCTGGCGAGAAGCGAACGCGACCTGACCCTTGGAACCAATCTCAAGACCGTGCATGTTGTGCCTCCAAAGGCAGAGTTGGTTGGGGCAGGTACTTCCCGCCCTTCGATGTCTCTAGTCTAGCAGTAGTCTGGGGCCGATGTCTACCCACCTGGTGTGTCTGCAATGTCCGTTTTGCCCTTTATGTCCGGGCCGGGGCGGCCCAAAACACGAAAGCCCCTCCGAAGAGGGGCCACGTGCTGAGTCTCTTAGAACGGAGGCTCATCCGAGTAATTGGCCGGGAAAACGGACGGGCAGGGACCGTGCGGCTGCTCCAGAATCTCACGCTCCCAGTCGGCCAGACCGGCAGTCAGGTTCGTGACGTACACGTCCACGATGTCCTTCGACTCCTTGAGACCCAGACCTGTGGCGTTGCGCACGTCCTTGATGACCTGAATCTTGCGCTTGGTTCCGTGCTTCTGAACCGCGTCCCGCACGACTTCCGCAGCACGACGGAGCTGGAAGTTGTAGACGCGCTCCATCTTCTGGAACTCCCACTGCTCGGGCGTGGGGATGGAGGTCAGGGACTTGCCCACCTCGTGACCGGACGTGTAACCCTCGTCGTAGCCGTTGCTGTGGGCCTCTCGCACACCGGCCGTGTGCAGTTCCATGATGTTGCGAGCGATGTGCATCGCCTCGTGCAAGGTCAGACCACCCGCACGCTCGGAAAGAATGTCGAGGATGTCACCGAGGTGCATGTCAGCTCCGTTTCTCAGGGAGTCCGTCTCCCTTTCGATGTCTCTATCTTAGCAGTATCAGGGGGATGAGTACAACCCCTCATGCCGGGCCGGGGCGGCCCGAAGGCCCCCGAAGGGGCCAACGGATTACCAGCGAACTCCCACACCGTTTCCGCTCAGGGACTCGATGATGGACTTTGCGGCACGCAGGTCCATCGTGGGGTAGGTCTCACGCAGCTTCTTGATGCATCGAATCTTCCGCTCCAGGTCACGGTAGCTGAACTCGCCCTCGGCCCAGATGGAAGCCACGGCCACGAGCTTGGTGTGGTCGATTTCGGCGGTGAAGGTGTTCAGACGCTCACCGTGAGCCTTGCCCTGCTGGTATCCGTCCTCGAAAGCGGCCTCCACACGACGGTCCGCCTCCTTACGGGCCACGTCCCAGATGTTGTTCTCCACCTCGTTGAGGCGGTTCAGGTGGGCCTCGAAGATGATGCGAGCCACATCGAACGCCTTCTTGAGGCTCATCTTCACACCGTTCCCGTTGAAGATACGCAGGATACGGGCCTCGTCGAACTCAAACATGGTCGCCTCCACTCTCTGGGGTATCTCCCCTTCGATGTACTAAGCTTAACAGGTCTAGCGGGCAGATACAAGCCCTTCAAAACAGGCCGGGGCGGCCCAACGGGCCCCGTGTCAAGGGGCCCGGCAGGTCAAGGGTTCGTGTGTCCCCTTTTCAGTAGGATTTGTTCGATGACGAATTTCGAATCCATCACTCGATTGTATTCGTCGTCTGAGCGGCTTTCCTTTCTGCCTGCCCATGCATTCAACAGGGAAATGATGAATTGGAACATCACCACCTGCACAGGCTCAGGATAGGTCGAAAGCAGATAGGCGAATGCATGAGGGTCGAATGACCGCTTATCCATTTCGTCAATCAGCTTATTGGCCAGACGCTCATACGAGGTAGGCCGTGGTGTTACGAGTCGCGCACCCTCATACATGTCAGGTGCGATGATGCTTACTCGTTTGAACGGACTACGCGTCACCCTCTCCCCCAAAATCCTTCGTTGTGCCGTATCCGTCTGAGACGCTGACAGACACCTCCAGGAACTTTGCCATGAACTCTGCCGTAGCAGTAGCAAAGGGCCAGGAGGTGTCGTGCGCGTCATCGTCCGGAATGTCCAGTTCGATGACGATGTTCATGACTCTATCCTATCGGGTGTGAATCTCGACGTCCATCCCCAGCACCACCGGGGAGCCACAGGAGCAGTGCGACAGGCTGTAACCGCACTTGCACGCCTCGCGCTCACTCAGAACGATTCGCTTGTTGCCGTACCAAGCGAAGTACTCAGTGCGAGACGAACGGGTCGGAGCAGCGTGCGGACGAACGTCCTTACCGGTGACCTTGACCTTGACACCGGGCGCAGCCGGGGTCACTTCCGGGTTGTCCGCCTTGTAAGCGGCCAGCACCTCAGCGGACAGACGGCCACGCGCGTTGACCTGGAGTCCCTTGGACTTTGCCCACGCACGGACAGCCTTGGCATCGAACTGACCGGCCTTGGGAGCGGCCTTGACAGCAGCACGCTTGACAGGCGCGTCAGCGTCAGCGAAGACCATGCCATCGGCCTCAGCCTTGGCAATGGCTTCATAGGCAGCCTTGGACATGCGACCACGCGCATCCTTAGCGAGGTTCAGCGAAACGGCGTACGCGCGACGGGTCATGGCAGACATTTGGGGTTCCTCTCCCTCGGTGATGTCTCTAGTCTAAGGCATTGAAGGGGGTCGAGTCAACACGTCTAAATGTCCGTTTTGCCCGACTTGTCGGGCCGGGGCGGCCCCGAAGGCCCCTTCCTTAGAACTTAGGACACTGGACGTGATGACCGTTTTTCTGGTAGCAGGAATCACACATTGTTGACCTTCTTTCTCCTAGGAACCTTAGAAGCGAATCGCACATCGGCCTTGCCAAAGATGCAAAGACCACACGTGAAGCATGCACCACCCTTTTCGGTGATAAGGGGAATGCGCTTGGCATTCTCAGGGCAGATAGCGCCAGGCTTGCCAGTTTCAGCAAGCATGAATTCCTTGCCCTTGTCATGCGTTTCTGCCAAATAGGCCAGACGCACGCCCTTGTATGTGTTTTTGACGTACAGGGCAGCATCCTCATTCTCACTGTCTACACTCAGGTAAACAGCAAGGTTTGGGATTCCATTGATATACGACACGAACTCAAAGGAACGTGTGTAAATCCAGAATTGCACGTCAGGAAACATGTAAGCAATCTTGTTGATTGCCATTGCGTAGTCCGCAGAGAAGATGTCACCATCCGCGTGCCAGCGGAATACCTTGCTGATGTTGAACCTTGCGCATTCCTGAGAGAATTCCGCAATCATCTCTCGCAGCAGGTCCACCATTTCACTGAGAGATGCATCTTTCAGCAATTCCCAATTGTGCAGTGCGAGTTCACGGAATGCCGGATACATCTTTTCCAGCTTACCGGCATAGCAGACGCCCTCACACACGCCGGTCGCGCCAGGGCAGGAAAATGCCTTACCGCTGGGCAGAGAGAATGCATTTTTGAGAAGGGACTGAGTACCTGCCTTGTTGACACGCGCAGTCGTCTTACGGTCATGCGAGCGCTTGAGCTTAGACATGGCGGTCCTTTCGTTGACGTAAGACGAGTCTAGCAGACATGGGGGACGTAAACAAGCCTTTGAAATGTCCGATTTGTCTGACCGCCCCGGCCCGAAGGCCGCTCAGTCAGGCAGCGCTACGTTCCTCCGAACGGCTGTAGGGAAGTTCCGTGTTACGAACAATGGTGCTGAGAGAAACAGCGTTGATTGTCTTGTGTCCCAGCAGCCAAGCCATAACCACTCGATGCTGACCATTGTAGACAGTGCCATTCTGGAAATTGATAGGCATCTGAATACCATCACGCTCACAAGAGATGATGAAATCATCGCTCATCTCAAAGAACAGCCGAGTGAAAAGGTCCATCGTGCTCTCACCCTCCTCGCGGTCTGCGAAGTCGGCACGGGCAACGATTGCGTCTACACTCAGCGTCTTCATAGGGATGAGTCTAGCAGAGTACACAGTCATGCGCAAGACCTCAATTATGTCCGTTTTGTCTGGCCGGGGCGGCCTAAATGACTAAGGGCCCCGAAGGGGCCCGGTGGTCAGACGAACAGAACAGGAAGGCAGAGGAACACGACCAGCACGACGAACAGGACCATCAGAAATTCTTCAAGGTCCATTACTCACACACCTCCCGGTACCAAGCGTAGTGCGTGTACAGATAGAAGTGAAGCCAAGTTGTGAAATACATGACGCTCCTAGAAGAGTTCCGGTCCCGATTCGCTGTCTTCCGTCCAGTCATCAGTATACTCGATGAACTCGACATTGAGCAACCATGCAATCAAGACGCGGTGATGCCCGTTGAAGACAGTGTTGGATTCGGGAAGATAGATGATGGGGTCAAGGATGCCACGGGTACACGAGTCGATGAACTCAGGATTGCCGATGAACAGGTCATCGAACTTCTCTTCGAGCATCTGCATCGTGGTGTGGTCTTTGGCAACAGCATCATTGAAGATAGCCGACTCAATCAGCTTCGCAACAGATACCTTTGCCATGGCCCCTCCTTGGCTTGATAAGACTACTCTACACGACTACCGGGCCTGTTGTCTAGTGCTACAACAAAATGACCGGGGCGGCCCAAAGGGGCCCCGAAGGGCCCCGATTGACTCAGTCGTCCAGTTCCTTGGACGAACGCAGCTCCGGACGCTTGAGCAGCGAGGGGTCAGCCATCTTGACCTTGCCCTTGGACCGACCGACCCGAACCATCGGGAAGTTCTTCAGAACGTCGTCCACGCGCCTGGCGTCGGCGTCGAAGATGTCGAATCGCTGGTACGGAGCCTTGGTTGCGATGTCACCGAACTCCACATCGATGCCCTGCACGATGAGGGCGACCCGGAGGGAGAGGGACTGAGAGACGGGAACGATACCGGCACGCATGTGAACTCCTGAGAGTCGAAGTAAGCTGGGGTATTCAGTTATCAGAGACTTTGGCAGGAAGGGAAAAACCTCACGTTGCGAGGCCCTGTGGCCTGTCCCCTTGTGCTTAGCTAGAGTCTAGCAGGCTGACCTACTCGCAGTCAACCAGGTACTCGGGCTCGTCGTCCTCGGAGGTGGTCCACACGTCGGACAGCCAGCCCTTACGGTAGAGAACCGGACCCTCGGTAACCTCGTCCTCGTTACCGAACAGCATCGAGCGAAGGTCTTCCATAACACTCTCCTCTCTCGGGGAGGTTTCCCTCCCTTTCGATGTTCTAAGTCTACATGACGGATGCGACAGTGGCAAGCACCCATTTTGGGCCGGGGCGGCCCCGAAGGGCCTTTCGCTAGTCTCCCATGTCGTCCAAGTGGGCATCGGGCGCAGGCTCGAACTCAAGGAAGGTGTCTTCGAAAAGCACCATCCATGCGTAGCCCTCACGATTGTCCGGATTGCACTTGCCCGTGTGTATCTCACCCATGGGTGCACCGCAGTCCATGCACATTCTCAGACTCCGTTCCACGGCATGGCCACGAACATGTCCACGTTCTTCGTGTGAATGGCGATGCGGTTGCCGTTCTGGTCGGTGAGGTTGAACAGCAGCTCACCAGTGTCCACCGCGAGGTTCCATGCGGTGTTCATGCTGTCGGGAGTGGTGTCCTTGACCAGAATCTCGATGAACTTGTCACGCATGGCGTAGTAGACACGAACACGAACACCGAACATGATTGCCTCCATTCTCAGGGAGATTTTCTCCCTTTCGATGACTCTAGTCTACATGACTGATGAGACTTGCACAAGTGGGCCGGGGCGGCCCAAAGGGCCCCCGAAGGGGCCCAGTGGGATTACTTCTTGACCTTGCGGCGGTTGCTGTGGTTGCCGTTCATCAGGGCCGTGAAGTCCAGCATGATGTTCTGCTTGAAGTTGGTCGCTCCGTGGAACTTGCCGTCCTGGTCACGGATGACGATGCGAACTTCGGTGTTGTCGCTGCCCGGAGTGGTCTTCCAGGTCTCCAGCCGGATGCTGTAGGTGGCCTTGGAGCCCTTGACCTTGAAGCCCTCGGAGATGGCGACGGAGGAGACGATGTTCTTGAACTCGGTGTCGGTGTTCTTCGCCAGAGAGACCATGAAAGCTCCTCAGAGTCTTAGCTTGGGGTTCCTTCCCCCTTGCTGATAGCTAAAGTCTACACGACCCAAGGGACATCGTGCAACCCATCTAGCTACCGGAATTTTGGGCCGGGGCGGCCAAAAGGCCCCCGAAGGGGCCAGTTGGTCAGCCGTTCTCCTTTTCCTCCTGAGCCCTGCGCAGGTACGAAAGGTCTTCCAGAGTGCGAGAGATGGCGTTCAGCGTCTCATACGCTTCGGCCTTGCTGAAACCGATGTACCCACGGTCACCCGTGCCAGGTGCAGCCGAACCGCCCTCTACGAACACACGGTGAGCAATGCCCATGGAGGGCGTACCTTCCTGATAGGACAGCTCCAGCTCAATGCCCATGGCTTCCCAGTTGCGACGGTAACGCTCAAGAGCGGTGATGATGTCAGCCTTGGAAACGCGCATTTGGGGTTCCTTCCCTCTCGGTGTAAGTAGAGTCTAACACAGTCCAGGGGCTGAGTACAACACCCAATTTAGGCCGGGGCGGCCCCGAAGGGCCTCCCGTTACTTCAGCTTGGCCAGAAGAGAGCTGATTTCCTGCCGAAGCTCCGATTCCGGACGCAGGCCGCGCTCCTCCTTCATCATACGCTCGAAATACGCCTTCAGCTCCGTCTTGTTGTACGGACCGTACACGCCCTTGTCAGTGGTGTAATTGATTTTCTCGAAGGGCATCGGGCAGGAGCAACCAGAGTCGCTTGCCACGTAGTAACGTCCTCGCGCTTCCTTCCACACCTGAGTGATGTTGAACTGCCAGCTCTCCTGGTCCCAGTCGAACGAACCGATGTACTCCAGGGAGTCAAGCAGGACGAGCGGAGGCTTCGAAATGTCGGTCATGGCGTTCCCCTCTCGGATTTCTTAGTCATAGTCTAGCAGGCCGATTTTTTAGTCGCAAGCCCAAACTCAAGATTTTTAGTCTGGGCCGGGGCGGCCCCGAAGGGCCGACCCTCACTCATAGGGTCGGTATTCGTCCCAATCCGCTCCCTCGTGGTTTTCGAACTCGATACGAACCGTGTCGCCCAGACGGTGATTCACGCTCCAAATCTCTCGATTGGAGCCCTGGTAGCGCCTCTGAGCCTTGGCCCACTTGTAGGTCTTTTCAGCGCGCTTGCGGGAACGGTGCTGCCAGGATTCGACACAAACACCGTAGTTGAACCAGCGCCCGCCCTCTTCCGGACCACCATAGGCACGGTCGATGAAGTAGACGTTGACCCAGTGCTTGTTCCGACGACGCTGACCGGAACGAAGACGCTTAGCCATTTGGCCTCCCTTGTTGATGACCTAAGTCTAACAGAAGCCTAGGACAGACACAACATGCTTGCCAGGATATGTAAGCATCGAACCGCCCCGGTCCAAAAAATTCAGCATAAAATTCACCCCTGTTTTCAACAGGTTTTCCCTTAGAAATTCCTTGAAAACAGGGGTGAATTTTTTCTATGAAGTTTTTTCGAAGGTCAGAAGGGCACGATTTCGTTACTTCCATCGCCACAAAGGCAATGTTTCGAGTGTCGCGCCCCAACGGGGGTCATTCCACTTTCCCGAAACCGAACAATCATGTTCGGAAAGGAAGAAGTGGACATTACGCCCGATTCGGTCCGCAGACCGGCCCTCTCAAGAATCAGAGAGCCGGAATGCGTGAATCGAGGGGCTTTCTTCTTTCGAAGCATGTTTGCCCCTTTTTACATCAGACGAGTTCGGACATGTGCGGGTAGGCGTCCCAGTCGAAGCCGTCCACACGGTCCGCATCCTGCACGTCCGAGGCAGGCAGTTCGATGGTGCTCAGAACGCCAGCGTCACGGGCCTGCTCAAGAAGGTCACGAAGGTCCATGGTGTGTACTTCCTCTCGCTTGGTGTAGTACCAGTCTAGCCCATGGGATGGGTAGATGCAAGCACGTAAATCGTGGGAATTTTTTGAGGGCCTTCGTACACGCGCGGGGGAAATGTGGGGAATCTACGTAATGCCCCTTAAAAGAGGTCTATATGGGTATACCCCATATGGGTGATATGCACTATATGGGTAGGTATGCACCTATATGCCCTATATGTACCCATATGTACCAGTATGGGTAGGTATGTCCCCAATGTCCGTTTTGTCCACCCCAGATTTGAGGGTGTCCGATTTGCCCCATATGTCGGGCCGCCTCGGTTCGTTACCAATCCTTTACCTAGAATCTTGCTGAATCTAGGGTTTAGCCCCTGTGGAGCGGGTACTATGTAGGCATAGCCACTACACACCAGGGAGACACGATGAACGCCACCGCCACCGCCCCGGTCACCACGCACAACGCTGACAACCACCAGTGCCGAGCAGATGAGCGCACGGCCGGTAGCAAGTACCGTAGGCAGATGGTCGCTACCATCCTGTACCTTGCCTCCCTCACTGGCCACAGTGACGGTAAGACCTACGCTGTGTGTGTGGGTTGTGGTGAGAATGCCTACCTTGACCGTTCCCCCCGTGCTATGGACGCGTTCAACATGGGGCACGTGCAGAGTGACGCTACGGGTGGCACGTACTGTGTGGCCAACATGCTTCCCCTTTGCCGACAGTGCAACGCTGACATGGGCAGTGACCACATGATGGACGTTCTCATTCCTCTTTATGACAATCGGGACATGTGGGATGGCAAGCTGCTGCGTGACCCCGGCATGGTCAAGGAAGAGGCGCACGCGAACCGTGGCCGTGCCTCTTGGAAGCGCCCTGAGAGCGTCTGAGACGCTTTTCTCCCCTCCCTGGGAGTGGTGGCCCAGGGAGGGGAGATAGGCCCGGAGACGGGCGCACAGGGCTTTTGAAAGCCGTTTTCAAATGGCCTGCCCGGCATCGTGGAACCTTCCCCGGAGAGTTTGTCAAGGGGTATGGGCGCACTATCTGAATTGTTACAAAGGTATGCGGAGCATGTATCATACAAATTCAAAAATTACTAACATTTGTGTGTACTTTTATGTTACTCTTCAGTAGCTTCGTCGCTCATATCGAATGACGGAGGCGGACCGAATATCTTTCCCATTTGGTGTCCAGCATAGATGACGTTCGCCTCATTCGGACTTACCTTTCGTGCAATGACTGTCAGCATATCGTAGATACGCATAAGCAGAATTGTTTGTACTGTTTCTGCTACATTGTCATCGAATACGTCAGCTATATCTCTTTCTGTTTCATCATTCATTGAGGTCTCCATATGGTCTCATGGCTACCGGAAAGACTGGCTGAACCAGGTCTCTTACTGCCTGCGCATATTGCTGGATTTCTAGCTGTGCCTTGTGCTCAAGACGCTCTGATAGAAAGTGCAATACTGCTGCAAGGCTTGTAGTCCATCTCCAGCGTACATACATACCATATGCGGGGAGGAATAGCCTTGCCTGTTCCGGCGCTAGATTGCTGTCAAGAGCAAGATGATATAGGTCTTCACCTCTTGCCAGAAATTCCTTTAGCATATCGGTATACTGCTGACTTGTTGCAGGGTCGGCATTTTCACCGCTTCCCTGCTTCTTGTTTTCCGGGGCCAGTCTCCATTCTGTTGGAATGTGATATACGGGCTCCTCGGTAATGTATCGCCTTGAAGACTCATTCCATCCTATCTGGTCATCAAGGTGTGTACTTGCAACGGTGTACTTCCACCACTGCCGGGCCACGAATAGTGGCGCATATACCTCAAAAGTCAATGTAGCATGACGAAAAGGAGAGTATTCCTTGTTTCTGACTAGGAAATTAATCAGTCTTTCATCCCTGTCAGAGAACTCGGCACTCTCCTTTGCGTAACTTACCCTTGCTGCATTGACGATTGAGAGGTCTGAACCCATGTGGTCTACAAGTCTTACATAGCCTTGGTCCAAAACATCAATCTTCAACTGTCATCTCCATCTAGTATCGCGTTTTCTATTTGACGAGTGACACTTTTCTTCAACTCGTCCTTGCTCATACTCCAAGGATACCCTATGACATCAACGCTGTCCAGCACCTTACCGAGCACTTCTATCAGAAGTCTCTTCAATTCGTTAATGTTGATGGGTTCTGGATTAGTCATTCTTCCAGCCATTCTTGGTCATTGAATGCGTCAATCCATTCATTTGCAGGCAGGTCTGAAGGCTCGAATGACACCTTGAACGTATGGATAATCCCTGTGGACCTCTCCAGTACCGCAAAATGATTGCCGACAAACGTAATGTCATGGGTGCTTTCGTGGTGATTGATGTTGTTGTAAACATCTTCAAACAGGAAGAGGTCTAGAATCTCCTGTGCTCGTTCTCTGTTCATACATCTGCCCCACAGACGTGACATGGATAGCTTTCGCCATCCTCATGCGGCCGGGGACATTCGCCTTCATTCTTGACCCCTGAAGGGGTCAACGTTCCTGGCTCTAGCTGCGGCTCACCATAGGTGTCCTTCCAGTACATAGGGCCACCATCCCATGCCTGAATGTATTCCTCAACAGATGGGAAAAGGTTTGAAGGTAGGTCATACATACTGAACCAACGCCATTCAAAGCACTTGTGTGGCTCCATTACTACCGGGTCGCCGCCCTCATAGTAGCAAGATACGCCAATATCGAGGAAGTGCTTACCCTTGAAGCCTCTTAGGTCTCCTACACAAAGAATATCCCAAGAGCTGACTTCTAGTGCCGGGCCACATTCTTCGATGAGTTCCCGCTTGGCTCCAGCGAAAAGCGATTCACCAAGCTCCTGCTTACCGCCCGGAAACGCCCACATACCTTCGCCGTGTGCATTCTTGCGTCGTCCAAGAAGAATTTCTCCACCTTTCCGATACACAAAGATGCCAATTCCAACACGAACAACATCGTAGGTCACTTTTCCTCCAATGCCTTGATGGCACCATCGAAGCGTCGGACTTCTCTTATCCAACGCTGGGCTTCAACTCTATTACCGGCCTTATTGGCCCTGTCAACCTTGCCCTGAGCCACACGACGCTGTTCATAAAGACTGTTCAAAGCCTTCTGAATCTCAGTCATTTGTTAGCAATCATCCATTCGTTGAGAGCGAATATTTCTCTTGATATGGCCTGTGCTCGCTTTTCGTTTTTTCCTCTTACCTTCAGATATTCTTCAGCAAGCTTAGCCTTTCGCTGCTGCGCTTCCTTCATGTTCTTAGGTATGGCACTCATACGTTATTCCTGTCCAAGATATCGTGTATCTCTTCTGGGTCTACCTCTCCATCGTATTTGTCGAAGCTTCGTAGTTCACGAACCGCTTCCTTGTACCGGCGATTTTCTGTCAAGTAATTGTCAGCATCATTAGCCCACCGGTAAGCATCATTACGAAGTGCTAGGAACTTATCACGAGGAATCTCTTCATTGGGCAATATATCGAATTCAACCCAGACTGAGTACTCCTCTTCTGTCATTCCTAGAAACTCGTGGAGTGACAAACTGCTTTCGCTGTCATGCCACTTGTCCACGAGGTCTTCTAGTTGTCCTCTATTCATGTCCCCAGTTTGTCACGCGCCGGGGACATTGTCAAGACGTGACACTGCCTTGTTCACCGTATTCACTGGGACATCTGTCCCCTTGATGTCACAAATCTGCTTGTGCAATTCTGTCCTGTCCGTGACACCTTGAGACCATAGCTCTCTGACCAGGGCGGACACTGATTTGTCACCTTGTCCTGTGACACTTTTTGTCACTGGGACAGGCTTTGTCACTGTATCGGTGACAGGGACATCAGGTGTCGTGACAGAAAATGTCTTGTCCTGGGACATGTCACTTGTCTTGTCACGCTTGTCCTTTTTGTCCTTCTTCGGTGTCACCTTGTCACCAGACTTTGTCCTCTCGATAGGTTGTCCTGTGACACCCGTGACAACCTCGTTCAGACGGAAGAATACCACGTTCTTGAAGCCACGGAAAGTCTTGCCTGGGAAGATAAGCCAGCTAATCTTACCAAACACTGGCATACGCTTCGGGACGAGGCCCATGGCTCGCATTTCACTTCTGTGGATGAAGCGCAAATAAAGCTCGAAAAGAATACCTGCGATAACTGGTGGTGCTCCAAAAAGAACCATTCCAGGGACCCCGTAGGACAGCAGGATGGCGTGTTCTACGTTGAGGTATACAGACGCACCAACAAACAGATACGTCGCTAGTTTTGTTGCTAGACCAGAGTCTTCTGTTCTGGCGTACTTGCTGGCAAGGTCAGCGACAAACAAAGCCGCTCCATCGAATGCAGCACTGACACCAATAGCAAGAATCTGTGGGACTCCATAGAAGGTTACCGCAAGAGAATAGAGCGACCACCAGCTAAGTGCCAGAGCAACGATTAGAACGACTCCGAATGAGACGGAACCTCGCCAATCAAGAACCCTCTTGATATTTGGCTTGTTCACTGTTCTCCTTAGACAAAAGTGCAGGCGGTCCTTCTCGGACCGCCTGCTATTTAATTGTTATTTTGCTGACTCGGTCAACATCCAGAGCCACTTGTCGACGCCTCGCTTGATTTCAATCAGGACATCCTGAGTTGCAAGGTCATCAGTAATGTTCAGTATAGCAGTCTGTAGTAGGTTGGTCAATCCCCTCAAGGAACTGATGAGACCCTGAACAGTCTGCGAATAGCTTACTGATTCGCCGCTGAATTCGTAGGCAACCTTTGGTGCAAGGTAAAGCTCAATCGCTCTTGCCCGCTCTGCAAGTGTGTCAGCGTATTCAGTTATATCGGAGTAAAGCTCGTCAAGCTTCTCGTGGAAGTAGAGAAATTCCCTACCCCTGAGATTCCAATGACTCTCCTTGACGACCAAGGAGAGAATCAGGAGCCATTCGAGCGTTTCTTCCATCTTTGCTTCTAGCACTCTCCACCTCCTTAATCGCCATCATCACGTTACGATGCATCTCTAGACCTGGCAGGATATACGTGTCGCATACCGAACACCATAGTCTAAGGTCGGGAGATGCACCTGGCTTCAATCTCTGTATTAAGTTGTTCTGACAATCCGGACATGACAATGGAGAAACCTTTCGTTCCTCTGTCAGTCGGAAGTATTTATGAAAATCCTGCCACATGCTTACAGTGTATCACGCATTATCGAGATTGTAGAGAACGCGCTTAAGCTCTCCCTTTGCCTCATTTACGGCATTGCGGAGATTGTTCACTTCGTTCTCATATGCGTTGTCAGCCTCTACGGCATCTTGCTTGATTTCACTGATAAGAGCAGTGACGAGATTTCTATTAAGACCGGCCGAATCTGTGAGCAGAAGAAGTTCTATTTCAGCTCTCATTTCACACCGTCTCTATTACCATGGTCCTTGCAAACCTTTACTGTCTTACCGTAGAATACGATATCGACAACGGGCTTGTTCGGACACTGCTTGATGAAACACTTACCCTTTTCGTTTCGGGTATTTTCATGCTTCAAGTCTCTTCCAAGACTATCTGGCATCATCGCTCCTTAAATAGAGAGAGCCCCGCAAGAGAATCGAACTCTTAACTCTTCATTACGAAAGAAGTGCGTTACCATTACGCCAGCGGGGCAGTGGTGGAATCAGAGCTTCCACCTGGCTCGTCTACGACGACGACGGGATTTCTTTACCTTTATCACACTCAGTATACACAAAGCAACGGCTATCGTCAATACTGTAGGTGATGCTCCGAAGTAGAACAAAACACCAGTGAATCCGAATAGCGCTATACGTAGCTTCCATAGCCTGCTAATCATACTGGGTCGTCTTGGTGCCGGGCGCGTTGAGCCTGCGAATCGTGCACCTTTGCTTTGGTTACATCTCAAATGAGCTAGGGCGACATTTCCCCATACATGGCCAGGCGAATCTTTCCTCCATGAAAGGGGAACGATATGGTCCAAAGACGCAGACCTTGGGTGAGGGTATTTCAGATTACGTCTTACCCTCTTGCCACACAAGTGACATTTCCAATTTGACTGCGCGTAAACCTGAGCCCTTGTGATGCTTGGGTCATATGGAACGCCATACTCTATGCAACGCTCCTCATCAGTTTTCATAACTGAATCATAGCACGATTAAAGACTGTGCTTGCGGACAACGTCTACAAGGTCGTCCAGCAACTCTTCATAGATGTCTTCATCGGCAGCGTGGTTATCGTATCCACGGTCTCTGAGAATCTTGTCAAAAGCATCTCTGAAATCCCCAAAGGAATAGATTTCCATCAGTACCAACCCTTCTTCTTGAAGGAACTCCATGCATTACAAGGAGTTCCATAACGGTCTTCGATATAGTCAACTCCCCATTCAACTTGAGTAAAGGGGTTTGACTTCCAATCACTACCGGCGCTTGCCATCTTCTCAGGAGGCAATGCCTGTGGAATTCCATAAGCTCCTGATGAACTGTTCACAGCTCGATGGTTCCATTCACTTTCCTTTTCCCAAAGACTCTTCAAGCAAGCGAACTGCTTAGCTCCCACTTGCTCCTTTGCAAACTCTTTAGGAGTCGGCTTGGGAGAAGGCTTTGGTGACAAGGAAGGCTTGGGAGTAACACTCGGCTTAGGAGTAACTACAGCCGGTGCTTTAGGGGCTTCACTCTTACTCGGTGTCGCTGATGCTGACACAGATGGCCTATCAGCTACTTGCTCATCAAGAGGGAAGTTACCAGTTTCAGAAATCGCGGTAACAATAGTTGCTGTCGCAACTCCTACGCAAAGAGCAATAGCAGCGATATTGCCTTTGTAGTCTTTCAAGATTGAACCTCCAAGTTCGAGTCGGTCCAATGAGACTACAGGGTCAGATGTTCAGTGTCAATCCTGGAAGACCAGATGATTGTACTTGATTATCTGAACATTCTTAGCACCATCTGCTTCAAGTTCCTTCTTCTCCAGTTCTGCTTCTGGCTTGGATAGAAGTTCATCAGTTTCTTTTACCTTACCATTCAAGGTATATCTTAGATAAAATCTATGATTTCTATTCATATTAGTTATATCTCCTTGGGATAGATTAGTAAGAATCTTTATGGAGTTACGTAGTAACTCCATCTACTAACATCGTTAGATGTTAGTAGTTAATTTATATAGTCCCGCTTTGAAAAAGCGGGTCTTACACACCCCCCAGAGTCGAAATCTGAAGCAGTGACCGCAGAGGAAGGTAAGACCCTTGGAGAACCCTTCGACTGTCGCTCGGATTTTTGGGCAAAAGAAAATGCCCCAAGAGGCCGCAACTCCTCTCGGGGCATTTCAAACGAATAACCCACGATGTTGGTTGCGGCAACATCCTGTTCTCCATTCAGAATAGCACAACCAACACCATGGGTCAAATCCACTGTAGTTGAGGCATAGCTCAACCAACTGATATAATCGTAGCACAACTCATAGAGCATGTCAACGACTATCTCGGGCACTGCATATGCATGCGACGCTTCTCCTTGACAGTGGCACGAAGCCTCTCACCAATCTTGATTGGCTTTCCACAGTCTATACAGGGGATGCCAGCATCGTCCTCGGTTGCCTTCCAAGGCTTGTAGACAGCGATGGAAGCAGCATGACGACCGATTTTTTTCACTTATCCTCCAGAAAGGTAAATATGGATATCAGCTTTTCAACGATTCCGGGCAATTTGAACACGACCATCGGATATGGCGTGGCCGGATTCAACATGGTTCGAAGTCTACAGAAGCTAGGACACAGAGTCCCCTTCGCAGACAAGAACTGTAAGATTGAGATTTTCTTTGCTCAACCAGATTACTGGGAATGGAGCAACCAGTTCTCCTACCATATCGGATACACCCCTTGGGAGTCAACCCAATTGCCACCAGGCTGGCTTGAGAACATGAACCTTGCTGATGAGGTCTGGACGACATCAGAACTGATTCGCAGATGGTACACAGCAGCCGGTGTGAAGAATGTCAAAGTTTACCCACATGGCATTGACCCTCAATGGACTCCTAAGAAGAGAAACGTCTATGAGAGGATGCGTTTTCTGCACATGGGAGAGCCTGCACCTCGAAAGGGTGGACAAATGGCAGTCGACGCATTTCGGGCGGCATTCGGAGACAGCACAGACGTAGAACTGACTGTCAAGGCTCACAGACTTAACAATACCAGGCGCATGCACAACGGTCGTATCCTTGGACCAATCACAGACTACAACAATGTAAGACTGGTTACACAGGAATTGCCAGAAGACCATCTCGTCAGCTTTGTGAAGTCTTACCACGTGATGGTATATCCTAGTTGGGGAGAGGGTTTCGGTCTCATTCCGTTCCAGGCAATCGCCACAGGAATGCCCACAATCTGCACTGAGAAATGGGCGCAATACAAGAGCTATCTGGGACCACTAGGACTTGATTCAAAGCTCACGGACTCACCATGGCCCGGTGTGCACCCAGGAAAGATGCTTGAACCAAACTTCGATGATTTGGTGGACAAGTACCGATATGCATACGAGAATTTCGATGCTCTGAGCAATCAATTCTACGCTCAGGCACCCAAATTGCACGAAGAGTACAACTGGGAAAAGCTCACAGAAGCAGCCTTCGCCCACTTGATTTAAGTGGGCGTTTGCTGTAGCATAGTAGAACTACGCGATGATTAGCCGTGTCTGCCAAGCACGGCCGGAAGGGATTTTGTTTTGACTTTGGTTGATGACAAGGGCTTCCTAACGGACCCTTACAGAAACTTCATCCACACCAGTCGATATGCAAGGTACCGTGATGACCTTGGACGACGAGAGACATATGTGGAAACTGTTGACAGATACATGGATTACATGGTCAACAGCCTTAAAAAGAATCACGATTACGATGTTCCTGAAGCAGACTACAAGCTGGTTCGGGAATTTATTCTTGAGCAGGCAAGTATGCCAAGCATGCGAGCCATGATGACGGCAGGCCCGGCACTCGATAGAGACAATGTAGCAGCTTATAACTGTTCTTACGTCACTATTGACGACCCACGAGCATTCGATGAGACCCTGTACATTCTGATGAATGGAACAGGCGTCGGCTTCTCTGTTGAGGAGAAGTATGTCCGTAAGCTGCCTGTCATTGCAGAAGAGTTCGAAGCTACAGAAACAGTAATTAAGGTAGCTGACAGTAAGGAAGGTTGGGCACGAGCATATCGTGAACTACTAAGTCTTCTATGGGGCGGTCGCGTTCCTCGTTGGGATACCTCTAAGGTACGTCCTGCGGGCGCGAGGCTAAAGACTTTTGGTGGCCGGGCATCTGGTCCAGGTCCACTAGAGCAGCTTTTTCAGTTCACCATTGACGTGTTCTCAAAGGCGGCCGGTAGGCAGTTGACCTCCCTTGAAGCTCATGACCTTGTATGTAAGATTGCAGAAGTAGTTGTTGTCGGTGGTGTAAGGCGTTCAGCGCTTATTTCACTTTCTGACCTCAGTGACCTTCGCATGGCTACAGCAAAGTCCGGTAGCTGGTGGGAAAACCATCCCCAGCGTTCCCTTGCGAACAATTCAGTTGCCTACACTTCAAAGCCAGACATGACAGCATTCATGGCTGAGTGGAAGAACCTTTACGACAGCAAGTCTGGCGAAAGAGGAATCTTCAATAGGCAGGCTGCAAAGGCTCAGGCAGCTAAGAACGAAAGGCGAGATGGTAATTTCGACTTCGGAACTAATCCATGTAGCGAGATTATCCTTCGACCTAATCAGTTCTGTAATCTGACTGAGGTTGTTGTCCGACCAGAAGACACTGTTGAAACTCTGATGCTTAAGGTCGGAGCCGCCACAATCCTCGGAACGTGGCAGTCAACTCTTACCAGCTTCAAGTATCTTCGTAAGGTTTGGAAGAAGAACACTGAAGAAGAAAGACTGCTTGGCGTTTCTCTTACCGGCCAGTTCGGTAACAGACTGATGTCAGGCCAGGAAGGCATGAAGGAGCTTAAGGACGCCCTTGAAGCTCTAAAGTACAAGGCTGTTGCAGTAAATGCTCAGGTTGCCGATGCAATTGGCATTCCTCGCTCTGCTGCAATTACCTGTGTCAAGCCTTCTGGAACTGTTTCACAGCTTGTTGGCGTTCCTTCTGGAATGCACACTGAGCATGATGAATTCTACCTGCGAACTGTGCGAGGAGACAACAAGGACCCTCTTACTCAGTTCCTCAAGGACAGTGGAGTTCCAAATGAGCCTGACGTAATGAAGCCAAACGACACCACAGTCTTTAGCTTCCCGAAGAGAGCAGCAGAAGGTGCGCTCACTCGAAATGACCTTACTGCAATCGAGCACCTTGAGATTTGGCTAGCTTATCAGCGTCATTGGTGTGAGCACAAGCCATCTATCACTGTTTCTGTAAAGGAGCACGAGTGGATGGAAGTAGGGGCTTGGGTTTACAAGCATTTCGATGAGGTGTCAGGAATTTCATTCCTTCCATTCTCTGAGCACACCTACAAGCAGGCTCCATATCAGACCATTACCGAGGCAGAGTACAAGGAATGGCTTGAGAGAATGCCTGACGAGATTCAGTGGGACCTTCTTCCAACCTATGAGGAAGGCGACAATACGACTGGTTCACAGGAGCTGGCCTGTTCAGCAGGGGCTTGTGAAGTCGTAGATATTGGTTGAGAAAAGCCCGGTATTCATTACCGGGCTTTCTTGCTTCATAGACAATACCTCCTTATACTATTAATCGAAGGAGGTGAATGCAAACAATGGCAACACCAATGACATCCTCACAGATTGTAGCTCAGCTAAAGAAGTGGGGAATCAAGTACGCCGAATACAGAAGCTGGGAAACTCATAATCGCAATCACATGGGAAAGTGGGGTCCTGTTCATGGATTTATGGTCCACCACACAGGAAGCGATTCAAAGGACCAGCGAGCACTTCTTTATGACGGTATCAGCGGTCTCCCAGGCCCACTATGTCACTTCGGACTAGCACAGGACGGAACCGTTCACCTTGTTGGATGGGGACGTGCAAATCACGCTGGTATGGGTGACCCAGACGTTCTATCAGCAGTTGTAAATGAAAGCTATGGAGCCAATCCTCCAGTGGACAATGAGTCTTCTGTTGACGGAAATGCTCGATTCTATGGAGTCGAGATTTGGTATTCAGGCTCTCACGCAATGAGCACTGCTCAGTATGCAACACTGCGTAAGCTTGCTGCTGCTATCTGTGATTTCCACGGATGGTCAGAAAAGAGTGTAATCGGTCACGGTGAATGGGGAAGCCCAGGTAAGTGGGACCCAGGTATTTCATCTGGAAAGATGATGAATATGGCTGAGGTGCGTGCAGACGTAAAGACTACCCTTGCGGGAAGTCCTTCAAAGCCTGCTCCATCTGACCCACCACCAACCAAGCCAGATGACGCTGCAACATATCACACAGTAGTTAAGGGTGATACCCTGTGGTCTATTGCTGAAAAGTTCAAGACCACTGTGGCAAATCTCGTTCGTTGGAACAATCTAAAGGACGCAGAGGAGCTTTCAATTGGCCAGAAGCTGAGAGTAAAGGCCCCAACTACGACAGGAGGTGGAACAGTGGCAACCAAGGACGCAACCTACAAGTCTGTTTGGGACAAGGATGCAGCAACCCCACCAAAGGGAAGAGAAACCAAGGAGAATCCAACATGGGCTCCAATGAGTATTCTTCGCGGCATCTATGAGAACCTAGACGCCCTTTCTAAGAAGGTCGATGACCTTTCTAAGAAGCTTGACGCTCTAGGCAAGTAAGTGTTACAATCTAAGTACAGCCTATGGAAATGAGTCCGGGTTGTCTAGGGCGCTGCGTGCGGCGCTACTTAGGATGGTTATTTACTGCCAAAGCCCCACTTCGGTGGGGCTTTTGGCATTTGTCTTCATAATTGATATACTGTTCACATGTCCTACCAACTACAAGTTCTCGCAGATAATCCATTCAGCTATTGGAAGCTGGATGAGACAGGTCCAGCATTCCCGGATTCGGCCGGAAGCATGAGGACCGCTGACCTGGTGGGAACAATCATTCGTCACCCTGCCCTTGTAACAGGTTCAGGCGGCTCTCTGGTATTGAGTAATACCAACCACCTGGACATGGACGACCCTGTTTTCAACAAAGGCTACGAGCTACGTCAGTTCTCTCTAGAGGCATGGGTGAAGCCTGTCAACGTCACAGGTGAAGTCAGCATCATGAGTCACAGTTCTACTTATGATGGGCTGACCATTACTCCTACCCATATCTATTTCAGAACAAAGTATCTGACGGCCGGTACGTGTGAAGTCTCATATGAATACGAGACTGGTAAGTCACTTCACGTCGTAGGTGTCCACACCAATGCCAAGAATTCCCTGTATGTTGACGGAAGTCTTGTTGCCGAAACCGACCTGACTGAAGAACAGCAGGTTGATGCTTATGCGTTTCTGACCTCTGACCTTATTGGAGGACAAAGCGTCACAGCAAGCACCATTGCCCTTGACGCACCAGCAATCTACTCCTCATCCATTTCCGCAGAAGCGGTAAAGAGGCATTACAGCTTTGGTGTCGATGTTGACACGAGCGAAGGAATTGCTGGATATCACGATGCAACATTCTGGAACTTCTCTGACGAAAAGCGCAATGTTGCAGCCTCCAAGGAATGGACTCTGGAGGATGAATGGAAGTCCGGTATTCTGACAGATGTCGCTGTGGCAAACGATACCATCGTACCTTCATATACTCAGACAGAGGCAGAGGTTGTAGAAGATGGTCTCATTGTTCCTGTTTATACAAACACTTCATTGCCGGGCGTCTGGCAGACCAGCGTCTCTTTGGGCGAAGTTCCAGAATCAACGCTGGCAGATATGAGAATCACTTGGTTCGGTGAAGGAGATTTCACAGTTGAGTATTCATTGGACGACGGAACGACATGGAAGAATCCAAACCTCGCCCCAACAGAGTCCTTGGACAATGCAGACGTAATCGATATCCGCATTACCTTTGATGGAGGTATTGTCGATGACCCTAGCTACGTAAGCTCACTCTATCTGGTTGTTTATATAGACAAGGCATTCATTGGAAGCCGAGCAGACCGTGCTGCCTCAATGTCAGGAAATGGCCTGGCAAGCAGACAATATTTCGAGCCAATCGAATACGCAGACTTCAATGGAATCAAGCTTATGTCAGGTGCAATCAACACAACTGTAGATGCATCGTACGATGGCGAAGAGGAGCCTGGTGATTTGGATATCACAGGCTTTGATATGTGGATAAAGCCGGTAGCTGGAAATATCCTTTCAGGCACAGGTATCAGCATCACTCGTTCAGGAAACACCATTGTATTCTCTGGACTGAGTAATGTGGTAGTCAATGGAGTTTCAGTGACAAGCGGAGCCACAGTCTTCACCTCAGATAGCTGGTATCATATCTCTGGCATCTTCACCACGCCAGGCAATTACGCATTGACTGTGGGAGCAGCTAATGCCTTCGTGAGCCAGTTCTCTGTCATCGGAGCAGCACTCACCCTGACTGGATTGCAGCAGCTATATGCAGCCTACCTTGGATTGCCAGGTCTTGTCGTGGAAGACAATTCTGCGATTGAAATTTCCGAATCCACACCTGCAACCAATCTTTATGCTCATGTCTGGGGAATCACCCCGGCAGGATAACGAAAAAGCCCTCATGTCGAGGGCTTTTTTGCTTAATAACGCCAATGTCCTTAAGATATCAGTATGAAAAAGACCAGAATGCAGACAGTAGATGAGGCTGCGTATGGAGTTTATGTTTGGGAAATGCCTGATGGCCGATGGGTCGGAGACGACGACGGCAACTGGCTTTCCATTGCAGCTATGAAGGGTGACCTCAAGCGCATCAACGAACTTACTCAGGCAGCTCGTCATTATGGAATCATGGTCGGACAGCCACTGTTTCTCTCAGGTCATCGAAAGATTGATGATGAGGAATTCGAATATCAGAAGCAGCGTCAGGCGTTCGGACTGATTCCGGATGAGAATGACATCCCAGCTCTCGTAAGTGAGCAGATTTACAAGGAGCACAATGACCAGTAATCGAGTTGTAGAGGCTGAGCCGGAAGAAGAGAGAGTAATTGAAGTCTCTCTAGGCAATGAATACAGTCGTGATATCAGTCACGACCCTGACCCATTCCTCAAGTCAGCCGATGAGCTGAACAAGAGCCTTGATGGTCTGTCTCGTTCATTCAAGATTCGCACCACGAAGCAAATCAATAAGTTCTATCGTGGTGTAGACGGTGCTGCCTCAAAGAAGGAAGAAAGTCAGGAAGTCACAGGATACAATGCCTTCCAGGTTATGCTTCCACCATACAATCTCGATTATTTGGCAAAGCTTTATGAGGTTAGCTCCCCACACTATTCAGCAGTAAAGGCAAAGGTTTCCAACATTGTAGGTCTGGGATATGACCTCGTGGAAACCCCTGCTGCCAAGCGCAAGCTTGACGAAATTGATGGTGAGGAGAAGGTAAAGAAGGCCCGGAAGAAGATTGCAGTTGAAAAGGAACGCATCATGGAATGGATTGCGAGCTGCAATGAGGAAGACGATTTCCTAGAGACCCTTATCAAGGTATGGACTGACTATGAGGTAACCGGTAATGGATACCTTGAGGTAGGTCGAAAGACCAATGGCGAAATCGGTTACCTTGGCCACATTCCTTCAACCACCATGCGTATCCGACAGCGCAGGGACGGCTTTGTTCAGATTATCTCTAACAAGGCTGTATTCTTCCGCAACTTCGGAGACAATGAGACAACGGACCCGGTAGGAAATGACCCAAGACCAAATGAAGTCATCCACATTAAGAAGTACGCTCCAAGCAATGGGTATTACGGAATCCCTGACATCGTGGCAGCTAAGGCTGCTGTTGCAGGTAATGAGTTCGCCACCCGATTCAACTTGGACTATTTCGAGAACAAGGCGGTGCCACGATACGTCATCGTTATTAAGGGCGGCAAGCTTTCTCCAGCAGCAGAGAGAAGAATCACTGAATTCTTCCAGACTAGCCTAAAGGGAAAGAACCACAGGACTCTTTATGTTCCTCTGCCACCTGACGAGCAGGACCGTAAGACCAGCTTCGAAATGAAGCCAGTCGAGGCCGGTACTCAGGACAGCTCATTCAACAATTACCGCAAGGGGAACCTGAATGACATTCTCATGGCACATCGAGTTCCTATCACCAAGGTCGGTCTTGCAGAGGGAGCAAGTCTAGCAGTTGCACGAGATGCAGACAAGACATTTAAGGAACAGGTCTGTCGTCCAGAGCAGACCATTTTCGAAAACAAGCTTAACAAGGTCATCAAGGAAATCACTGACGTATTCCTCATTCACCTCAATGAGCTTTCACTCACTGACGAGGATACTCAGAGCAAGATTGATGAGCGTGCAATTCGCAATCAGTGGACTACTCCTAACGAGATTCGCGCTCGACAGGGTAAGCCAGGTCTTCCAGGTGGAGACAAGATTGTTGAGCAGAAGCCACAGCAGCAGGCAGAAGCCAGAGCACAGCAGGGTCAGACAAGGGCTCGTGATGCTGAGCGTTCAGCTAATGCTTCTGACAGTGCAGGAGAGGCGCGTCAACCAAAGGGAGAAGGTAGAGCCACAGCATGACGGCTAAAATTTGGCACAAGACAGACGAGGTAGCAAGAGGGCTGAGAAAGCCTATTAACACAGCCGCAATCTCCATCATGGGTGTTTATACATTTGTGTGGGGACTGTGGCTGGCCTTGCCATGGGCAACCTTCTCTCGTAGTCCAATCTACGAGATGATGGCCACTCTAGCGCCGGAACTGGTATGGGGAATTGTAGCTATGGCTATTGGAGCCCTTATCCTTTATGGAGTATGGAATTCAACCTATAAGGCATTGCTTCGAGGAGCCCTTGCAGGATTCTACTACTGGTTTGTTGTCAGTGGATTCTACATGCTTGGAAGCTGGCAGTCCGTTGGATGGATTAATGCCTTCATGGTTGCCGTCTATTGTGCCTTTGTGGGCATCAATTTGCGAGTAAACAGGAAGTCTCTTGACTCTAGTTTGCATGATAATAAAGAAGTGAATAAGATAAGACCATGAAGATTGAGAAGGCATCCTGGCATGCTGATGAACATAATGTTCGTTTGACAATGCCAATTGCAAAGTATGATGTGGAGAAGCGTCAAGTAAGTGGTTTTGCCACTCTTGACAACTTCGACTCTCATGGTGACATTGTTCTAGCAGAGGCTTCACAGAAGGCTTTTGCTCGTTTCCGTGGAAACATCCGTGAGATGCATCAGCCTATTGCAGTAGGAAAGCTGGTTGACTTCAGAGAAGAAGAGTTTTATGACCCAACCTCTCAGAAGTTTTACCGAGGCATTTTCGCTACAGCGTATGTCTCAAAGGGTGCTCAGGACACATGGGAAAAGGTACTTGACGGTACTCTAAGCGGTTTTAGTATCGGCGGAAGCATCGTAGACTCTGAAACTGAGTGGAATAAGGATGCCCAGACAAATGTACGATTCATCAAGGACTACGAACTTATTGAGCTGTCCCTTGTAGATAACCCAGCCAATCAGCTAGCCAACATTTTCAGTATTGAAAAGATGGCCGGTGGCGAGAAGGTTATGAAGGGTATGGTAGTAGAAACCTCCGTAGAAAATGTCTTCTGGTGTCCGAAGGATGAAATCGCAAAGACCACCACCGAAGAGTCTGCAACTTGTCGCGTATGCGAGAAGCCAATGCAGAACATTGGTTGGTTCGAGACTGACAGCAACCGCCAGGAAGCAGTCAAGAATCTCGTACAGGAATTCACTAAGTCACAGGACACTGAAAAGGGAGGTGCAGAACAAATGGCAGATGAGCGTAAGGACGACGTTGCAGAGCAGGGTCGTGCCGAATCCGAGACTCCAGTTGAGGAATCAACAACTGAGAATGCTCCAGAAGTTGAGGCTGATGGAACTGTTGAGTCTGAAGGAACAGCAGCAGAGGTAGACGAAGGCGGCGCAGAGGAGCCAAACTTCGAGAAGATGCTTGAGCAGGTCCAGGAAACAATTAAGAAGGGCCTAGAGCAGACTCGTGAAGCTACCGCTGAAGAACTAAAGGCTATCGAGGGCAAGGTTGAAGAAGTAACCAAGGCATTCGATTCAAAGTTTTCTGAGCTAGTCGAAAAGCACGGCGAGCTTAGCAAGAAGTTTGACAGTCTAACTGAGCAGCACGATGAGGTCGCAAAGCGACTAGATAGTGTTGAGAAGGAGACTGCAATCAAGAAGTCCGGCGACGTTGGCACGTCAAAGGAAGAGACCATTACCAAGGGTAAGGGCTCAAAGTGGGGCGGACACTTCCTCAGTGTATCCGACATCAAGTAATCCAAGAAAGGAAAGAGGTGAACAAACAACATGAGCGATGAGCTAATTGAAAAGGTCATTCGTACCACTGAGGTAGCATCTGGTGGCGGTGGTCTGCTAAACGCAGAACAGTCCAACCGCTTTATCGATTACATGTGGGAAGCCACTGTTCTCGGTACCCAGGTTCGTACCATTCGTATGAGAGCCGACACAGTTGACATTGACAAGCTCGGAATTGGTGAGCGTCTAATGAGAGTAGCTACAGAGGCCGTTGACGACGGTGTAAACGCTGGAGCAACCTTCTCTAAGATTTCTCTTACCACCAAGAAGCTTCGTCTAGACTGGGAAATCTCAACCGAGTCCCTTGAAGACAACATTGAGGGAGAGGCCCTTGAGGACCACATTGCACGTCTAATGGCTACTCAGGCCGGTAACGACCTTGAGGACGTAGCTATTAACGGTAATACGGCCCTAACCACCGACCCTCTACTAAAGGCATTCGATGGATGGCGCAAGCGTGCACTCGCTGGAGGTCACGTAATTGACCACGGCGGTAACGGCGTTGACCGTAGCGTCTTCAACAAGGCTCTTAAGGCTATGCCACGTAAGTACATGCAGCGTCGTAACGGCCTTAAGTTCTTCACAGGTTCCAACATCATTCAGGACTACCTATTCAGTCTACAGAACACTTCTGCTGACTATGTTACTCCAGAAGCCCTAGCGGCTGCGGGTATCAACAGCGGAGTTCGTACTGAGGGTCCAGCCGGTTTCACAACTGGTAATGCATTTGGTATCCCTGTACAGGAGGTTCCTCTATTCGAGGAGACTCTTGATGGAGACTACTCCGGTGCTTCCGGTGACCACGCAGATGTATGGCTAACATTCCCTAACAACATGCTATGGGGTGTAAAGCGAGAAATCCAGGTCTTCCGTGAGTTCAAGCCTAAGAAGGACACCACGGAGTACACAATGTACTGCCGTGTAGGTACTCAGATTGAGAACGCTGACGCATTCGTTGTCGTCAAGAACGTCAAGATTTCAGCCTAATCAATCAGGCACACTTTAAGGAAAGAGGGCTTCGGCCCTCTTTCTGCTTTCTATGCTACAATCATTGTATGGAGGACATTAATGAGTTTTGAAAAGATGAAGGTTGATGAACTGCGTCAGATTGCTGACGACTTTGCAGTGGATATTGACCCGAAGGACAACAAGCAGGTGGTCATTTCCAAGCTGGTGGAGAATGGCGTAACCTGGGACTACTATCAGAAGCAGCTAGGTGAAGCCGAAGAAAACCCGGCACCAATTGTTGCCCCTACCCCATCATTTGATGAACCAGCCGAGACAGAGGAAGAAACCCCTGTACTCCTACGCATGACTCGCGCCAATCCTACCTTTGAAGTAAGGGGTGCAAGGTTCACCAGAGACAATCCTTATGCAATTGTCAAGGAACGCGATGCAGACTTCATCATCGAGAATTACGAGGGATTCCGAATTGCCTCCCCTAGGGAAGTAAAGGAATTCTATAGCTGACAGAGGCCCTTCGGGGCCTCTTTGCTATTTAACCTGAAACAATCTATAATACGGACATGGAAATCTACCGAGACACTACAAGCACTGTTACTCTGGAGCACCCAGTAACAGGACCACTAACCGCTGATGTATATCGCGGCGATGAGGTGATTTCCGCAAATCAGGCAGTCACTTCAACGACTGGTAAGCACACGACAACCATTGACTGGAATCTGACAGAATATGATGGCCAGCTAAAGATTGTCTGGAAGAAGACTGGCTTCTCAAGAGCTACTTGGGTCGATGTCGTTACTCCGATTGTTCCATTGTCCGAGCTAGAGGCACTTCTAGACGACGTTGCCGAATCAGACAGATATGACGCTGAGGCAGTGGTTCGCAGAATCATCGAGGTCTACACCGGACAGAGCTTCGGAAAGTTCCGTGGCACGAAGGATGTTGCAGGAAACGATAGCACTCGTCTGGCCCTTCCAATGCCTCTGCTGTCATTTACAGAAATGACAGACAGTGTCCTGAGCTACGAGCCTTCTTCATTTAGAATCACGGGCGAGGGCTGGTTCCTTGGGCAGGCTCCAGGAGCATGGTGGACAATCAAGGACGCTCCACCTGAAGAGGTTCTGGACCAATTTAGTGATGGAGTCATTTACGCGCCCGGCACGATTAAGAAGCGAGACTTCTCCTATACCTCAGTCTATACAATCACAGGTGACTGGGGATACGAATCAGTTCCATATCCGGTAATCCAGGCAGCCAAGATGCTTATTTCAGATTACGCATGTCAGGACAGTTCATACCGAGACAAGTATCTTGAGTCAATGAAGGCAGCGGACTGGCGAATTCAGTTCACTCAGGCAGCCTATGACGGAACCGGAAATCTAAAGGCAGACCAGCTTCTTGAGCCTTATCGACTGGTCAACATGGTGGTAATATGAGTTGTCTTCTTTCTTCTCGATTCAATATGCGAGCTACCGTTCTTCGTCAGGTCGGAACCAATCCACAGGAAAATCCCGGTGGCCATTGGGAAACTGTACAGGACCCTGATTCTGGTGCAATCAAAAGGGTATGGGTACCAGACGAAGACAGTGATACTCCAGGCGCTCAGACCCTTGTCATCAATTGCATGGTAAGAGGTGTGACCAATGGAGGTATCCGAGTAGCAGGAACAACCCAGCGATACTCTGAAATTTACGAGAACATCGACTGGGCTACCCTTGTATTTCCTCGCAATGTCATTCTGAGCAAGCGTGACAGAATCACCAATGTTTCCAACTCAAAGGGAGACCTCATTTGGAAGGAAGAGGAGATTGAGGGCGCACCAGCGACAGTATTTATCGTCATGGGTGTGACGCCAGTTGTTGACCCATTCGGAAATCACATTGAGAATACCGCTCTGATTCAGAGAGCGCAGGTGCAGAGTGGCCAAGGGTAAGGCTTTCCTCGCTGTAAATGCAGACACTATTGAAGTGTCTGCATTGACTGGTTTTATAACGAACCTTTCTGCGAAGGTCGGTATGGATGTAAATACTGGACCTGTGCTGCATTACGCACACGACACTTTGTCTGAAAGATTCGACGCATATATGTCAGTCATTGCACCAGCAGCACCAGACCAATTCCACCACGTTTATGACTGGGGAAGGATTGGTATTCCGCAGTATCAGCTATGGAAGAATGTGCTGAGAGGTCGTGGAAACGAGAGGTACGCCTCTTTTGAATTCAGGGCATCAATCAGACCAGTTCCTTTTCCAGAAGGAGCCAAGAAGCCTTTCAGAAGAAAGCATAGATTCATTTACAAGGCTATGGTGATGGAATACAACATTGGAGTCACCATCAGACCAAAGAGGGCAAAGATTCTGGCCTTCCCTGTGGATGACAAAATCATCTTCACGAGAGGCCCTGTATTTGTGGAGAATCCTGGTGGTTCTGCAACGACTGGAGCCTTTACGGCAGCATGGACCAATTGGTGGTCAGGGGCCGGTGCAGAGCAGGTGTTCAATTCAGAAATCAGGAAGACGCTGGAGTCTGACCTGTCTGAAAGAGCAATGGCCAGATTCATCAGGAGATTCAAGCCAGCACGCAAGAAGGTTGTCAGATTCAATATTGCAGACAACAACGCTGCATTCGCAAATGGTGCCAAGCTGGCAGAAGAATTCCTGAAGGAAAGAAATAGAAAGAACGCGGCAAGAAGAAAGGTACAAGATGACGTATAACATCAGCGGCACTCATGCATTGAACAGATTTACTCAGGCCAAGCTCATTGAACAGGGCCTACTTAATCTTGCCAATTATGACGGGCTGTCTCCAATCATCCCAGCACAGCAGCAGCCAGAATTCACAAATGAGCCAGCACACATTCCTTTCTTCGTTTACAACTATGCTCAGACAGGTGGTTATGAGGACTGGTGGCTTGAGCACGAGGAACTTGCGTACGTGATGTATTGCGACGATGAAGAACTGATTAGAAAGACAATCCATTATCTGAATCAGCTATTCAAGCGATACGACTGGTCAGCGGATGAAGTGAACAATTGGATTCAGGCCAACGGAACCCCGGCACAAAAGGCATTCCATTTCAAGTACATTCGAGTCATCAATATGACAAGCATCGAACCAGCCACAGAAGAGGGCGGTAGGCATTCAGCAATGGTTGTATTGCGTCTTTGCTTCACCTCTGACCTTGATACAGAAGACGGAATGAGAGCCTAGTTTGCTTCATAACCTCTGTGCCATTAACATAATCTTGAGGAAGTGCTCTAGCCAAGCAACACTTTTTCAAGAAAAGAGGTGAAAGAAAAACATGGCATATCAGGTTAAGAACATTATCATTGGTGCCGCAGCCGTTTACCTATCAGCAGAGGACTCTACTGAGTGGACCAGCGCACCAGCCCTTCCAACCGTATCCGGAACAGCAAGCATTGTTCCTGCACTAGATGCAGACACTGACTGGCGTCACTCTGGATTCACCAGTGAAGGTGTCGAGGTTTCTTACGAGCCAGACTACGGTGAGGTAGAGGTTGACCAGCTACTTGACTCTGCGAAGCTATTCAAGCAGTCAATGCGAGTTATGGTTAACACGACCTTCTCAGAGGCTACTCTTGAGAACCTTCTCATCGTTTGGGGTCAGCAGAATACCACTCTGACTGAAGGTGCGAGCGACAAGACTCTTGGAATTTCCGCAGGTGCTCTTGGTGACGAGCCAACTGAGCGCTCCGTAGCATTTGTCGGTCCTGCTCCACGAGCAGACGCCGGTACAAAGCGTGAGCGTGTATACCACGTACGACGTGCTCTATCAATTGAGTCTTCTTCTCACTCACTGAGAAGGAACGAGGCAACGGTATTCCCAGTCTCCTTCCGACTTCTTCCAGACCCAAGCTTCTCAGGTCAGGAGTACGGTGTGATTAAGGACAGGAACATCGCCTAATACGATGACTTTAGCGTTAGCCCCCGAAAGGGGGCTTTCGCATTTTGGATTATGATAACCCATTGATATAATCGAGTTAAACACATAGGAGGAAATGTGGCAAACAGTGTATACACAGTCGAGGAGATTGTGCTACAGGACGGCAATGAGGTGACACTCAAGCCGCTAAACATTAAGGGACTTCGAAAGTTCATGAAGAAGTTCAAGGAGATTGACAAGCTAAAGGATGATGACCAGGTGGTTGACTTCCTTATTGAGGTTGGTCAGCTATGTCTGTCATCTCTGCACCCAGAGTATGCCGACACTGACAAGTACGAGGACGCAGTTGATATGCCAACAGTTCACAAGATTATCGAAATCTGTGGTGGGGTCAAGCTGAATGACCCGGAACTGATGGCCGCAGCAGCGGCAGTGATGGAGCAGCAAGCTGGGACGAGCTGAACCTAGTTCAGCTCGAAGCAGAACTTTTTATGCTCGGCATTTGGAAGAACTTTGAAGAGATTGAAGAAAATCTGACACTGGCAGAACTGGAAAAGCTACTCGAAGTAAAGAGAGACCAGGACTTCCAGGAGAAGAAATTCGTGGCGGCACTGAAGGGTATAAGTCTTGATGACCCTAATGAAGGTGACGCGCCAAGCTTCGAAGACATCAAGCGTCGTGCAGAGGCCAAGGCCAAGGGGGTTTCAGCCGAGGCGCTGGAATTCGCAGAAATTGGAATTGGTATAGAAGGAGATGACTGACAATAGAGAACATTAATATCCGCTTTAGTGCTACAGCGGACTTCCGTGCGGCAGCTCGTGAAATCGAGGCCATTAACGCTCAGCTTGCAGCAATGCAGGCTAATTTGGCGCGCGGTATGACGCCAGCAGCCCTTGCAACAAATCAGGCGGCATTCAGGAATCAGGTACGCAGTCTCGGTAGTATGACTACTGAGACTATGCGTGTTGCTTCTGCGTCTGAGATGTATACAAAGGCGCTATTGAAGGAGGATATTACTCTTCGTCAGGCACTTCGAAATCGTCAGACATTCAATCAGGTTCTAAGAGAGCAGTATCAGCTAAGCAGAGCTGCCTCAATGCAGTGGAGCACAAACAGTCGTGGTGGCTCCACCATGGACCTTATCGTTCCTAGAGACGCCCCAGAGCGTCTAGGTCGATTCAGACAAACACTCGGTGCAGTCCGAGCCGGAACCATTTCTACCAATGTAGCACTGGGAGAAATGGCCATCAAGATGGGTCTTGTTAGCCAGGTAGCAAGTTCAGCCGGTGCTAACATGATTAAGTGGGGTAAGAACACCCAGTGGGCCGGTAGACAGCTTATGGTTGGTCTCACAATGCCTGTTCTTGCGGCCGGTGCTGCAATGGGTAAGCTTGCATACGATGTCGAAAAGGAAATGACTCGTATCAACAAGGTCTACGACTTCTCTGCGACTCGTGACGAAAATGCTGCAAAGCATGCACAGGAAACCGCAACACTACGTGCTAATTCTATGAGAGCTGCACGAACGGCTGCGGAACAGTATGGTGCCTCAATGCAGGACACTCTAAAGGTAGAGGCTAACCTTGCAGCGACAGGTGAGCGTGGAAACGAGCTTATCTCAAAGACAACTGAAGTAATGCGTCTCGCAACTCTTGGTGAAATGGATTACCAGGAGGCAATGGAAGCTACCATTACATTGCAGTCTGTTTACAAGATGAGCGCTGACCAGCTTTCCGAGAGCTTCAACTACATGAACTCTGTTGAGAACGCAACTTCACTCAGCATCGAGGACTTCGCAAAGGCTATTCCAAAGGTAGCTGGACCTATGAATCAGCTTGGTGGTTCATTGCAGGATGTTGGTACCCTATTGACTGCTATGCGTGCACGTGGTATCCAGGCGGTCGAAGGTGCTAACGCAATTAAGTCATCATTCACCCGAATCCTGAATGCAACTGGCCCGGCAAAGAAGATGTTCGAGGTTTATACAGGACAGACTCTAGAGGAGCTAGTACAGAAGACCAAGGGTGAGGTAATTCCTACCTTTATGGAACTGTACAAGGCAACCGCTGGTCTTGAGCCACTAGCACGCCAGAGAATCTTCTCAAAGCTATTCGGTACTCAGCAGAACACCCGACTACAGGCAATCACCGACGAAATGGCCAACCTGAATGATGAAACCACTCAGGTAGGTAAGGCTTACGCAATTGCCAAACAGAACGGCACCGAATGGGCCGACAGTGCTAGCCGAGAGATGGAAGCATTGCAGAAGTCTGCTTCTGGACGTCTAAAGATTGCTATCGAGAGTCTAAAGGTAGAGCTGGCAGAAGCCGGTAAGCCATTCCTTGAGATTGCTGGATACATCGTCAAGGGTGTTACCTGGATTGTCAAGGCATTCAATGAACTGCCAGGACCAGTAAAGTCATTCGCTACCATTGCAATTATTGCCGGTGCGATTGCAGGTCCAGTCATTATGCTTGTCGGTCTGTTCGCTAACCTAGCAGGACAGGCAGTCAAGATGGGTGCAGGTCTTCTTGGACTCGTATTCCGATTCCGTGCACTTCTACCAGAGCAGGTAGCATCACGACTTGCCTCAATGCAGCAGACGGCAGCAATGCAGACTCAGCAGGGGCAGACTCAGGCCCTTATCGCAACGGTAAATGAACTTACCGCAGCACTTGGACGAGCAACCGCAGCACAGCAGGGATTGACCCAGGCCCAGAGAACTGGACAGGCTGTTAGCGGAATTCGACCAGGTGTAGTTTCTGGTGCCCCACTTCCACCTCAGACAGCTCCACAGCCAACAATTACCGGGCCAATCACAATGACTGGTGCCGGATATCGTGATGCCGCTGGACGTGCTCTGACTCAGCAGGAAGTAAGAAACTGGCAGGCAGCTCAGGCAGCTTCTACAAGCATTAACAACAACTCTGCTGCGACACGTCGTAACTGGCAGCAGATGGGAAGCAGTTTTCAGAACCTTGCTCTAGGTGCAGCGTTTGTTGGAACAATGGCCACTGAGTCAGGCTCAATGGCAAACAACATTGCTCAGATGATGATTCCTCTGGCTCTGTTTGGACCAATGCTTATTGGGCCTGTGGTCAGATTCGCTGGCGCTATTAGAACAATTGCTATGCCAGCTCTCAGTGCCCTAGGAACGGCCGCCAGCTCTGTATTCGGAAGCATTGCAACTCGTGGTAGAACTGCCATGGGTTCAGTTCGTACGTCAATTGGTGGCGCGGTAACAGCATTGGGTGGTCTTAGCGCAGTAATGGGAACCGTCCTTGCAGCAGCCCTTGCAATCGGTGCAGCCTGGTATATCATCAATAAGAATGTAGCGGCTTCTCGAAAGGAACAGGAAAACATCGAGAAGTCTTCCGAGGCATGGGCTAAGACTCTAGGATTCACTTACACCGAGCAGCAGAAGATTGTTGCTCAGGGAACTCACAATGTTTCTTCTCTGAATGACAAGATGAACGAATTCAAGAAGAACAACAAGGACGCTTACCAGGATATTCAGAAGTTCTACGACTCAAGCGAGGCCGAGAAGTGGGGTCGTGCAATTGAAGAGGGTGTAAAGGTTCGTCTTCATGGAGGAACTGTAAGCGCGGCACAGGAAGCCGTTCGCACCTCTCTTGCAATTATGGGTCAGAAGTATTCCACTGCTGAATTCCAGTACAAGCTAAAGGCGCAGATTGACTTTGACGATGTTTCTCAGGTTGTTGAGAGGCGTCTAAAGGACGCTGCTCAGGATATGCGTGACGCGACCAATCTGAAGTTTGACCAGTCTAACTCTGAAAGCTTTGCACGATTCTTCGCTAACCCAGGAACCATCCAGCAGAAGGCCGGTGAGGCAATTAAGCAGAACGCCAAGGATTTGTGGGACATCTACGACAACACTCAGGAAACAGAAAAGAAGAAGGTATTCGATAAGATTGCCGAGTCTGTAAACGCTGAGTCTGTCAAGCTATTCGAGACCTATAAGAAGAAGTACTCCAAGGAATTCAAGGAGATGGGAATCGAGACCTTCAAGGACTGGACTGACTACCTGAACAAGGACCAGAACATCGAGTCCGGTGTTGCTGACATTGCCCTTGGAGAAAAGCTTGGTCTTTCTGATGGTGAAATTCATAAGGTCCAGCGAGCTGGTGACGCAGTAAAGGGATTCTCTAAGGAATTCGCTGACATGCAGGGTATTCCAAAGGGCAAGGCAGGAGTAAACTTCAATGACTTGACCAAGGAATTGCCTGAACTACAGAAGGTAAAGCAGGAGCTTATTTCCGTAAAGCAGGCCGAGGACGGATATTACTCAATGCTTCGCGAGCGTGCGCGTGCTGGAGCAAAGACAACTGACGCTGACAGACTAGCAATTCTTAACATGCAGCGTAGAGCGGCCGGTCTGGAAGAGGCAACCTCTCTTGAGCAGATGTTCCAGAAGGAAATCGACAAGAGCACCAATTCTCTAGACGAGAACATGAATTCATGGGCTGCAAACGCAGATAATATCGATGACTTCATTGGTGCCTACAAGGGTGTAATGTCCAATACTCGCGACGAGGCAATGGGTCGCGCGGAAGAAATCTTGAACGAGCAGATGCAGGGAGAAATCGACGGCATCAATGCTCGCTCTGAGGCGCGCTCAAAGGCACTGGACGCTGCACAGGAAAAGGCAGATGACAGATTCGATGCCCGACAGGAGCGTACAGAAAAGCGTTTCGAAGCCAAGCAGGAATCCCTTGACAAGAAGTTCGAGAACAAGCAGAAGGCGTTCGACAAGAAGTGGGATAACATCATGGAGAACCACGACAAGAAGTGGGAAAACCGAACTGATGCTATCAACAAGGCTTACGACGCCAAGGTCAAGAAGATTGAAGACGCAATCAAGGCCGAGCAGGATGCTGAGCAGAAGCGTCAGGAAATCTTCGAGAAGGAAAAGACTCGAATTCAGAGAATGGCCTCTCTTGCCAATCAGAATATCGACTTCAACATGGCTATCAATTCAGGTAACCTTGATGAAGCTGCCAAGATTGGTAACAACATCCAGGCCGACCTTGATTCTTGGGCAACTGAAGATGCTGCGGCATCTAGCCAGTCAGCTTCCGACAAGAAGATTGCTGGTCTTGAGAACCAGAAGACAACTGTTGAGGCTGAAAGAGACCGTCGTCTCAAGGTCATTCAGCAGATGGAAGAGGCTGAGAAGAAGCAGCTAGAGGCTCGAAAGGAAAGAGAGCAGGAGGCTCTTAATGCCCAGCGAGACGCTGCAAACAAGGCATTGCAGATTGCCCGTGAGACAGCTCTCAAGAAGATTCAGATTGAGCGTGAAGCCTACAACAAGGGAATTCAGGCTCAGCGTGAGGCATTGCAGAAGGAAACGCAGGACAAGATTAAGGCCACGCAGAGAAAGTACGAAGCTGCGAAGAAGGCAATTGAGCAGGAGCTTGCGACCCTGAAGGCATTCGTTCCACGTAACAAGAAGGAACTTGACGAACAAATCAAGAAGATTGAAGAGGCTTACAGGAAGTACGGTGTAAACCTAAAGGGCAAGGGTAACGACTGGTCAAAGTACATCAAGGACAGCCTTAATAAGAACATCAAGGTTGCTGCGGCTGACCTCAAGAACAAGATTGCTTGGGACAAGATTGCTAAGGACGTTGCAAACGAGATTTCTGAGGGTGCGTTCGGTCTAACCATTGGACAGTTCTCCACATGGGTATCTAAGGGTACCCTACCTAAGTCTGGCCTCAATGAGAAGTCTGGAAAGAACAAGTCTCTAGATTCTCACCACGAGGGTGGTCTTATTGGAGGAAAGGCCGGTGGCTCAGGTAGAACCGGTTACTCTGGTGGACGTGCTCACTCCGAGCTAGATATTCGTGCCAAGAAGGGCGAATTCATGATGAAGGACAAGGCCGTAAAGAAGTATGGTCTTGACTTCATGGAGAACGTCAACAAGGGAAATGTCGACCCTTATGCAATCGGTGGTTATGGCGACAGCATGGGCCTTGCAGGTCTTCTTGGTGCTGGAATGGCCGGTATGATGCAGGCTGTAATCCAGGAAGGTATTAAGACTGGTGCCAATCAGGCCCTAATGCTCGGAATGGATGGAACTGCAATTGCTGGTGCTGCTGGTACTTATGCAGGAGTTGGACTTAATGCAACTCAGATGCAGAACGCTGCAACCATTATCGGAACTGGTAAGGGTCTAGGAGCAAGTCAGCGAGACCTCATCATTGCGATTATGACAGCGATGCAGGAGTCCACCCTTCGTAACCTGAATTACGGTGACCGTGACTCTCTTGGTCTGTTCCAGCAGCGTGCTGCATGGGGTCCTGCCTCAGCTCGTACCAACCCAGCGGAAGCAACTCGAATGTTCTTCCACGGTGGTGCTCAGGGACAGAGAGGTCTATTCGACTTCCCTAACCGAGACAAGATGTCATTGGGTCAGGCTGCACAGGCCGTTCAGGTTTCTGCATTCCCTCACGCTTACGCAAAGTGGGAAGACATGGCCCGAGCCGTTGTTGCTGCGACGACATTCCAGGCATTGGCAGGAAACTCTGGATTCAGACGACCAATCAATGCTCCGGTTTCTCGACCATACTCACAGCACACCAACCTTCCACGAGCAACTGACTTTGCGGCCCCATCTGGAACCCCAGTTATGTCAGCAATGAATGGTACAGTCGTAACCTCTTCCGACCTTCATGGAAGTGGAAATGGTGGATACCGTTCATACGGTCGATACGTTGTCGTTAGAAACGGTATGGACAGCACGCTTTATGCTCACCTTAGCAGAAGAAGTGCAAGTGTTGGGCAGACTGTTCGACCAGGACAGCTAATTGGTTACTCTGGTAACACAGGTAATTCAACCGGTCCTCACCTTCACTTCGAGACATGGCGTGGAGGACAGACAATTCCACCGGGTGCATTTGGTATTCCAGGTCTGCTAACTGGTGGAAAGGTCAAGTACGATAACACCATTGCTAACCTTCACAAGAATGAGGCAGTTCTTACAGCTCCACTCACAGCAAAGCTTGAGAGTGGAATTGACAAGATTGACTCAGGAAGCGGTAACACGTACAATTTCACTATTAATGCAGAAGGTATCAATACCGAGATTGATTTTGAAAAGGTAGTTACCAGAGCACTCGATAAGATTGAGAGCAAGAAGGGAAGGAGTAGGGTAGTAAGATAATGGCTATGACATTTATTAAGCCTCGTCTTATGCGATGGAATGGTAATGCCATCACTGACCACAATCGTGGTGAGCTGTCAGTAGACGTAGAGCGAATTGAAAAGAAGCAGCGCATGGCAAATGGAACTATGCGTAAGTACATTGTCGCAGATAAGCGCACCTTTGGTGTGCAGTGGCAAAATCTACCGCATTCTTCCTCCTATACGGTAGATGGTTTCTGGGGTGCGCGTCAAATTGAAGACTTTTTTGACGCCACCCCAGGAGCCTTCACATTGGAATTGACGTATGGAGATGGAACTGTGGAGACGTTTCAGGTGATGTTTTCAGACTTCAACATCAACCTTAGCAAGCGAGGTCATTTCGACTTCCATGAAGTCTCAGTAACATTGGAACAGGTATAAATGCAGACAACGACTTTTGAGGTAAATAAGCTACTGAAGGAGGGGTACGCCGTCAAGGCAGTACCTCAGCTTATTGCTGAATGGAATCAGAATCGTTATGCGGGCATTCAGACGGTAGACAGCACCCCATCAGAATATGATGAGGGTGACCCAGAATACTACCCAATTGAATCAATCGCTGACCCTCTGCGCCCTTCCAAGAAGGGAATTGTAAAGGCACGAGCGAGCGTTCAGGGAATTGTTTCTGAATACACAGACAGGCCCGGTGGAGTAAGGTACTACCTTGCTGGCCTTGATGACCCATATAAGTACTGGACCTCTCCAGTAGCCAGCTCTCTTATCGGTGGAGTCAATGGATTTTCAAAGACTGTCCGACCTTACATCATCTACAAGACATCCTGCTGGACCAACAAGCTGTATTTCCTTTTCGAAACCACAGCAGCCTGGCCTGTAGATTATGACATTGATATCACGACAGACGGCACGACGTGGACAACAGTTTCCGGAGACATCATTCCTGACTCAAATGGTCGAGTAACCATTTACAGGCAGGCCAATGGAACTTGGGGAACAACCGTTTATCGAAGCAATCCAATGCTCATCAAGGGAATCCGTCTCAAGGTGAACACCATCTCAGCTCTTGGAAAGTACCTTGAGCTTATCGAGATGTCAGCAAGGCTTGAGCAGGACTTGACAGACACTTTGATTTCAAGTGATTCACAGTTCGATATGGGAACCACTTCATTCATTACGCCTCTCGGCGCTGCCTCTTCAAATACTGCCAGCATTCAGCTATCCAATATTGATGGACGTTACAACAATACAAATGACGAATCCCTCTTTAAGGGACTCATCGATAAGAATGTAAAGTTCACTTACAATATTGGTTATGACACAACGCCGGTAGGCGGAAGTGGCATGGTCTACATTAGAGAATACACAATGTATTCAGATAGCTGGGCTGGACAGGGTGAAGAAATCGCCACCGTTTCCTTGAAGGACGCATCTAAGTTCTTGCAGGAAATCAAGCCTCCAAAGATGTTCTTTGAGAAGATGACAATCGGAAGAATTGTTTGGCAGCTCTGTGACATCATTGGATTCAGCGACTATTTCTACGACAAGATTGACGATGACAAGGCAACTGTCATTCCTTATTTCTGGACCGATGGCGAGAAGACCGTATGGGAAATATTCTCAAGCCTGGCAGTTACGACTCAGAGTGCAATCTATTTTGACGAATTCGGAATTCTTCAGATTCTTACCAGAGATAAAGCTTACAATCTGGGCAATCCAATTGCCTGGCAGCTTGATGGCGTCCAGAATGGAACAAAGCTACCTGACATTATTGACCTCTCCCAGAAGTACGATTACGAGGCGAACAATGTAACGGTTCGATATGCCAAGACAGCAATGTCAGAAACGAAGGCCGGTAGCAGAACACCAGTAATGGACATTGTTTGGCAGCCAGAAGGCGATGTAGTTCTTCGTTCAAGTCAGCTAAGAGAGTCAATGACTGATTCTCAGATGTTCATCAGAATGACCGGTAGCGAAGCGGCTGTATGGCCATACTCAGGAATCATTGAGTGTGAGGGAGAACTCATGCGATATGACGCCAAGGGATATTGGTACTACAACAAGTCAAAGGTTCTGACCTTCAAGGCAATCACCTCTTCAGATGAGAAGAAGCAGATTGACGAGGAGCTTTCAGACCCAGAGCTGGCATTCAAGAATTACTTCTCTGGATGGTTCAGAATCACCGAAAGAGGTCTTTGGAACACTTATCCAGCAGTTCACAAGAATGACGCTGCCGGGTATTATGTCAAGGTTGCCAATTACAAGGGCGACTACAAGACGTGGACCGGAGGCTTTGTCCACAACAAGGACCAGTCAACCATCAGCTTGAAGGCCACCAAGAATACCAACATCAATACATGTTATGTTGCCTCACGTGGTAGCAGTCTTGATAAGAGCATTTGGTACGTGGGCACCAGGCTTCGTTTCAGGGACTCTGGATACAACAACGGCATGGCAGGAATTGCCTTCAATCTGGGCGATAAGGACAAGGGTTACTACCTTGAGCTTTGTAGAACAGACAGGCTTCCTGGCGGTCGAAAGTATCAGAATGAAGTCAACTTCTACATTCGTAGAAGCAATGGAAAGCTGGAGCGATTCGGCCCTAATAAGGGCAAGGGCGTTGCTATGGCTATTTCAAAGAACGTCTGGTACGACATTGACATTGCCATCCGAATGGAGAACGGTGTTTATGGAGACCCTGGTGCATTCGTTGGTCACGTAATTGAAGTTGCGATTAATGGTGTCCACAAGATGACCTTCACCATTCCTGTATCAAAGAAGGAGCCTCTGACCGGACGATTCGGTTGTTTCACTCGTGGATTTACTCACGCTGACTTTGAGTACCTTTACGGAAATGGAACGACAGAGAACTTGCATATCGATAAGACTGGATTCTTCGATAGAATTCGAGGCGGTATTGTAAGTAGCCAGGCGTACACGGAATGGCTTTACAAGTGGCACTTCACGAGTCACATCGTAAAGAAAAAGAAGAAGTATCTATGGGCACGATATGCGCAGAGATTCTTTGACGACTTCGGTCCAATCTGTCATGAAGTAAGAGAGTTTGATGTGACATTCGATAAGGCACCTGCGGTGCACTCGAACATCTATTTCTCAAATACAACACAGATTGTGTGTCCAGAGTATTCAGCCGACCCATTCGGTGCGAAGTTCATTCTCACCAATGCCTATCGAAGCAATGCCATTGTAAATGGCGAAGACACCCTCACATATGGTGCTGATAATCCAGTTGAGCAGAAGCTGATGATTTATGGTCGAACTGTCACAAAGGAAGACGAAAAAACAATCGTCTCCAAGAACGACGATGCAATTCGTCGTCGTGGTCAGGTCGATACAGAATTGCAGCCAGAATGGATTCAGTCAGAGAGTGGTGCAAAGGCATTGTCTGATTGGATTACTCATCACTGGGCAGAAGGATGCGATGAGGTGGAGGCTGAAATCTTTGGTAATCCATTGATTCAGCTAGGAGACATCGTGTCTGTCAATTATCCGCAGAAGGATTTTGACCCGGTACATCACAGGTACTTCGTGGTAAGCATTGGTCGTAGCTATGACCAGGGTTACGAGAATACGAAGCTCACCCTGCGACGTGTCAAGATTTAATTTTGCTTTGAGTAACAGCTCAGATATAATTGCTTCATGACCATCAATAGCAATCAAATCATCAAGAAGCCTGATGTCGTTATCGACCCCAATTTCTTTCTTCCACCTGGGGTCGTTGACGCTCGTTATCCAAACGAGATTGAAGTCACCACGGAAGAGGTCACGGATGTAGTCGATACAGACGATATTCTTGACGTAGAAAGTGATGATGTAATTCTTGACGAATCAGAAGAGACTGGTGAAGACAATGACCCAGTTGTTCTATATCCACCTGATACCGCAATCGTTGTCAGTCAGACAATCAGATTCGACGGTACAGGAAAGCAGGTAGTAGACGTAATTCTGGAAGTACCAGACGTAGATGATTCAATTCAGGTAGACGTTAGGATGACCAAGGCATGATAACAACTCAGGGAAAGTCAGTAATCTTCAGGTATCTAGCAGGAAACCTCCCTCGAATTGCAGAGTCAATCGCACTCGGAATTGGTTCAACAGCCGAGAACGTCAGCGACACGGCTTTGAAGTTTGAGGTCGACAGGGTTCCTGTTGCTTTGGTGTCTGCGGATATTCTCAACGACAAGATTATTTTCAAGGGCACTATTCCACAGGAATACGTGGGAACCATCTACGAGGTTGGACTATGGTATGGAACGCCACCACAGACCTCTGGAGGCAGCACAGTAATTGTGTCTTTTGATTCGGAGACTGAGGAGTGGACCCCAGCAACATGGAATACCGCATTGGCCAGAATCGGCACAGACGCTCTACAGGTTGCTGGTGGAAGTAGTTCCACCCTGTCAGATATCGCCCTTGACTTGTCTGTATATTCAGACGCTGACTTTATGTCATTGGCTTACAACGCAGATGCTGCAATCAACAACATCGTAATCAGGTTCAGCACAGATACAACCAATTACTACGAGTACAGTTTTGCAGCGGCAACCGGATATGAAGTCAAGACAATGGGCAAGACACTATTTACAGCAACTGGAACTCCTGACTGGAGCAATATCACTTCAATCACTGTTTCAGCGACCGGCACAGGAAATGCAGTCTTCGATGGTATTAGAGCAGAAGATGCAGACACCATCAGCACAGACTACGCGCTTGTAGCAAGGTCAGTCCTTCCAGTACCAAAGGTAAAAACTGCTGATACTGAGATGGACATTGAGTACGCATTGGAAATCACTATATGAGAATTCTTCTAAGAGACCTGACACCAGGAACAGATTACAACATTCAGCTTCGTGCGAATGACGGAACCAACGTCTCCGACTGGAGCCGTATTTTTCCACTTACCACCATTCAGGACACGCTAGCTCCAGCAGCCCCAACGGGGCTTACTTGGGTTGTCAACAGAACCGCATTTTCCGCCAAATGGAACGCGGTTACTCAGAATGAGGATGCGAGCCCACTGGAAGACTTCTCTCACTATCTTGTGAAGATTCAGATTCCTGGCGGCTCATATGTCACTGTCAAGACGACCAACACTTTCTATGACCTGTCATTTGAGACCAATAAGGCTCTGTTCGGAACTCCACAGCCTTCTCTGGAATGCACGGTTTATGCTGTAGACCTCACTGGAAATGTCTCAGTTCCATCAAGCACCATTACTGCTACCAATCCACCACCACCTGACCCAACTGGAGTAGTTGCGGCCGGTATTGTGGGTGGCGTCAGCATGCGTTGGGATGTACAGACAATTGATGACCTGGCAGCATACGACGTGTACATGAGCACATCTGGTTCAGGGTTCACTCCAACTACTGCAAATAGAATTTACAGCGGAACGGGTAACACGGTTGTCTACGACTCATCCTCTCTTGGTGTGACTCATTACTTCAAGATTCGCTCACGTGACGTATTCGATAGCATTTCAAATTACGTCACTGTATCAGCGACTCCAATTTCACCAACTGATGTAGACACAACTCCACCAGGCGTTCCAACTGGCCTAGCAGCAACGATGGCTGTAGACACCAATGACTCTGCCTTTGCAACGGCAGCGGTTTCATGGACTGCTCCATCAGACACCGACCTTGCTGGATATGTTGTTAGATACAAGCAGAATGCAAGTAGCACCTACGACTACGTAAACGTCCCTGTAGGCACGACCTCAATTACTATTGGAGGTCTAGTTGTTGGTGTCCAGTACAATTTTTCAGTGCAGGCATTCGACCGAAGCACAAACAGAAGTGCGTTCAGTTCAGCAGTAAATGCGACGGCAGCGAACACCGCTCCGTCTACTCCTGCTGCCCCAACTGCATCAGTCAACACATTGCAGATTCAGGTAAATCACGCAATGCAGAAGGCGACTTCTGGACGACTCGAAGCAGACGTTTCCTACCTTGAAGTACACGTAGGAACCACGTCTACATTCACCGCAAGCGACTCTACGATGATTGGGCAATTGCAGGTCGAGCCAGGTAGCACCTTCGTTTCTGAAGTTTTCCCTATGGCTGTTACAGACACGACTCAGGCCCGTTGGGTTCGAGTCATTGCTGTTGACCGAGGTGGATTGAAGTCTTCTCAGTCTGCCGCTGCTGCTGTGACTGTTGGATTGATTTCTGACACGAACATTGCCAACGCTACCATCACGTCTGCCAAGATTGCCAGCCTTGAGGCGAACAAGATTACAGCCGGTACTGGTATCATCAACGCATTGCTTATCAAGAACTCTCTTACCGTCGATACTGGCGGTACCATCAAGAGCACCAACTATGCGGCCGGTAGCACTGGATACCAGCTATCCAACAATACCCTTGAAATCAATCAGGGTACAATTCGTGCTGCCGCCCTTCTATTGCAGGATGCTCCTAACATTGTTCTTCCTCAGTATGCAGATTTCGAATTCCAGTCAACCTGGTACACAGGAAAGACTGTCACATTCAATGATGGAGGAACGACCACTTGGGCAATCGCCACTGCTCCAGAAGTCACGCCAAAGTTTGGTACTCAGTGCCTTAAGCACACCTGGACCGGTGGAGGAACATTCTCCCGAGTTTATCAGGGTTCAAGTTACACAGACTACAATGTCATTGTAGAGCCAAACACAGATTACATTGCATCAGTTTGGGTATTCAACCCAACTGGCTCCGGTGACAAGATGGTCGGCTTTGGTGTAAAGATGGGTGATGGTACAACTTATCCACAGCCTGGTGGAACTCCAATTGTTGTTGCTAATGGAACGTGGACTAGAATTTCCGGTACATTCAACACTGGTGCAAACAGCACTCTGATGACTTACATGAGCCTTTACAACGCTGGCTCTGTGTACTTTGATGGAATTCAGATTGAACGCAAGCTAACCAGTGCAACGACAGCCTCTCCATGGAGAGCCCCAAGCACAACTTCCATTGATGGTGGAATTATCCGTACTGGTGAAATTCGTTCCACCGCTTTGGCAAATGGCCTTTCAGGGCAGCCAGCATGGTCAATTAACATGACTGGTGGGGCCCAGTTTGGTGATGCCACAGTTCGAGGACGCATTGTAGTTGGTGACCCAACCAATCCAACTGCCGATGGTGTGAACAGCCGAATTCACTCAGCTAATTATGTGGCCGGTACGAGTGGATGGATTATCCGTAATGATGGATATGCTGAATTCCGTAACCTTGCTGTCAACTCAATCAAGGTAACAGCCCTTGACGCTCCAATGCAGAACAACACCTATGCGAAGCTATTTGACTACATGCAGGATGGCAATCTATGGCTTTCTCATGGTGCAGTTATTCAGAAGACTGACCCTGGTGCTTACTCTGCTGAATCTCTATTCGAATTCACCGGTTCAGGTTTGGTTCTTCGTAATGCTGTTGGTGTTACCAAGGTTGCTTATGACCCAACAATTCTATACCGTATTTCTGCTCGTATTCGTGCATTCTCTGTAGGAACACTTAACAGCAATAGCACATTCGAAGCTGGCAATACAACAGGATGGACGACTGATGCAAGCGGAGTGACGCTTGCAGCAAGCACGGATTACGCATCCAGTGGAACTTATTCCATGAAGATGACATCAAATGCAACGGGTACGCCTTATCGTGCCTGGACTCTGGTAAATGTTAAGGAAGGATACTCTTACGCAATCAATGCCAGAATTAAGGCAATGATTCAGGCAGCTTACTACAATGCATCAAACGCAGGAAACATTGAACTTCGAGTTACATGGCTATCTGGTGGCTCATATATGAGTGAAGAAGTTCAACTTCTTTCTCCACCAACTGACAGTAATGGAACAATGCTCACAGCGCCTACTGATTGGTTCTCTGTTGGTGGCACCTTTGTTGCCCCTGCTGGTGCTACTCAGGCAAACTTCTTTATTCGTCTAGCGCGTTATGACAGCGTTGCTGCTGGTACTGTTATTGGATATATAGATGATGTAACAGTAACTACTCCACCACGTATTAAGGTTGGTCTGTTTGGATTCGACAATTCCAATAACATCATCGACTGGGATTATGTCGATGACGCAACCACGCCTACAAAGAAGCATCCGATGCCAACCGATTACAGTCTTCTTTCTGGATATGCAGCCAATCAGTACATGATGGTTCAGAACAATTCAGAAGTTCAGATTGCAACCGGTAGCTCTGGCACGACTGCTGACTGGATTACTGTAACTGGATATGTTCGTGGTCGAGGTGGAGCCGGTGCAACGGGTGTCCTTGGTACTCAAGGAGAGCGTCAAGACCCATACAACCCAGCTTCTCTGAATCAGTCTGTACGCTATCTGGTTCCTTATGTGGAATGGGATGTAGCAACTGGTTCAAAGGCCCAACTTGACCAGTTTTCCATCGAGGCTTATGAGAATGGTGCTCCTGCAAAGGTTGCAACCACTGACATCAATGGTCAGAAGGCGGTTTCTGTTGAGAATATTCAGGGTTCCATATTTGACCACGCAATCAGATTCTACACTGGCGAGCCAGATGAACAGTACCCTGGAATGATTGGTCACGTAATGGACGGAGACTGGAATGACGCTTCTCATATCAGAATCTCTCCTCCTCTCATCAACAAGGACTCTGACTACGGTGGTGTATACATTGGCGTCTACGACCGCAATCCGAACTACATCTACGATGCCACATTCGAAGATGGTATTACTGGATGGACCGGAATGGCAAATACCACCCTGTCTCATGAAACCACAGTTGGTAGAGAAGATACGAACTCACTGAAGATTCTTGCGACTGGTACAATCTCAAACCCAGCAACCACAGAACTTCTCGGTAAGTATTCAGTATCAACTCTGACCAACCAGGAACTCGTTGGTCAGAAGGTATCTGTTAGTGGTTATGCAATGATGGGAACCGCGACCGGTAGAAACGTGCGCCTTGTCGTCAAGTTCATGGATGAAGCAGGAGCAATGATTACTGGATACTTCGTCGAGAAGGCAGTAACAAACACTGCTTGGACAAGCTACTCATTCGTCTCTCCAATCGTCATCCCAGACACCTGTTACTCTGTTGAATTCTCATTCTCATGGTTCAATGGTGCAACTGGCGACATTGTATATGTCGACGACGTTCAGCTTGAGATGGGAACCAAGAGTGAATTCCGTACCGCGTCTGCAAGCAAGATTATGCTTCAGTCCGATTACGTAAAGAGCAATGGTGGAATCATCATTTCAAGTTCCGAGCTTGATTTGCCAGATAACGTCTGGGGAGCAACTGTTGGTGGTCGTCGTGATATGCCATTCTATCCTGGTGTAATCCTTCAGTCTGAAGGTGGAACCAGTGCATTCCGTTATGTAAACTACACAGATTCATCTGGTAACAGAGCGTCTACACAGGTCACTAACTTCTCTCCTTCAGGAACAGAAGAACACGGAATCAGATTCTATGGAATGAACGATTCAACGTATCCTGGTCGTTGGGTTCTAACAAATACTACTGGACAGTTTGTTATGTCTAGCTATGCTGACACTGGCGAAGACATGACGACTGCAAGGAATGTTCGTGTCTACGGCCATCTCGATGTTGAGGGTGCCCCACCTTGGTCAGCACTGACTCTTGCATCTGGTACTCAGGCCGGTAGCACATATGACGTTTCTTGGTACTTGAACAATGAAACTGTTTACCTACGTGGTGTTATCCAGTCCTATGCCGCACGAACGACTCTGTTCACGCTTCCTTCTGGAGGAAGGCCAGTCACCCCAGTTTGGCTATCTACCAACACATGGGACACTGCTGCTTCTACCAGCGTCTCTCCAGCGGTTCTTCGTGTAAACACAGATGGTACTGTTCAGGTTTATCAGGTTTCAACAGTTCGACCTTACATTACACTGGACGGACTAAGCTTCTCTGTAGCTCCAGAAGCAACAGCGCCACCTTCAAGCGGTGATACGACGGCTCCTGGAACTCCTACCGGATTCAAGATTACACCATTGTCATCAAGTACCACAACTGGTACTTATCGTCTGAACTGGACTAACCCTTCAGCATCAGACACGGCCGGTGTCAAGATTATCTGGAGAAGCGACAGATATCCTACTGTAACCATTGCAGCAAGTGGTACCAAGACTCTGACCACAGATGGAAAAATCATTACCGTAACAGGTGCTGCAAGCGCTGCAAAGCAGTATGACCACTCAGGTCTACCAGTGAACAAGACCATCTATTACCGAGTTGTTTCCTACGATACAAGTGGAAACCACTCAACTTATGTGTCTGCTTCACGATACCTGCTAGCTTCACCAATTACAGTGACTGCGAATTCATCAGACTCATACCGTCTTGGATATGGCGGTATGTGGAGAAACGACGGTGACGAAGTTTATCAGGGTGACTGGTCAGGTAATGACAATCACAGAGGTATTTACTTGTACGGAACCAAGATTTACGACGCTCTGTCTGCTGGTGGTGTGGTAAGAACTCCGACAAAGGCAACTATCTACCTCAAGAGACTGAGCACAGCTCATGGTAACAATACTGGAGTAGGAATCAACCTAAGAGGTCATGTCTACCAGACTAAGCCATCTGGTGACCCTGTTGGTGGTATGACTAATGAAGGTTCAGACGGAGATGACATTGTATTCCTATCAAGAGGAGAAGCAGCTACAGTAACAATTCCATCAAGCTGGTATAACAATATTGTAGATTCAACTGCTGTGAATCGAATTGAAGGATTCGGTGTTTATGGAAGTGCTACAGGTGACTATGCAGTAATGTACGGAGTAAGTTCCGGTTCTTCTTACGGAAAGCTTACGCTCTACCACAAGGGCTGACCTGAGCTTGACAGGTCAGCTCGGTATGAGCTAGAGTAGGATTACACTAGAGAAAAGAAAGAGAAAAATATATAAATGAATCACAAAGATACTCTAAAAGTAATGGCTCTTAGAGAGAGAATTGCTGAGATTACTGCTGGATATGAAGATAAGATTGCAGACATCCGTGCAGACTTCACCCTTGCAGTAGAAGACCTTCAGTCTCAGATTAATAAGCTTGAAGAAGAGAAGAAGCTTCTGGAAGATGCTAACGCTAGCTACCTTGAAAGGCTTGAGGGCAATGTGGTGGCGAAGGAGGGCTAAGCTGCCTCCAGTACCGACAGTCCCTGTAGATTACCCTACAGGGACTTGCGTACAGACGGAGAAGGGAGTATTCTTCATCAAGGGCAAGTTCAGGTTCAGAGTCACATCTGAGAGAATCCTGTCTAGCTGGCGCTACCCCTTTGTGATTCGTTCATCAGAGGCGGCTTGCGCCCGGTATCAGGTTGCTGGTAAGCTTGGATTCCGTCAAGGAACTTTGGTTAAGGATATGTCCAATGGTAAAATGTATCTGATATCAGAGAACCTTAGACGACAGATTGTTTCGCCAGACTTCTTTGATGTCATGCTATTTCCTCGTGAAGCGATGATTGAAGCTTCACCAGAAGAGATAGCCCTACATAAGGAAGGAGCGAACATAACTTGGCAATCACCCCCTACAAGCCTACAAGCTGGTCTCTAGGCGAACAGATTACTCGTGAGAAGCTGAATCAGATGACAGCCAATGACCAGTGGATTTTTGAGAATCAGCCTAACGCATTCTACAATGCGCATGGAATCAAGAAGACATCTGGTCTGAAGATTATGGCTGGCTATGTTTACATCAAGGGCGGAAAGGCCCGGCACTACGAGAAGGCTGTATACTTTGGTAACTTCTTCTCAGTAGGATGTAAGCCAGTCATCGTCACAGGACAGGTCATTCAGAAGCAGTCTCGAATCCACTGTATCATCAGAGGACTCACAGGAGAATACTGGCCTGACCACAGAGGATTTACCGCTGTGGTAGACTCAGACGAGCTAAGCTCAAAGTCTAACTATTTCCACTATGGCGTGAACGTTCAGTTCATTGCTGTTGGATACTGATGTATCGACCAATTCGAAATTGGCACAACCGAAAGAGAATGCTCTCAGAAGATGGTTATGTACTGGTGTTTGCACCAGAGCACCCAAAGAGCTTCAATGGCGGCTGGTACTACGAACATCGAATGGTATTCGAAGCGAAGCTAGGAAGACTACTCAAGAGTGACGAGACTGTTCATCATATTGGAATAAAGACAGACAACTCTCAGAGAAACTTGTTCCTCTGTTCGTGGGCAGAGCATGAGCGCCTGAATCGACAAGAGCACATGGCCTTGACACGTCGTCAGCGCCTGTGTTAGGCTTGTCCGTACAACAACGAAAGGAACAAGCATGTCCGATATGACATGGCTGTTTGTGTCTGACGTCCATTTCCCGAACCATGACAGGCGAATGCTTGACCTGTGGTTCGACGTGATGGATTATCTTAAGCCGGGAGCTATCGACCTGCTTGGAGATATTGACGACGCAGACGGCACGGGCCGGTGGGCAGAAGGAACTTCCCGAGAAGGCTTCTCCCAGAACGACCCTGGTGTCACAGGAACACGAGATTTCCTAGCGGAAATCCATGCCAAGGCACCTGATGCTGACAAGCATTTCTTCGATGGTAACCATGGTTGGCATCGGCACGTGAAATGGCTGGACAAAAACAATCCTCAGTCTCTTGTGGACGGACTGTATACTCCAGAGAGCATCTACGGTGTTGCGGCCAACGGCTTCGTGTGGCACAATTACCTGGAACGACCAACTAAGCGATATGGTGACATTTATGCGCACCATGGAGTGAGCATTTCTCAGTACTCTGCTGAGTCTGTTCGCAACGATGTCAAGAAGTTCGAAGTCTCATTGATTCGTGGACATTCACATCGTCAGGGCTATTATGCTCACACAGCTCCACTGGAAGACCGCACTGTGCGTGGTTGGGAAATCGGCCACATGTGCGTACCTACTGGTCAGGACTATGACCTTTCTCCTGACTGGCAGGCAGGCTTCGCATATGGTGTAGTCTCTGGCGACGAGGTCTTTATTGACCTTGTGCCTGTAATCAACTACCGATGTAATATCGGTACGAAGGTATTCAACGGATAAAGATAAGACCTCCCATGCTATAATGAAAGAAAAAGCAAGGGAGGTTTAATCTTGAAGACCAGTAAGTTCTGGAAGGATGCTTTCGAGCGTGCTCTGAAGACTTTTGCTCAGGCAGCAGTCGCAGTTCTCGCTGTGGCAACTGGTGTGCTCGATGCTAATTGGGCACAGGCCATTTCTGTTGCTGGACTAGCAGGTGTCGTTTCTCTTCTCACATCCATAGCTTCTGCGGGTGTTGGTGATAAGGAGAGCGCATCCCTTGTTGTCGCAACAAAGGATAAGGTGCCAACAGTTGACACATACTAAGTGTGGCGGAAGAGTGTTCATCGACAGAGTCTTTTCAGATAAGACTCATCTAGAATTGGCCTGCATTGAGTGCGGGTCTCGATGGATGCTTGACAAAGCCAAGAACAAGCTTGCCAAGTGGCTAGTGCAGAGAGAAAAGAATCACTCGGCACAGTTTGCTAGGTGAAAGACAGGATGCTATACTCGACATAGCGCTCCCCTGCGTACGCAAGTGCGCAGGGGACATTATTGTTTGGAGACCAATGGGAAAAGAAAAGAAGCCAAAGCAGAGAAAGCGACCGGCAGACAAGTATTTCTTTCTCGATGATGTCCCTCACAAGAAACTGCAAATTAATCGTGGGGCAGATACTCTGCTCGCATGGAATTACATTGAGCGCAAGAGAGTTCAATATGTCTGGTCGATTGTAAAGAGAAATATGACCAGGGCCTTTTATGGTTCTGAGGTTCAGAAAATGCTCGGCAGGCATAGAAACAGTCTGTACCTCTATACAAAAGAAGAGCAAATCAGGAAGCCATTCAGAACTTACACTCTGGATGGAGAGTTCCGACCAGGAATCTATCTCTGGTCAGAGAAGAACATTCTTGAATTGCACGAGCTTCTTGTGCAAAGAGGGTACGGAGCGAAGCGCAAAGATGGATTGCCAACTGCGACACGCTTGCCTTCCAGAACCGAACTACTTGCCATGATGCGCAACGATGTGGTTCTATACACGAAGACCAGAGATGGCAACTTCACGCCAGTCTGGCAAGAAAATGATTGGTAGGTCAGATGGCTACAGCTAAATATACTCCATTTGGAGACACACTTAATCCAGCAGTTGCAATTATTCAGGCTGCGAACGCTCTTGATGTCGCTGCTCGATTTGCGGTGGAGACCAAAGACTCTAGGGCTCTTACAGAGATTGCCAGGTCATGGGTTGAAATCAGTGGTCGGCTGGGGTACGATGACGAAGAAGAGGGCGACGATGAACCAGAAGATGTTGAGCGTCGCTCATTTGGTTTCTCAGTAACGAGTGATATCGAAGAAAAGGATGAGGAGGAAGAAATTGTCTCAGTCAGTGAGTGCTGAAATCGGAATTACAAAGAATCTAGGTAATTTCGAAAACGTAAGGGTCACCATTGGACTTGAGGACTATGTTCGAAATGGTGAGACATTCGACCAGGCGTATGCCAGGGTGTTTGCTAAGGTAGAAGACAAGCTGGCCGACGAGATTGCCCGAGTCGTAAAGGAACTTACGGGTAAGGAGATTTCAGAGCTAGGATGACCAGGAAGCAGAAGAGTCCAAGGGCGAAGGCATTCGAGCTTATTGGCGTCTACAAAAAGCTCTATCGTGAGAAGTACGGCAGACTCCCCCTGATGAATAGCAATGCTCTACAGTGGGGTTTCATGGCTGCTATTGATGACTTGGAGTACGGTAACGCAAGGAAAGCGCTCGAATACTTCTTCACTTGTGAGTCTCCTGGTCATGATGTTCAGGTGTTCCTGAACAAGTATGATAAGCTTCACGAAAACAGGCTCAGGGTAGAAGAGGACGCCCGGAAGCGAGTAGAACGTCTACGCAAGACAGCAGCTCTAGTAGCTGCACTAGACAAAAAGAATGAGGAGGCAGTAAGTGGCGAGCACTGAGGCAAAGCTCATCAACTCCATTTGCCGTTCAAAGCAAGTGGGAACCCTGCTCGCTGATAATGTCGATGACCTCTTTGTAGTGTACAAGGACATCTGGATTGGACTGCGTAAGTATTACATGCAGTTCAAGGCAATTCCAGATGTCTCTGTGCTTCAGGAGCGATATGCTCTACTGGAGGACATTGATGTTAAGGGCGAACCTGAGTTCTACCTAGACGAACTCAAGGGGGAATATCTTCGAAGCCGTATGGTTAGCATCATGGGCAAGGCAGACGAATTTCTCGAAAGGGAAGCGCCTGCTAGGGTTCTGGCAAAGCTAACGGCTGAGCTTGGTAAGCTGAACAAGTTCACCAACAACGTACGAGACCTGAACCTGACAGATATCGAATCTGCCGAAAGGCACTTTGAGTCTGTTCGAGAGCGCGCGGCAGCAAATGGTTCACCTGGTATTCCTACAGGTATTAAGGCTATTGACGCTGCATATCCTACTGGTATGGCTCCTGGTCACCTAATCGTGGCTATCGGCTGGCCTGGTAAGGGTAAGACTTGGTTCACATCCTACCTTGCTTGCAAGGCTTGGGAGCGGGGATTCAAGCCAATGATTGTCTCTCTTGAGATGAGTCCTGAGAACATGCGTGACCGAATCTATACTCTTATGGGTTCTGGTCTGTTCTCTGCAACGGACTTTGCTCGTGGTCAGGTCGACATTGACAACTTCCGTGCCTGGGGACAGAAGAAGCTGGTCAACAAGCCAGACTTTGTTATCGTCTCAAATGAGGGCGTTGGCGATGTGACTCCTAACACTGTTCAGGCTAAGATTGAGCAGCATCGTCCAGACATTGTAATCTGTGACTATCATCAGCTATTCACGAACAACAACCGAAGCAACTCTCCTGTAGAGCGAGCAATGGGCGTCTCTCGTGAATTCAAGCAGCTTGCAATCACGAATAACATTCCTCTGATTGACATCACTGCCGCAACGGCTGACGACACGAACAGCACCAAGACTGCTCCGATGCTGAACCAGGTTGCCTGGTCAAAGGCTATCGAGTATGATGCTGACATGGCCTTTGCAGTTCACCGTGACCCTGACAGTGGCCTCATGCAGGTCATTTGCAGGAAGAATCGTCATGGCTCAGACTTCGAGTTTGAGATTGACGCAGACCTCGACAAGGGTGTCTGGAAGGAATCCTACGGCGGTTTCTGATGCACAGCAATGTCAAAAGGTTTCAGGTGGACGGTATCATCAATGATGATGCTGATTTTCCACGGCTGAGGACACACTACGAACATTTGCTGGTTAAAGAAATGCGCGGTACTGGATATGTACCAGTCCTTGATTTGGGTCCATACTTCTCAACTGAATATAGGGAAGACAATAAATATAATTTCGTAGTAACCGCTTATGGGATATATGTTGGGAGGAGAAAGTCTTGGGAAATTCATGGGATAGTGAATGGTCAAATGGTCTTAATGACTACACAGCAGAACAAATCGAAGTAGTCATTCAGGGCATTGGTGTAGAGGTGGAAGGCGAGACGGGAAACGACTTTTTGTGCTACTGCCCATTTCACGGTAACACGGATACCCCAAGCTTCTCCGTCTCAAAGCGTAATGGTACGTATATCTGCTTCAATGCTGCCTGCGCAGAACAGGGTAATCTGACTGGTCTGGTGCAGCGTATGAGAAAGTGCAATGTGATGGAGGCACTGCGCTTCATCACTAAGCACAAGGAAAGCAAGCACGTTACGCTTGCTGAGCGTCGGAAGAAGAGGGCTCTGAGTGCAGGAGATTTCACAATCTTTCCTGACGAGCCATTCAACCGAATGTATGAAGATTTCTGGAAGTATCCAGAGGCTGTAAGGTACATGGTGGAGGACAGAGGATTCGAAGAGGAAACTCTCGAACACTTCCGAATTGGTTATTCTGTAAAGAACGACATGGTAATTGTTCCCATGCATTCTCCTGATGGAAAGCACGTGGGTCTGATTGGTCGTTCAATTGAGGGTAAGCGATTCAAGAATTCACCAGGTCTTCCTGTTTCACGAACCATGTGGAATCTGAACAGGGCAAGGGCGGCCGGTGATGCAGTAGTAGTTACTGAAGCATCGTTCGACAGTATGAGAGTCCATCAAGCTGGTTATCCCTGTACGGTAGCTTTGCTAGGTGGTCACCTCAGTACAATCCATATTGAGCTGTTCAACAGGTACTTCAACACTATCATCATCATGACTGATTTTGATAATAAGGAAGACCACATTTCTCCAGTATGTAAGAAATGTCGTGGTAAGTGTACAGGTCACAATCCAGGACGAGACCTTGGAAAGGCCATTGCAGAGGCGCTTCCTCGAAAGAGGATTAAGTGGGCCTCGTATGGCTACAAAGAGGTTTATCCTAATGCAGCAAAGGATGCTGGCGCTCTGGATGACAAGGAAATCAAAGCCTGTATTCAGGGTGCAGTCTCCAACTTTGAGTACCGCAGGTGGGGCTTGTACTAAAGCCTCTATGCTGCTACAATAGACATTAGCAGGCTCTGAGTAGCCTCAAATTACACAGGAGATTATAAACTAAATGGGAACTCTAAAAGGACTAGCTGCAATTCGTGCCTACACTGAGAAGCAGGCGCAGGCGGCAAAGGAACGTGAAGACCGTCTTAATGCACCAAAGGTTGAGTATCTGAACCTGAGCGATGGTCAGAGCGTCCGGGTACGTTTCCTTCAGGAAATGGACCCGGAATCAGAGAACTACGACAAGACTCGTGGAACCGGTACCCTTGCCGTTGAGCACGTAGTCTTCGTAAAGTCTCTACGAAGGATGTACCGAGCAACTTGCACCATTGAGGACGAAGGCCGTTGCTACGGCTGTGAGCGTGCTCGTGCTGGTGACAAGGAATTCGCACAGAAGCGCAACTACTACATCAATGCACTTGTTGACTTCATGGACGGCGAAGCACCAAAGACCATGATTGTTTCCCGAGGAATGGGTTCAACATTCTTCGCTCAGCTATTCGAAGAGGCTGAGGAGGGCACTATCACGGAGTCCAATTACAAGATTACTCGTAAGGGTTCTGGTACGGACACCAAGTGGCTTCTAAAGGTTCTTCCAAAGGATGAGCCTCTGGATGACAGTGAGGCTGTCGTTCACGACATTGACGACGAGAAGAACGGTATCATCAGGAGCTTCCCTTACGAGGCAACCAATGAGAAGGCTTCTCAGGAGCAGTACTTCAATGGCGAGACCTACAATGACACAAAGAGTGAAGACTCTGAGTCAAGGGAAGTAAACTCAAAGGCAGCTTCAACGTCTGGTGGCGCAAGCTACGACATGAATCAGTCCTGGTAACACAACTTGTGAGACGCCCCGCTTCGGCGGGGCTTCTTGCGTCTCTGACCTTGGTCTGCTAGGATGGACCTACAACAACAAGGAAGGTAATCAATGAAGCAGCCTGTTGAACTTCACCTTCACGATGATTATTCATCCATGGACGGAACCAATACCGCAGCAGAGTATATGGTCCGAGCCAAGGAACTAGGGATGACGCATCTTGCCCAAACAAATCACGGTACCCTTGGTGGTCACCGCGCGTTTCAGCAAGCTGCACGTGAGGCTGGTATTGTTCCAATTCTGGGAGTAGAGGCTTACATTTCTCCCACTGACCGTTTTGACAAGCGCTCCAAGGCGTCTCGTTCAGACGGCACCAATGCGTATAACCACCTTATCGTTCTGGCTCAGAACGAGACTGGTCTACAGACTCTCAACCGAATCAACCGTATTGCATGGACCGAAGGCTTTTACTCAAAGCCTCGTATCGATATGGAGGTTCTGGAGAACGACAATGAGGGTCTGATTGTTCTGTCAGGTTGTCTGAATGGACTTATCTGTAAGGCAATTGAGCGAGGCGAGCTTGAAGAGGCTATGGCTATTGCCGACCGATTCAAGGGAATCCTTGGCGACCGATTCTTCATTGAGGTTCAAGGTCACAATCCTGTCGAGATGAATGAGGCACTGTTCCACATTGCTGACACCAAGGGCATCAAGCCTGTTGTCACAAGTGACTGCCACTACGCTCGTAAGGAAGACCTGTGGATTCAGGAAGCAATGCTTATCCTGAGCACGAATCCTAAGAAGAACAAGGACGCTGAGCTTTCCAAGTCACAGAAGATGGATATGCTTGAGCGGTTCAACTATCTGTACCCTGACCGCAAGATGACCTTTGAGCAGATTGAGATTTACCTCCACTCTGCTGAGGAGCACCGTGCGGCATTCAAGGCACAGGGATTTGACCGTGAGGACATTATCGACAACACGCACGTAGTTGCGAGCATGATTGGCGATTATCCATTTCATCAGGGGCTAGACCTTCTGCCTAGGCCGAAGGAAGGCACTCCTGATGAGCTTCTGGAGAAGAAGGCCCGGCAGGGATTGAAGGACCGTGGCTTTGGTGATAACAAGCAGTACATTGAGCGTCTTGAAGAAGAACTCGAAATCATCAAGTCAAAGGACTTCTCTACCTACTTCCTCATCGTTGAGGACATGATTTCTTGGGCGAAGTCTCAGGGAATTCTGGTCGGTCCTGGTCGTGGTTCTGGTGCTGGCTCCCTTGTGAACTATGCACTTGGAATTACTGAGGTTGACCCAATTGTGGACAACCTGCTGTTTTTCCGATTCATCAACCCTGAGCGTAATGACTTCCCTGATATCGACACTGACTTTGAGGACGTTCGTCGTGGTGAGGTCAAGGAATACCTTCGAAAGAAGTATGGTCACGTTGCATCCATTGCGACGTTTGGTTACTTCAAGGACAAGGTGGTTGTAAAGGACGCTGCACGTGTCTTCTGCATCCCTATTGGTGAAGTGAACCGTGCCCTGAAGTATGTGGAGACGTGGGAGCAATTCCTTACCTCTCCTACTACTGAGGACTTCCGTAAGAAGTATCCTGAAGTCATTAAGCTGGGAGAGCGTCTTCGTGGTCGTATTCGTCAGACGGGTATGCACGCGGCCGGTGTGGTAATTGCGAATCAGCCTCTGGCCAACTTCGCACCCATCGAAACCGCAAAGGACCCTAACGACCCTGACGGCCCTCGCATCCCTCTTGTGGCCATGGACATGGACCAGGCAGCAGACCTCGGTCTGGTAAAGCTTGATGCTCTTGGCCTTAAGACTCTCAGCATCATCAGGGACTCTCTTGAGATGATTAAGGAGCGTCACGGAAAGGAAATCGACCTAAACAGCATTCCCCTGACTGACAGCCGTGTGTACGCAATGCTTTCAGAGGGATACACCAAGGGTGTGTTCCAGTGTGAAGCCCAGGCATACACAAAGCTGATTATCAAGATGGGCGGTATCAAGAACTTCGATGAGCTGGCAGCGTCTAACGCTCTTGTTCGTCCTGGTGCAATGAATACCATTGGTGCTGAGTACATCGCTCGAAAGAACGGAAAGTCTCCTGTAAAGTATCACCACTTTGAGATGAAGCCATTCACCTCAGAGACTTATGGTGAGATTCTGTATCAGGAGCAGGTCATGCTTACCATGACGGAATTGGCCGGTATGAAGATGGCCACTGCCGACAAGGTACGTAAGATTATTGGTAAGAAGAAGGATGCACGAGAGTTCGACCAGTACAGGGAAGAATTCCTTGAAGGCGCGAGTAAGAAGGTTCATCCTGCCGTTGCTGAAAAGCTTTGGCACGACTTCGAGGCTCACGCTGGATACTCCTTCAACAAGTCTCACGCCATTGCATATAGTCGCCTCAGCTACTACACTGCATGGCTGAAGAAGCACTATCCTCTGGAGTTCATGTGTGCTACGCTCAGGAATGAAGGAGACAAGGATGCTCTGACTGAGTACCTGATTGAGGCAAAGCGTATGGGAATCAAGATGTTGCTCCCTCACGTCAATGTCTCAGGAGTCAACTTTGAAATTGAAGGTGACGCCATTCGATTCGGTCTGACGAACATCAAGTTCATTCGTGAGCCTGGTGCTCTGAGGCTGATGGAATATCGCCCATTCACCTCGTATGCTGACCTGTATGCCAAGGTTACAGAAAAGGGGAATGGACTCAGCACAAGGACGCTTACAGGTCTTAATGCAATTGGAGCAGCCGCATTCGAGGACCATCCTCGTACAGGTGAGGAGCGAGAGAACTTCTATGAGTATCTTCGCATCCCTGCCTTCGAGCTTAAGTTCATTCCTCCAAAGGTCAGGGCTCAGTTCACTGACCTTGAAGACTACAAGGACAAGGGCGCTTTCTGTGTCCTTGCCATGGTCAGGGGAATTAAGCGCGGCGAAGGGTGGGCTCGTGTAGACCTGATTGACGAGACTGGAACTGCTGGAGTGTTCACCAATCCAGAGACTCCTATCGAGTCTGGTCAGATGTATGCTATCCTGGTATCTGACAACAGGGTTGCGAGGTTTGCAACCATGGACGAGCTGATTAACAGGATTCCTAACGGCTTCGTTGACTATCTGTATGCGAGTGAGTACGGTGATATTCCTGACGGAATGTACAAGGTGCTTGCTTTCCAGCGGTACATCACGAAGGCGAAGAAGACCATGGCATACACGACCATCTGCGATTCAGAAAAGAATCTGTATCCTGTTATGGCCTTCCCTACCATGTTCCACAAGGCATATGGTAAGTGCAAGGATGGCGCAGTGATTGATGCTATTCTGAAGCAGACGCAGGAAGGTAGCTGGTTCTACGACAACATCCTGTAAGGAGTAAAATGAATGAGGCAGTAACTCCAGAAGACATTCTGAGATTGCTGCTCATCGCTAACGGCCCTGTCACTATCTCTGCTGAGGAGATGGACAGGGCCCTACGTGATGACACGCATTATCAAGTGGCCGTAAGCTACGAGCCATTCAAAGAAGAGTTTACAATACACCTGACTACGGAGAATGAATGAACGACCTGTCAATGACTGATTACCAGATGGCTGCCGCTGAGACTGGCATCTATCCTGGTCATGGCGAAGCTACCACTGAGGCAATTGGATACACTGTTCTTGGCCTGGTGGGAGAAGCTGGTGAAATCGCCAATGGATTCAAGAAGTCAATCCGAGATGAGAATGGCGTAGTGACGGCTGAAAAGGCACAGGCACTGGCTGCTGAGCTGGGAGATGTGCTTTGGTATGTTGCCAATCTTGCCAATGAGCTTGGATACCCGCTTGAGCTAATCGCCAAGCAGAATCTCCAAAAGCTAAAGTCTCGACAGGCACGAGGTGTGATTCAGGGTAGCGGAGACAACCGCTAACTGATATACTGGGCCTATGAGCACAGAAGCATATTTCCTCCAAGGGGTAGAAGACGAACATCTACTGGTGTTTCGTGGAAACTCTGCGGAGGAAATTTTGTTTATCATTAAGCGGTTGGCCGCCTGCCGCGATAAAGAAATAAAGGCAATGGCAAGAAAACTTGAAGAAGAATGGAATCGAAGAGAATATGGAAATAGAAGAGGAGATTCTAGCTAAGCTAAGCCCAAAGGTTCTGTCACGAGCTAAGATGGCACACGAAGTGCAATTGATGAAGCAGCCCACTCCAAGTACAGGGCTGAATTCTGCATTGCGTGGTGGCATTGGATATGGTCGTCAGACTCTGATTTGGGGAAGCAAGTCAGCAGGAAAGTCAACATTCTGTCTAGGCACCCTAGGACTTGCACAGGCGGCCGGTAAGAGAGCGGCCTTCATTGATGCAGAACAGTCCTTTGACCCCTCCTGGGCAGAACGTCTAGGAGTAGACACAAGAAAGCTTATCTATACTGACGTAAAGACAATCGAAGACATGGTAAGTGCAGGAGTGGAGTTCATGAAGGCTGGCATTGATATTGTCACTGTTGACTCAATCTCAGCGCTACTGTCTTCAGCGTACTTTGAAAAGGATAAGAAGAACGACGAACTTAAGGAGCTTTCTGGCACAAAGCAGATTGGTTCCGAGGCTCGTGAGCTAGCTAATGGCGTAAAGATGCTGAACTACGCCAACAAGAATACTGCTCTGATTCTCATTTCTCAGGTTCGTAACAAGATTACGACCTATGGAGCGATGCATCAGGCGACTGGTGGCCATGCGGTAGACTTCTTCAGTTCTACTGTCATCAAGCTATGGAGTTCTGCCAGAGATGATGACCAGATTAAGGGCGAAGTCTACAACGGAGACCTTGTTCTCAAGCAGCCAATCGGCCGAAAGGTCATCTGGAACATTGACAAGAACAAGCTCGGTCCACCTAACAGGTCTGGCGAATACGGTCTGTTCTACGATGGAGATTTCATTGGAATTGACCAGGTTGGTGAAGCGGTTGACCTAGGAGTAGCCCTTGGCATCGTGAACAAGTCAGGAAACTGGCTTACCTATGGTGACCTCAAGGTAAACGGCAAGGACAGCTTTACCATCCAGCTCAGACAGCAGCCAGAATTGGCAGAAAAGTTGGTCGGTGAGGTAGAGGCTTCATGATTAATCCATTCCATCAGCCAGCAGAGAAGCCCGTCGATGACATTCCACAGGGTATCGTCATCGACGGCACCTTTGTCTGTATGACATGTGGCGAGACTTGTGATGAGGCAGAATACTTCCCTGTGGAAAAGATTTTGGTATGGCTGTGTTCAGACGAACACAAGTCAGCTATCGAAGGGTTCAATCTAGGTGTCTGAAGAAAACGAAATCAGAAGAGACGGTGGAAAGGCTCAAAAGAATTCGGGCCGTGGTCAATACCAGAAGGGCGACGCCAAGCTTGGCCCATTCTGTTATGACATCAAGGAGTATGCCAATTCTTTCAGTGTCAGCAAAACGTCCTGGGGCAAGGTTTGCACTGATGCCTTCAAGTCTGGTAGGATGATACCTGCACTTAAGCTGGTCCTAGGGGCCGGTAATCAGAAGGTGCGTCTCTGGGTTATTGGAGACGACATGTTCAAGGAAATGCTAGAAGCATGGGAGGAAAAGTATGGCGAAGCTAGTGAGGGTTGAGTTTATCCGCAGCCCGAAGGATGGCCAGTGGATGGTCTTTGAAAAGTTTGACGATGGCAATGAGCAGGGTGGCCGTCGCAGCTACGAAGACATGCAGAAGATTTTCGAAGACATGTTCAGGGACGAAGATGAGTGAGCCAACACCACTAGAAATCATTTCAAAGATTGGTGAGTTCCAGGAGCTTCATGAGTTCATGGACGACCCGGAACTAGATGAGGCTCTTGCCATTCTTGTTCAGGTAATGGTTAATCCAAATCTGAAGCCAGAAACCAATCAGCGACTCATTGTCCAGCTACAGGCATACGCAGCTAAGTTCAGCATGCTTGCAGCGATGTATACGACAATCAAGAAGGCTCCTGCTGGAAGCCCAAACAACTTCAAAAAGAATATCTACTACACAACAGCAGAGTCATTGGACAAGTTGGTACAGGCATTGAAGTACACTTTCAAACTGCCCTACTGATGTGATACAATAATAATCACTAAGAGAAACGGAAACCAACAAAAAATGTCTGATGGACTACTGAAGATTGGTCGGCTGGGAAATAAGGCTGACTTCGATATCAAGAAGCTTGTAGCAGTTCTTGAGGATGCGTATGTCAATTCCCGCCCCAAGGAAAGATATTCCAAGAAGGTCTCATTCAGTCCGTCCTCTCTTGGCTATGGTGCCGGTACCTGTCCTAGGTACTGGTATCTGGCTTTTGAGGGCGGAACGTTTGTCGATACCTTTGATGGACTAAGTGTCGCCAATATGGCAAACGGAACAGCAGCACACGCACGTATCGAAAAGCTATTCGGTGATGCTGGTGTGCTTGATGCAGCAGAAAAGGAAATCACCTATCAGAATCCCCCAATCAGGGGATTCGTTGATGTTATCGTAGATTTCGAGGGACGAAAGATTGTTGGTGAATTCAAGACTACTCGCCAGGAATCATACATCCACCGAGAGGCGAACGGCACGCCAATTGATTACCATAAGGTGCAGGTGCTCATTTACATGCGCGTGCTCGGTATCGATGATGGGTTCGTTCTCTACGAAAACAAGAACACTCAGGAACTCTTCCTCGTCCCTATCAAGATGGACGACGCAAACGCGGAATATACGGACTACATTTTCCAGTGGATGCGAGATGTTCGTGAGAATTGGGAAAACCAGACTCTGCCGACCCGACCATTTACAAAGAAGAATAAGGCGTGCAAGTCATGCGCGCTATTCAATGTGTGTTGGAACGAATCTCCAGATGGCGACATTACTATAGCACCACTGGAGGTGAAGAAGTAATTGATTTGCGCCTACGGAGAATGCGGTAACATGTTTGAGCCCAAGACTCATAATCAGAAGTTTTGCAGCTCAGCATGTTGCCGTAAGGCGACCAACGCAAGAATCATGGAGAAGTACTACGCTCGTCGAGCACGTCAAAAGGGAATTGCAAGAACGTGTTCAAGCTGCCCCACAGTCCTCTCCAGATACAACAGCTCAGACAAATGCGAGGGCTGTAAAGCGGAGCAGCGCCGGAAGGAACGAGTGCAACTATTGGAGTTGATTGACAGTGTCTCTGTCTGACCTACATAAGACAAAGGCTCAAAGGGTCATGGGAATTGACTGCTCAACCAAATCCATAGCATTCACTATTTTTGATGGAGAGAATTTCCTCAAGTGTGGAGAGGTTTTCTTCCATGGAGATACAGTTTTCGAAAGAGTGCATGATGCGAACGTGAAGACTTTGGCACTCTTCGAAAGTTTCTCTCCAGATTTTGTTGCAATTGAAGCAGCCATTATGGTTCGAAGCACATCAGTTGCTATTAAGATGGCTTATGTGTTTGGTGCCGTGATTGCTGCTCTCTTGAAAAAGGGAGCAAGGGTAATTGAAGTATCACCTATCTCATGGCAGTCTTTCATTGGTAACAAGAATCTAACTCTGGCAGAGAAGAATGCTATAAAGAAGGAATTTCCTGGTAAGTCTGTAAGCTGGTATCAGAACAAGGGCAGGCAAATCAGGAAGCAGCGAACCATCGACTTTGCCAAGAATCAGTTTGGCATTGAGCTTGAAAGCGATAACGTAGCTGACTCATTGGGTATTGCCTGGTGGGCAGTGCAGAATAAGACTAGGAGATAAGCATGATTGTTGCGGGAACAGGTCATCGAGAGCTGAGGGACCGTGACTGGATTGCTGCTCAAACTGAGAGGGCCCTCATCGATATGGGGGCCTCTTTGGTTTATACGGGCATGGCATCTGGTTTCGACCTGCTATTGGCTAAAACGGCCTGGGGTCTAGGGATTCCTTTTATTGCTGCAAAGCCATGGAGGGGTCATACGCCTCGTGTGGCAGACCAGTACGACTACTACAGGGCGCTTGAGCTGGCTCAGGATGTCGTCAACGTATTGCCAAATGATGACTACCCTGGAGCATGGGCTTACCAAAAGCGCAATGAGTACATGGTCGATAACGCAGAAAGTGTGCTCGCCCTGCTTGAGGCCGGTAAAAAGGGTGGCACATATAACTGCTTGAAGTACGCCTCTGGTAAAATGCCTATTAAGGTAATTGACCCATTGATGAAGGAGGTGTGGGATGTCGAATAGTCTGTATAAGAGCAAGGCTTGGTTGCAATCTCGATATCGTACCAAGACTGCTGCTCAAATCGCTGAGGAATGCGGCGTGTCAGAGATGACCATCACTCGCTACCTTGAGCTATATCAAATCAAAAGAAGGAGAAGCAGGTGAAGTATTTCTCACGTGAAGATGTTGAGAATATAGGTAAGGCAGGAGCCATGTTCGAAGAGGATGAGCATGGTATAAGGTTCAGAATGCTCAGCAGTTTCTGGATGTATGCAGAAGATGATGATGAGGCAATGACTCCTCATTTCAAGAACGGACTTTGTTTCTGGGAAAGCTGGGTGACAAAGTACATCAGTGAACGAGTTCCGGCAGGAGCATACTTCGTTGATGTCGGTGCAAACGTAGGCTACTATTCATTGTGGGCAGCAGCTCATGGATGTAATGTCATTGCCTATGAGCCAAACAAGCACCTGGTGCAAATGCTGGAAAACTCTGCCAAGGCCAATGGGATGTATATTGAGGTATTCCCTTGGGCGCTTTCTGACAAGAATGGCAAGATGAATCTGTATGTTCCAGAACATCATTCTGGAGCTGGCAGCCTGCACCACAAGCTTGGTAAGAAGACTGCTGTCAATGTCCAGAAGTTCGATGATTCATATCAGTTCGAGCCTGGTGCAGATGTCTATATGAAGATTGATGCTGAGGGTGCTGAGCCATTTATTTGGGCCGGTATGCAGAAGGCATGGGAAACCTACAACATGGTAGTCTTCATGGAATGGTCCAGCGCTCGGTACTCAGAAGCCTTTGGAAAGCGTCTGCTTGACGCAGCCAAGGTCAGTCTGATACAGTACGATGGAACTGCAACAGAGGTGTCTGAGAAAGAACTACTCGACATCAACGACATCAGAATGATTGTTTTGGAGCGCAAGTGATTAAGATTGGCATGATGGGCTCTCAAGGAACAGGAAAGACTTCGATGGCAGAGGCTATGAAAAATAGCCCTGCCTTCAGTCTTTTCAGGACAGTTCCGTCAACGGCCCGGCAGATAAAGGCGTATGGCTATCCTATCAATAGAGAAGCTACAGAGCTAAGTCAGATTCTCGTTCCCCTTCTTCGAATTATCGATGAAGCAGAGGCGATGACTGATACTCACAATAGAATGTATAAGCAGGGACTAATTTCTGACCGAACGCTGGTCGACTCCCTTGCATACACAATGTATCAGTCTGCTAATGTGTGGGACAATGGAGAATTCATTGGGCATGTCACGTATCGTCTGACACAGATGTACATGAGGACATACTCTCTTCTACTCTACTTCCCCATCTATTGGGCTAATGTGGATGATGGAGTTCGAGACCCTGACGAGAAGTACCGACGAGAAATCGACAACAACATAAAGACAGTCCTGGAAATGTTGGATGTTCCCTATTTCACAGTTCCGAACGTCTCTCCTCAAATGCGTGTGAACTGGCTTGTTGACAAGCTAGATATTCAGCGTGAGGAAGAGGCTCGGAAGTGGATGGAAATCTTTCAGGGCATGCTATAATTATCTTGAAAGTGAGGAGATACTATGGGAACACCGACACGAAGGCGCTCTAAGGAAAAGAATCCAGATAGCTGGTGGCAAGGAGCGTATGCCGGAATCCCACACATCATCGCTTCATATGAATTTGAACTAAATGGTGACAGCATTACGCCAAAGGCTCTCATCAAGTTCAAGAATACGCGAGGCTCTTACAAATTCCGATGTGTGGCAACCAATACAAGGACTGGCAAAACCTGGATTGACTGCATCAATGCAGACACAGGCGAATGGAAGTCTTTCTATGTGGAGAAGCTTAAGGGACTTGTAAAGCCAAGGCGTCCACGTAGAAGGAGAAGGGTTGCCTAAAGAACTAGACCAGCTAGACAGAATTGAACAGATGAATTCTGTTGTGGCTGCTCATCTGAAGGGCGACAATCCGACCGCAATTGCCCGGAATACGGGAATGAAGCGTGCCCAAGTACTCGAATATATAGACGAGTGGAAGGCACTGGCTGCAAACAATAAGACAATTCAGGCTCGTGCAACAGAGGCCCTTACAGGCATGGACGAGCACTTCTCAATGATTATCAGAGAACTCTGGGGAGTCCTGGAGGAAGCTGATATGAATAATGACCTCAAGACCAAGACAACCGTCTTGAAGAATCTTGCTGATGTTGAGGGAAAGAGAGTTGACCTTCTTCAGAAGGCTGGCCTGCTTGACAATCAGCAGATTGGAGATGAGGTTATTGAGATGGAGAGGAAGCATGAAATTCTTATTAGCATTCTCCGTGAAGTGACCTCAGAATGTCCTCACTGTAAGGTGGAAGTAGCACGCAGACTGAGCCGAGTGACCGATAAAGCCGAAACGATTGTCGTCCCGAATTGATTAAACCCCTTCATGATATACTTTTATCAATGAAGGGGTTTAATTTTGTCAACTGATTTTGCTGAGTTCTTCAATGCGTTGTCTGACGATGACTTTGAAGAAATTCCGGTAGATATTGAGGTCTTCGTACAGAGCGAAGACTATCTTGGCATGCCTCATTTGTCTGAGTATCAGTACCAGCTTATCAGGGCATCCAGCCAGATTTACAAGCACAGCACTCTGCACAATCTATATGACGCAGAGAGGGCGGAACGAAGATGGAAAGAAACATGCAATGAGGTAATCGCCTGTCTGGGTAAGGGTAGCGGAAAGGACTTTACGTCCACCATTGCCTGTGCCTACATTGTTTATTTGCTTCTGTGTCTCCGTAATCCAGCCAAGTATTTTGGAAAGCCTGTAGGCGACTCCATCGACATCCTGAACATTGCTATCAACGCAGCTCAGGCCAACAACGTATTCTTCAAGGGTTTCAAGAGTCGTATTGAGGGCTCTCCTTGGTTTGTAGGAAAGTACACGACCAAGGCTGGTCACATTGCTTTCGACAAAAACATCAATGTGTATTCAGGCCACTCAGAGCGAGAGGCTTGGGAGGGCTACAATCTCATCTATTGCGTACTTGACGAGATTTCCGGTTTTGCACTAGACTCCACGTCAGGAAACGAGCAGGCCAAGACTGCTGACGCTGTCTATAAGATGTATCGAGCATCTGTGGACTCTCGATTCCCGCAGGAAGGAAAGGTAGTTCTACTATCATTCCCTCGATTTAAGAACGACTTTATCTCACAGAGATATGACGCGGTAGTTGCGGAAAAGGAAGTCATAGAACGTAGTCACACATTCAAGCTAGACCCTGAACTACCTGATGAGATTGAAGAGAACAAGTTCACCATCAAGTGGGAAGAGGACCACATTGTTTCCTACAATGTGCCTCGTGTCTATGCATTGAAGCGTCCTACATGGGATGTCAATCCTACTCGTAAGATTGAAGACTTTACGACTGCATTCTTTACCGACCCAATTGACGCACTTTCTCGATTCGCCTGTATGCCACCTGACGCAATCGACGCTTTCTTCAAGGACAGAGAGAAGGTAGAAGCTGTCTTTGTAAGACCTAATGGCGTTGATGAAGACGGCACATATCGTGCAGACTTTACACCAAAGGAAGGTGTGCGCTACTATGTACATGTAGACCTTGCGCAGAAGCACGACCACTGTGCTGTAGCACTTGCGCATGTTGAAAAGTTTGTACAGAAAAAGATTGGTGGTCAACTGAATGAGGTGCTTCCTTATGTAGTTGTTGACGCTGTCCGATGGTGGACACCAAAGCCTGGCAAGGATATTGACTTTGCCGATGTAAGAGACTATATTACAGGACTGAAGCGAAGAGGTTTCGACCTCAAGCTAGTTACATTTGACCGTTGGAATTCCAACGACCAAATCAAATATCTGCGTGGTGCAGGCATCAGTTCAGAAGTCTTGTCTGTTGCAAAGAAGCATTACGAAGACTTGAGCTGGGTTATCTATGACCAGAGAATTATGGGTCCAGATATCCCATTGCTCAGGAAAGAATTGCTTCAGCTACGTATCATGCCAAATGACAAAATTGACCACCCTAGAACGGGGTCAAAGGACTTGGCGGATGCTACGTGTGGAGCAGTTCACAATGCAATCACATATACGCCACGTGATGACTATGGTACCATCGAGGTACAGACATACGAGTCAATTCGACGTGCTGAGATTGAGGCACGCAAGGAGGCCCTTGACATCGAGCGTGAACGTGATAATGTGATTGAAGCACCTCGTGAGAAGAGGGTTATGCCAGATGAGCTGGCTGACTATCTCACGAAACTTGAAATCATATGACCGGAGGTATGCCATGCCTGATTTAAAGCGTAAGCCGAAGGGAATCTCACGCGCTGAGATTTCTGAGATACTGGCAAAGCGCGACGGTTTCATATGTCAATACCCAGGCTGTGACCTTCCATTTACGAAGGATAACGGACCTACCATCGACCACTGGATTCCTTTGAGCGGTGGAGGTACATGGGATATGGACAACTTGAAGCTGATGCACAAGAAGTGCAACTCTGCAAAGGGTGACCGACTACCACTTGACGACGGTACGTTGCCTGTGATAGAAAGGAAGCCTAGGGTCAGCCGAGCCATCAAGCGAAGCGAACGACCTGAAGTCTGTGAGCGCTGCCAGTCTGGTAGGTCGCTCGGCCCGGAAGAGGAATGTGACCAATGCGGTAGCGGTCCGATGCCCCCAAGGTATCCTCAATGGGCTAAGGTGAAGCCAAACGAATGTACGCACGAAGGCATCTGGTGGTGCTGGTGCTGTATGAGCGGTGTGGTTGACAGAGTGCCAGCCAGTAAGATAGTTTTTGATGGAGGAGAGCCGGGGATAGACTAGTCCCCGGCACCTCTAAAAAGGAGAGTAATGACTGATGTAGATATTGTACTGATTGTAGACCGTTCTGGTAGCATGGCTACTATCCAGATGGAAGCAGAAACGGCCATCAATCAGTTTCTCAAGGACCAGAAGGAACTTGAGGGTGACGTGTTCGTTACTTTCGTGCAATTCGACAACAAGTATGAGCAGGTTTTTGAGAAGGTGAATCTTCCCAATGTTCCTCGTGTGGAGATTACTCCTCGCGGCATGACTGCCCTGCTTGACGCAATCGGTCGAACCGTAGTGAACTATGTTCCACGAACTGAGAAGACTATCTACGTCATCATGACTGATGGCCTGGAGAATGCTTCTCAGGAGTGGACAAATGATGCGGTCAAGAATCTGATTGAAGAAGAAAAGCAGCACGGAAGTGAGTTTGTCTATCTTGGTGCAAATCAAGATGCTGTATCTGTAGGTGCTAAGATGGGAATTCCCGTTGCAAGCAGCCTAACATTTGCGGCAGACAAGCAGGGGCTTGACGCAGTATCTCGAAGTATGACAAGCTACGTATCAGCGACTCGCTCTGGACTCGCATATGAGTTCACCGATGAGGACCGCAAGAACGCTACTGGCTTGACAGACGAAGAGTGAGCTGCTAAAGTAGTAAATGTGGGTCGAACGAGATTCGGTTATCTCAAACAATTGGTGATTGAATCGCCCCGTGCAGGGGCTCTCCGAAGCTCAAATATTTATCCACACAATGCATCGGTAGTTTAATGGTAGAACGCCTGACTTCCAATCAGACAGCGCGGGTTCGATTCCCGCTCGGTGCTCTGACTGTTCTCTTGAAGTGCCAGCATTAGCAGAGAGAATGCCGTTGGCGTCTGGCAACGCACGAATGGCGTCCGCTAGGTAGCACCTAGCAGGGAGAGGGCAATGTTTATCTCCCATACATTCCCCTTTGGTGTAACGGCAACACAACAGACTCTGAATCTGTAGTTCCTAGTTCGAATCTAGGTTGGGGAGCTGGTCCGACTTCGTGATATCGGCGGAAATAACGGAACCGGAACTCACATAATAACCATGGTAAAAGTGAGGAATGGCGAAGGGAAATATGCGGGAAGCGTAGGGTAAAACCACCTCGGACCGACAACTTGAAGGTGAGCAGGTTGCATACTAGTTAGCGTAATCGAACCTCCTGCATTAACATTGGCGTACTAACACCTTCAACATATGTCCTAAGTGTTACGGTAGCACGGAAGGCTCCAACCCTTCAAGCGTGGGTTCGACTCCTACAGGACATGCTTAAAAGCCCCGACTTCGGTCGGGGCAAAACCATTTAGGAGGAAAGTTGGGATACTACACAGATTTCAGACTGAGTGTTGAAGGTTCTGGCCCGGTGTATGATAAGCTGATGGAGCAGAAGGATAAGGTCATCATCTCTCCTGGCGACTACGATTGGAATTTCGGCCGGTGGGTAAGTGACCACTATACCGAAAATGCAAAGTGGTACGACTGGGAAAGTGACATGAAATCATTCTCTCTCGAATGGCCAAACGTTCTGTTCATCCTTGAGGGAAGTGGCGAGGAGCCTGGCGACATGTGGAAGGCATGGTTCAGAAATGGTGCCATGCGTAAGATTGAAGCCAAGATAGTCTTTGAGACTATCGACCCAGAGCTTGACAAGTACCTTCCATACGACTATGATTTGGAGAAGAGGTTGGCCAAGAAGTACATGGACGACCTCAAGGAACGCAAGAAGTCTCTAGAAGCTGAGCTACACAGACTTCAGTCAATGCTTGACAACAGCGTCTCAGACGATGTAAGCTTCAAGAAGACGGGCGGCAAGGACAAGAGTTGACACCGCCGAGAGCGTCTGCTAAGATTAAGTACAACGCAGCAAGCGATTGCTGCTATCAGGCACGGGGAAGATGGTAATCCGTTGGCTTTGGAAGCCTAAGACACTCGGTTCGATTCCGAGGTGCCTGACCGAATGTAGCTCCTAGGGGCTACACGTCCTGCGAGGGTGAGTGGTGGAGCGCCTGAATCTTGCGAGGTTCGGGACCGAGTTCGAGTCTCGGCACACTGCGTACTGGGGCTGATACGATAACTCAGCAAATACTTCGGGATGTGGCGCAGTTTGGTAGCGCGGTGCGTTTGGGGCGCAATGGTCGCAGGTTCGAATCCTGTCATCCCGACAATTTGGGTCGAAAGAAAACGGTTATCTTACACAATGGATAATAGGTTCGATTCCTATCTGTGCCGTAACAAGCACTGGTAAAGCCATCCGAGATGTGCGTGGTAGGATGGCATAAGGACTACGCTCTCTCCGTTCTCATCACTTACCTAAAGGATTTACTATGACAGTACTTCTAAGGACAATCCACGGAAGCCATCTGTATGGCCTCGCTCACGCAGGGTCCGATAAGGATATCTACGAAGTCATTGCGACTAAGCGGACTGCGCGTAAGCGAAACATTAAGCAAACCATCGTGGATGGAGTTGACAAAACGGTCGTAGACCTGTCAACATTCATGCATATGGTTGACGAATGCGTACCTCAAGCACTTGAAGCGCTATGGACGCCGGTCGCTGAGATTGATGAAATCCACGAATTCCGGACACAATATCGAGTGAATCGCGCCAAGATGAAGGAAGTATACATTCGAACCGCTCTGAACTTTGCCAAGCAAAATGATGTTAAGCGTAGGCGTCACGCCATCCGCTTGCTTCTGAACCTTGGTGCAGCATTGGAATACGGGAAGTTTAATCCCAGACTCTCCAATATGGATAAGTTCATTCTCCGTTCATCACTCGGAGAATCTGGAGCATATGAGGACGTTTTTCTAGGCGTCCTTGATGAAGTACAAAAGTGGGTCTGAAAGACGGCTCACGCCACTGGGCGGTGGCGAACCGGTGAACGCACCTCTCTGATAAGGAGGCATTGGAGGGTTCAACTCCCTCTCGCCCAACTGGTCTCAATGGTGAGACACTAACGAAATAACAATACAATGGTAGATTTCGACAAGAGACATTCCAAGGAACTTGTGAAACGCCCTGACACAGACCTGGTTGATACCAGGTCTTTTCGGTCTTCCGGTCAGGGTGTATTTTCGCATGTCCGAAAAGGAATGAAAGTTACCACTAAGGCCATTCTGGATTGGGTCTACCTGAATGACTATAAGGAAGAGATTGCTAAGGCGAAGATTGATGGCAATTTGGAAAAGGCCCGAAAACTTAAGATTGAACAGGAAAAGCGCAGTGAGCCAAGGCGGAAGAGATTCTATTCTATTCTTGCTTTCCTGGCTGCCCTGACAGGATGGGCATACGTGACATGGAGCATCGTACCGATTCTCTTTGTTGCAGGTGCCGCGCTGGTTGTGATGTGGTTCGTAGGAAGTGGCTTCAAGCCATCTGAAGCCTTCTCTGCCATTACAGGAAGCATGGACGAGAAGGACGACCCTATGGAGCCTTTCCCAATTGCTGACGCTCGCAACAGAGACGAGGCTCAGGAATGCTTGAGGAGAGCGCTTCTTGCTGAGGGAATCACTCCCAGGGTTATCTTGGAACCAACTCGTTACAATTGGGGATGGGAAATTCCGGTAGTTCTGAGAAAGGGTACTCCTGACGATGTAATGGCTAAGGCCAAGAAGATGGAAACTCTTATGAGACTTCCATCTGATGGAATGCTGGTAGCAGCTACTAGATTCCGGGCCGAAGTAATTATCAGACTTATGCAGACTGACCCATTTGCTGATATGACATCAGAGCCTAGAGCAGAACCATTGTCTCGTTCTATCAAGAACAAGTACAAGATTGCTCAGCGAATGGACGGTACGCCTCTTGAAATCTCTTTGCTGAGAAACCACGCAGTTGTTATTGCTGCGCCTGGTGGTGGTAAGTCAATGTTCATGCGTAAGCTGGCAGACATCACCACTAGCTGTAGAGACTGTGTAACTTGGGACATTGACCCTGGTGGTAATGGACTTGAGGTCTTCGGAAGGGCTATCGCACGACGTGGTAGGACGGAAGAGGAAATTGAGGAAATGCTTACCGAGGCTCTGGAGTACACCAAGATTCGTGCAAAGAAGCTGACGAAGCTGGGAATGGGTGACAACTGGCAGCCAACCAAGGAGCATCCTGCCCTCATCATCTTCATTGATGAGTTTATTCAGCTAAACAAGAAGTGCAAGGATTTGGCCATTCAGATTATCCGCAATGGACGTAAGTCTGCTATTACTGTCGTACTGGCTGCACAGCAGGCTACAAAGGACACTCTTGGTGCCGCCATTGCAGATGCGGTGTCTATCAAGGTTATGTTTGCTTCTCGTCATGCTGACGTACCTCTCGTGTTTGGTGAGGGCATGTTGTCGCAGGGCTGGAGACCTGATAAGCTACATCCAGCATCAGGTGAGGATGTGGAAGACGCTGGTAAGTGCTACATTTTGGGCGGTGGCTCAAGAGAGCCTTACTTGTACAAGGTCTTCCCAATCGAACCAGATGAGGCAATCGAGATGGGTGATGAACGTGAAGCAGAGGGCATGCCCGAGCTTGACAAGGATACCTACCTAGATGTTACAGTGACAGACACAACCGACAAGCGACTGCTTGAGGACGTGCTTGACATCTTTGAGAACTTCGACGAGAATGATTGGCTACCGGCCAGCATCTTGGTCAAGGAACTCAAGGGTTACGGTCACACCTTGACAGCCCGTCAGTTGCATGAGATTCTAGGGGATACCGGCCGAGAGAGCCGTATTTGGGAAGGGTCCAAGTACAAGGTGGCTGGTTACTTCCGAAAGAACATCGAGAAGCAATTGGAGAAGTAACATGTGGACAGCGGGTGTAATCTTTTACCTCGCAGTCTGTGCTTACCTTTGTAAGAAGAAGGGTTGGCAGATTCATTACATTGCCTGGGGCATGGTTGGTGGACTGATTCTCGCCACCATCGTTCCGACCCTTCCAGCACAGACGAAGCAGACAATGGAAAACGCTGCTCAGGCAGTTGTTTCTATCTTCGAAAGTTCCGGCATCGGGCAGGGTTGACAGCAACTCTGCCTCGCTGTAGGATAGACTTAAACCTAGTCCTTGTGGGGCTAGCGGAGCGCCTGTAGCATAACGGTCGATGCATCTGTCTTATAAGCAGACGATAGGTGGTTCAATTCCACCCAGGCGCACTTCATAACTACAATCTAGGGGCAAGAATGGCTCTTACGCATTCCCACGGTACACGGGTTGTTGTGCTCAAGGGAAGTCACCGAAATCAAGTTGGCACTGTTACTGTCAAGGTCAGAATGAAGGTCATCATCCTTGACAAGGACAACGTCGAGCTGATGGGTGCCTCTGACGAAATGGTCAGGAAGCTGTGAAGTGCAAGAAGTGTGGGGAATCTGAGAAGGAAGTGCGTGTTGCTCCCATCGTAGGTGACCCACTATGTGAGAGATGCTGGAACGACGTTCAGAATGATATGCGTCGGAAAGGTGCAAACTCTAAGAGCGAGTACGAAGAGTACGTCCGAACGCAATACAAGAGATGGCTGAGGAGCTGATTATGGAAAGTAAGAAGCACCTTGAGGTCGGAGACACCGTTTACGTTCTTCATGCACGGGCGGAAGTCTGGGACCTTGTTCCTTCCAACACTGCTATGATTAAGGTGTTGATGAAGGAAGGCCCTTCTGAGGGCCAGGTTTTCCCTGTAGTCCTTAAGCAAGTTGAGCGCGGCTGATGTTTCAAAAAGGGGACATCATTCGTGTAAAGCCAGGTAATACCAAAATGCCTAGAAAGTATTGGGGATTGACTGGTGTTATTTCTGGGCGAGAATCCTTTCTTGCTCGAAAGGTATTCCGGACAGATTACCTTATAGTTATGCATGGTAGTCTGGAACCTGCAACCTTTAAGGAAAGCGACATAGAGCTTTACCGCCCCTGATGGGGCACATGGAATGTAAGCGATTGGCTAGCAGGTATCTTGGAACGGTACTAAGGGTTTTACAGCCCGGCTGGGTTCGATTCCCAGGCATTCCGCAGGAGGTGTGATATGATAATCTGTGGCGACACAGTGAAAGTAAAGCACGACCGTCCTAACGTGGACCCTGCTTATTACGGTAAGCGTGGTAGGATTCATAAGAGGACTCGTATGCTTGGTGTTCTTGGTGCTGGGCAATACGAAATTATGTTCTTCGAAAGTGACCTGAATCATCCAATTATGGGTGTCATGGGTGGCTTCAATGAAGATGACTTGGAAGTTGAACGCTGACTTCCCTATGGAGGCACGCATTGGTGGGCTTATCGGTCTTGAAAACCGTGATGGCGTAGTGATATGCCGTGGGGGTTCGATTCCCTCTGTCTCCGCTTCGCCCGGTACATAATGTACCGGGCATTTTTGTAGGAGCATAATGCTAGGAAAAGGAAAGAAGCAGAAGGACTGCTATCATGCCAGAGTAAGAGAAATATATGGTGACGAAATCATCGCCTCTGGCTATAAGCGCGCCTACTGCTACGATTGCAAAAGATACCTGCCCGAACTACCTCCAGAGAGAAGAAAGTAAATGGCCAAGGAGTTCCCCAAGGGGAATAACAAGAGGGACTTCATCGAGTTCCTTGAGAAGAACAGAATTGAATTCTGGTGCTCCATCTGCAATACCGAAAACCCTCGCAAGTGTCAGTGCTGGACAGACATTCAGCGATGGGAGCAGGTTGAGCTGTGGCAGGGTGAGGAGAGGCGCAAGAAGTGACAGCCGTTCTCATCGGTGTCCTGCTCCATTTCATTGGTGATTATCTCATTCAGACAGACTGGATGGCACAGCTAAAGACAAAGCGCTGGCTACCGGCCATTGTCCACGGTGTCACCTATGGTGTCCCATTCATGTTTGTCACGATGTCACCAATAGCTTTGGCTGTCATCATTGTCACTCACATTGTCATCGACCATTATCGACTGGCAAGACATGTTGTCTGGGCAAAGAACCAGCTAGCACCAAAAGAATGGCGGTATTCATGGGCTGAGGGTAACCTCACTGGATATCGCAATGACGCACCACCATGGTTGACAACCTGGTTGATGATTATCGCGGACAACACTCTGCATGTCATCATCAACACTCTAGCCATCCTCTATCTATGAGGATGGCTTTTGTCATTCTCAGGACAGTCTGTCACTTGTCCCGTGACATGTCCTGTGACACGATGACATGTCCAGTGACATCCATGTGACATGTCCTACGGCTGTCCTCGCAATTTGAGAAAGAGGCGGCGGCTCCGGAGGTCGCATTCGTTTTGTTCAATCCTCAGAGCGCGGCCCGGCGGCCTTGAGGACGGAAGAATGTCTTAGAGACCAGATACAAGAGAGAAGACCTAATAGGTTCAAGGAGGGAGTTGACAGGATTCTCAGAGGTCTGCTAAGGTGTAGTTACACTAGAAAAGAATAAAGAAAAATATCTAGAAAGAATCTAAACCGGTTCTAAATAATATAGAATAGATTAGAGAATATGAGACTATTTGAACTTCATAGAGATATAGACTCCTCTGGAGTCTCTGGCACAGGCGTTGTTGCTCAAGGTGTTGAGTTTGACAATCGTCAGTGTTGTATGACATGGTTGACGGAGTGGAACTCAGTGGCTGTCTATCCCGACATCCAGACCCTTGAAGCTATCCATGGACACGGTGGCAACACTCGTGTAGTATGGGTGGAAGGCCCGGCGACACAGAAGTATGTAAGAGTTGCTGGTAAAGACAGACCAATTCAGAGAGTTGACAAGCTCTCTTGAGTCATGTAGAGTAAAACGTAGATGGTCGGCAAGCAGGTAAGAGAGGAACACAGGAGCTTGAGCGACAACCCCTCCACCATCACCTTGCCTCTGTAGTATAGTCTGGTCTAATGCACCTGATTGTCAATCAGGAAATCGCCGGTTCAAATCCGGTCAGGGGCGCATATGAAATGGGATATAGAGCTGGTATTGGAGCATCAACCGACAGGGTTTGCTCGACAGATAATGATGATAGGTCATCCAGCAGAATCCATGTTTGATATAGTAAGAACCCTGATAGAAAACTCAGCAGAACTAGCTGACGATGTCAGGGTCACTCACCTTGAAATAAGGGAGAATAATGGCAGCGATTCGATACTGCCCTAACTGCTTCAAGAATGTTCTCACACAGCCCTTGAAGCAGAGTTGCAGTGAGTGTGGACGAAAGCACACACTTCCTGTTGACAGAAGTCTTCCAATTCCGGAAGATAGAGGTAAGCACGATAGGTTTGTTGACTACCGAGAATACCGTGAGGATTAATGGCTGACAAGCAGTGGCTCGTAAAGGGTCATTACACCAAGGACGGAAAGCGAAAGCCTTTCGATAACGTTTATTCCGCTTCAAATAAGTCCGGTGCTGAACGGGCTGCCAAGGCTGACTATGATAGTTATGTCAATGGTGGATATGAGAAGGGGACCTTTGGCAAGCTCAATGTAACCCAGGTTAGTGAATGGACTGAGAAGGACCGCAAGGCTTTTCTCAAGTCTAAGGGTATTAAGTGAAGAAGGCCCGGAAGGGCTGACCCGGCATAGTGTAGTGGAAACACGATACATTGTCAGTGTATTATCGAGGGTTCAATTCCCTCTGCCGGGACTTTGCGGGTCGAAAGAGTAATCGGTTATCTTCCCAATTGAAATGAGAAACGGCAGGTTCGAATCCTGCAAGGGCCAAGGAACGGCCAACTCCGATTCTCACCAATATATCCGCTACAGTATGAATACTGAAGAAAGAATTGCAAAGTTCAAGGAACTCTGGAAGGAACATACATATTTCGAGGATGCCATGGGCTGGCTCGAAGATGAAATTCCAGAAGGAGAATTCAAGCCTAAGTGGGTTACCACTGTTGAAGAGGATGAGTCTCGCTGGATGATTCACACCCTTGAGGTGATGGAGATTGACGAAGGCGTATACGTTGGTGTACGCTGGGAGCGAGGCAAGACAGAGATGCAGGAAAACCTGTACGAAGACGACGATGTCTACCTTCTTGACAAGAAGATTGTTGAGAGAGTAGAGTGGGAGACTAAGAAGAGGCTATGAAGAACTGGCTTGGACATGATATTGTCGTAGGCGCAGTTGTCTTTCGCGGTGGAAGGCAGGGAGACAGTTCCTCCTTCCGCGTCGGCGAAGTCGATGCAATCGACGAGACAAAGCGCACGGCTCGTGTAATCTGGCATTGGGTTCCTTGTCAACGGCCGGTGTGGGATAGTGACCAATATGAGTATTGGCATCAGGACGACAATCGGTATTACGTAGAGGGCCCAAGTGAGGCCCATACCCAGAAAACTCGATATAACATCAACGACCTTGTTCGTCTTGATGATGAAACTCTTGAGCGCCTGAATAAGCGTCATAAGCTTATCAAGGCAGCCATTCACTACAAGATTCGCAAGGAAGACTTTGCTCAGTTTGAGCACGATTTTGAAATGGGACTAATTCCCGAATACTCTATGCCTTAGAAAGGGCCGGTAAGAAAAATGTCAAACGCACTTAATAACGCTGCCAAGAGTCTTAACAAGACTGCACAGACTCAGCGTGCTCGCAAGGACCAGGTCAAGAACAACGCTGGTGGATTCGTCTTCCAGGTTTCTGACCAGGCCAGGCTTGAGCGATTTCTGATTCTGGGTGTTGATGGTGGCACCTATTACGTATCTGAAGTTGACCACGCAAAGCATAACGTCGACTTCCTCAATGAGATGATTGAGCGAGACGAATCCTCTGTACTTAACACCATTGTGGACGTGTCTGTCAATGGTCGTGCGTACAAGCAGTCTCCTGCTCTGTTCGCTCTAGCCTCTGTTATTGCCCATGGCAAGGACAAGCAGGCGGTCAAGGCAGTATTCAATCGTGTCGTTCGTACAGGTACTCACCTGTATGAGTTGATGAACTACCTTACTTCACTCAATGTGGGTTGGGGTCGTTCAAAGCGAGAGATTGTTGCTTCTTGGTTTGACCGAGATGCTGACAAGCTGGCTTACCAGGCGGTCAAGTACCGTTCTCGTAAGTTTGGCGAGCAGACTTGGACGCTCCGAGATGTAATGCGTCTTTCCCACCCACGAGATGTGAACACGTCTGTTGCAGACTTTGTTCTGGGCAAGCCTCATGACGCTATAGATGACCTTCGGGTTATCGAGGGCTTCAAGAAGATGCAGAAGGCTCAGTCAGTGGACGATGTTCACAGCGTTCTCCGTGAGTACGAGATGCTTTCATGGGAGGCAATCCCAACTCAGTTCCTCAAGGATGTGAGTGTATGGAAGCGAATCTTCGCTAACGGACAGCTTCGTGGCCAGGCTCTAGTCCGAAACATTACTCGCCTCGCGCGAATTGGTGCTTTCCAGGACATGCGCTTTGCTGCTGCTTATGCAGGACAGCTCACGAATCAGGAGATGATTGTACAGACTCGTCTGCACCCAATCAACTTCCTGAACGCGACTGTTGTGTATAATGAAGGCCAGATGAAGACCGTAAGGGACCGATTTGGCTGGGAGCGTGAGGAGCGTGTCAAGGACTGGACGACTGAGAGTGTTATCGTAGATGCCCTCAATGAGGGATTCCACAAGGCATTCAAGGCTGTCGAGCCTGCTGGTAAGCGAACGATGCTAGCCATCGATGTTTCAGGTTCTATGAGTGCAAAGGCTAATGGTCTCGACCTTAGCTGTGCTCAGGTATCTGCTGCAATGGCAATGACCATCGCTCGTACCGAGCCTGCTCACATCATCCGTGGCTTCACGTGTGACGGTTACAGCTATAGGAACAGTGGTCTTACTGACCTGGGTATTTCTGCCAGGACCGACCTTGCTACGGCAATGCGTAAGGTTCAGCGAAGTAACTTTGGTGGCACAGACTGTTCTCTTCCTATGGTCTGGGCAAAGCAGAATGATGTAGAGGTTGACACATTCGTCGTTATCACTGATAACGAGACGTATGCTGGCAACATTCACCCATTCCAAGCGCTGAAGGACTACCGTAAGGCAACTGGTATTGACGCAAGGCTCGCTGTTCTAGGAGTCGCATCAACTCCATTCACCATTGCGGACCCATCAGACGCAGGCATGATGGACTTCGTAGGATTTGACAGCAATGCGCCTCGTGTGCTGGCTGACTTCTCCGCAGGTCGCATCTGAGCGAATCCCCTCTTCGGAGGGGATTTTTGCTATACTGGATAGATGATAAGCAAAGAAGAAAGAAAAGAACTAAAGCTCGCAAGGTCAAAGGCAGAACTAGTAAGAACTGTGACTAGCATCTTCCAGATGATTATTGCTTCTGCGACTCTCATCATCCTGGTCTACGTCAACTTCATGCGTTGACAGGCTGCGCGTCGTGGTGTAGAGTCTTACTCATGGGAACGAAGATTTCTATCCAAGAGCTGTACGAGCGTGACAAGGGAATCTGTGGACTCTGTGGTAAGCGCGTGACGCGCAAGCAGCTCCTTGCAGGACTTGCTAATCGAGACCACATTGTTCCGGCCTCTAAGGGAGGAACTAATCGAGCTGATAACCTGCGCCTGACTCACTACGGCTGCAACATTCGTCGTGGCAATGGTGAGGACAATGGTGAAAAGGGCCGCTTGGTCATCGAGAACAAGCGCAGGGAAATTTTCGAAAAGCAGGATGGCTTGTGCTACCATTGCACCAATCCAATCTCTGACGACAAGGAAACGGTCGCTCTGATTCGTGGAAGCTACCTCGCCCATCGGGAATGTATTCGTCGTGATAGGCAGAAGTAGTGGATAAGAACGAACCAGGCGTATCAATCCTCAGTCTATTGAGGATGCTCAAGCGCGCAAAGAAAATTCGGCCGGTAGTGGAAATGTCTACCTGTGGCCATTGTAAGACACAGTACGATATCCATAAGGGACATATGTGCCCTTACATCAGAGAACTCTATAAGAACATGGAGAATTCATGAGTGGCTACGAGACTCGTTACTACACCTTCAAGGGAAGTAACAAGCTGGCTGATGAGATTGCCTATCTTGCAGTCAAGAATCATTGTCGGGTTGCCAACCGTACGTGCACTGGCATTTTCAACAAGGAGCATCGCTTTGAGGTTTTTGGTGATGTCAGCGGCATGAACCGATTTGAAGTTGAAATGGCTGACGCTAAGCGGAGGCTTTCTTGAGCAACAGTTTTTACCATGCTCGCAGCTCTGCCCGGAAGTGGGGAGGTGAGCCAGAGGACTATATCGCCATTCATGAATGGATTGATGCATCCAAGGCTCATTTCGGAGACGCCCGGCACAGAGCATTGCGTCATCACACAGAAGGATGCTGGGAGGCCGAACGAGTATTTGGCCTCACCATCACAGTAAAGAAGAGAAGGTCTGGCGTAGAAGTGCGTGTACCTGTTCGTGAAATTGCTGAACAGCACGTCTTTGAAGACCTGGGCTACATTCCAAGCCTTGCTGACTGGTTGAAAAACATGCAGCTAAAGGAATGGATGGGCGGCAAGGTAAAGACTGTCGTCTCGCGTTCTGATGTATTGAAGGGAAACAATGACTAATCTATATGGCCGTAATCTTCGTGGCGAGCCACAGGACAATGATTCATGGCCGGAACAGGATGACACGAAGGTATTGATTGATGCAATCGATGCTTTGCTTGACCTGGACCATGTGAAGGCAGTAAGCTGGACCCAGCACACACCAAGCTTCAACGATGGAGAGCCTTGCCGATTTGGCGTAGGAACTGTGTCTGTTAGCCTTGAGGGTGTTCAGCGCGAAGAAGACAGTGACTGGTATGACGATGAGCACGGATACTTCCTGTCTGAGTACGACCTGTACAGCTACAAGGACAATGAAGACGGAAGCACCAATTGGGATGAAAAGGTGTGGGAAGTCTCTGGGGTGCCAACGAAGGAAATCTATGATAAGCTCAACGAGCTAGAGAAGATTCTCGACAATGGCGCTCACTATGCGTGGCTCATGACCTCTTTCGGAGACCCGGCAGAAGTAGTGGCTACAGAAGAAGACTTCATTGTCGAAAGATATGAAGGCGAGTAAGGAGCAACATGTCTTTGGAGCATATTGATGCAGAAGGAGTCCTTGACCTTATTTCAGGTACCATTGATGGTGGCTGGAATGATGGAATCAATGCTTTCGTTGGTGCATCAAATGATGGTGAATTCCTGAACGTCGAAGTTGAGGACGAGCACGGGAACAAGAAGACCTTCACTCTGACGATTGAAGAAAGCTGACAATTCATAACATCATCTATAGTACAATGTGACTATAAGGAGGTGTTATACATTGGCATACATCGAAATCAATAGCTTTCATTTCGATACCGAAACTGGAAACATCATTGTTCAGTTTTCTCGTCCAGTAAATGTTTCATATGAGCACGACGAAATGGCTTCTGCCTATGAAGTGCTCGAAGGAGAGCTATTCCTTGACGCTAACAGTACTGTGATTGGAAACTGGTGGCCAGCGTCCCTTGACGGAAACATCGAGCAGGGGTACTCTGGAAGACAGCAGGGAGAGACCAGGAACGTCATTCCTGAAACCCCACTGCATGATGTTCCAACTTCTGACCAAGTCCCTCAGCCTGAAGAGTGACTTGACAGGCCAAGCAAGACACGTTAGACTAGTAACACAGCGCAGGACGGAGCGCAGCAACTAAATCCGTTCATGCCCCTATAGTCTAAGGGTAGGATACAAGATTCTCAATCTTGTGGTCGGAGTTCAACTCTCCGTAGGGGTACGTGGCACCACCAAAGATACCAACTCAAATAGAAGCGAAATTAGTAGTGGCTATACTCTGTGGAGTGATTGGCTCACTACTAGCAAGCTTTCTCATGATGGGTTGTATCGCAGAGACAAATGAAACTAGCAAGATGAAGGCATGTGTCTCTAAGGGTTATGAGTGGGTAGCAGCGCCCGGTGGTCCTGAGTGCAAGAAGCCGGTTGACATAGTGTTTCAACCAAGCTACGATAGTAACAACGAAACAGACAAGCCCCGTTAGTCTAGCGGCCTAGGATTCCAGACTTTCAATCTGCGAGAACGTCGGTTCGAATCCGACACGGGGTACGTACAAAGTGGTCCTGTCTGATGCGCAGGTTAAATACTATCAAGACGTTACTAGTGCGTCTGAAAGTGCCATTATGCGGGTGTCGTCTAGCGGCTAAGGCCCCATCCTTACAAGATGGTCATCGGAGGTTCGAGTCCTCTCACCCGTACGAGTCCCCGTCAGAGGCTAGAGGATGACGACCTACATTCTGACAGCAGTTGGGCACACCATAGTTAGGATAGCCACGAACTGCATTGGGTTTGATTGGTATGACGTTAGTGAAAGCCGACAATGGACCGCTAACCGCAGAGGGTTCGAATCCCTCCAAATCCACGTTGGAAGGTGTTGAGGTGAGAGAAAAGTTGGTCACTCAGTATCTCTGCTCATTGTGTAAGGTCTAACCAACCATCACACCAGGCACGAATCTGGCCCTTCCGTAGACTTGATGATAAAGACCCCTAAGCTGATATTCCATATCAGCCGGACACTTGGCGGTGACGCCTTTCATCATATGCTCCCATAGACCAATTGGCAGGAGTCGCACGGCTTAGACCCGTGAATGTGTCGGTTCGAATCCGACTGGGAGTACTCCATAACTACAAAGACAAGGATACAGGTGGCAGCCTGCCCCAAGGGTGGAAAGCACGATTGGAAGATATGGTCTGGAAAGTATCGCTGTCGTAAGTGTGGTGAAACAAGTAAGATACAGCCTGCTTAGGTTGTTTATGCGTCTGTGGTGGAATGGTAGACACGCTGGTCTTAGGAACCAGTTCTTCGGAGTGCAGGTTCGAGTCCTGTCAGACGTACTTTGACTGTCATCCGGAGTCAGTCAAATGCATATAGGGTCGCTCCCTATATGAGGAACATAGTTTAAATGGGAGAACGGCGAAATGCGCTGTCGAACGGGAGATGCTGCCGAGCTAAAGGTGGGTTCTTTGCTAGTAGATAACAGAGTAGTCAGTGTCGGTTCGAATCCGGCTGTTCCGCTAGCCTGCGACGACGTTTCGATGTAGGTCCCCTAGGGTTTGCGCAGACCCGAAGGGCATTCGAGAAAGGTGCCTAGCTAGGTCCGTCTATCAATAGGGTGAGAGTTTTTCGCGGTTTTCCTCATAATTAAACCGTGCTTGGTCCTTTAGCTGAGATAGATTAGCGATAGCCTGAAAAGCTTTAGAGGTCGGTGCGATACCGTCAGGGACCACAATGAATGGATGACTCATCTGATTTCGAATAGGATGTTGAATCCATGCAGGAGGCCCGGTATGCTAGCTAGGGTAACGGATGTTGCATGACGGCTTCGGACATCCAAAAACAAACAGGAAACCGTCCCCTCCGTAGTGGTGTAACGGTAACATACCTCCTTGCCAAGGAGGCGTCGCGGGTTCGATTCCCGTCTACGGGACTCTTGCCCCAGTATTGGCCCGGCCTTCTAAGCCAGAGGCGCATAATGGAAAGATGCAGGTTCGAATCCTGTCTGGGGTGCGTGAAGGTGAGAAAAATGGTCGTATATTACGACGGTGTCAGCGAAGAAGAGGAAGACAAGCTTATGGAAGCTGTAGAAAATATCCTCTGTCCGAATGCTGAAGAAGAGAATCATGAATGCAGAATGCATCTGATGACCTGGCAGACCGTTGACGACTACAACGATGAATGAAAATGCTCGGTAGAAAAGTCTGGAGAGGCCAGACGTTCGAGGACTCTCCGCTTAAAAACAAAATTTGGAGGCGTCGTGAACGAAGAGACTGGCAGCGAGAATGGAGTCATGACAGACTTGGTTCTGGCAGGAATTCTTCAGATTGAAGAGATAGAAGAAAATGGTGACATTCTACTATCTCTTGACTGGGAAAAGCTTTACGAATACGATTCAAACATCTACTACTACCTCAGAGAAGCTGAGCTAAACGGTGAGATGATACAATAGGGACATGAAGACCTATGAAATCGCAGTTAGCCTGTTGCTGTCAGTAGAAGCTCCTGACAAATCAGACGCACTTGAAGCAGTCAAGGACACGTTTGGTGAAGGTGAAATCTGCGGAATAGATATCAAGGACATCGAGGTTGAAGTTGTCGATGAACTTTGATATGCTGTCTAACGTACCAGGTGTTGAGTTCTTCCTTAAGTGCACATTTTGCCCGGAAGAGTCAGACGGTAACTTGACAGTAGAGCTTGAACCTGGTATGTTTGTACCAATGCCAATCTGTGAAGATTGCTTGGAGCAGCAAGCCAAGAACTTCAATATGATTGAAAGTCCTGAATAAGGACTATGGGCGGTTAGTGTTAATGGTAGCACGAGTGCTTTGCACGCATTAAGCAGGGGTTCGAATCCCCTACTGTCCACCAGAACTGGGTTTGATTCAACAAAGGCTTAGGCTTAGAGGTGTACCACTCGGTTCTTAACTTCCTGCGCAGGGAGGTGCAAAATGACACCAGAAAGAGCATTGGCAATTGGAATTCTAGCACTAGTGCTACTTGCAATTTTGTTTGCCGTTCTGTAAAAATATTGGCTGGCCGATACGAACCCCATCGTATCCTTGCCCGAGGGTTAGGGACCAGCATTTATTATGCCCGAGCTAGGTACTTAGGAGTCGGGAGAATGTAACCCTAGCGTATGCTCCAGTCGCACAGTCTGGTAGTGCAACGGACTCTTAATCCGTGTGGACGTCGGTTCAAATCCGACCTGGAGTACATAAACCACCCAATCCCTAGTGGATTGGGTTTTTTCATGCTACAATAATTAGTATGACTACACCAAAGAAGTACACCCCAAGACCAGGTGACATTGGACTGACCCGAATCGGTGGCCTTACAGGCGTTCTAGTGGGCCTAGGGCAATTCATCTTGAGGGATGCGAGCAGATACACCCACGTCTTTGTTGTTTTGGACAACGAGGAAGTCATAGAGGCGATGCCAGCTGGAGCAATCATCAGCCCGCTGGACAAGTATGCTGGAACTACTAAGTATGGAAGTCCACTGGCAGCTTACCTAGACATCAAGTTGACACAGGAGCAGCGAGACGCTATCGTAAGAGAAGCCCGGCAGCTAGAGGGAGTTCCATATAGCTTCCTTGACTACGTTGCCTTGGCACTAGAACGTGTTGGCTTGCACTGGAAGTGGATTGAGAATAGAGTCACTTCTAGCAAGCATCTAATCTGTTCCCAATTGGCCGATGAAGCCTATAAGCGTGCAGGTGTTCATCTGTTCGAAGATGGTAGGCTATCTCAAAAGGTCACTCCTGGGGACTTGACGTACGTAGGATTTGACCAGAGGTACGATGAAGAAGTGCTCTGATTGTAAAAGAGACAAGGCAGAGAGCGAGTTTTACAAGACCTCCAAAACTGGAGGTCTTCGCTCTTACTGCAAGGAATGTAGTAAGGTACGTAGTAGAAAATACCTGAAAGAAAACCCGGAACGAGAAAAACAGCATCAGCAAACCTATAGAGATAAGCACAGAGAACAACTCAATGCATGGTTTGTTGAGTGGAGAAGGAAAAACAATTCAAGAGCTAAAGAAATTTCTGCAAAGGCGAGGGCCAAAAGAAAGGAAGCTCTAGGAGATTTTGAACTTCCTGTTGGGTTCTGGGACGTACTGCTTGACTTCTACGAGGGAGCTTGCCTCTCATGTGGAACTGATGGTAAGCTAGAGCTAGACCACGTTGTTCCACTAGCAAAAGGTGGGACTCATTCCGTAGACAACTTTCAGATTCTTTGTCGCTCATGTAATGCTAGGAAGGCTACAAAGTCTACTGATTACAGGAAGGGAAGAATCTTCAAGTGAGTACGATGAAGTGCCTGGGCTGTAAGAAAGAAAAGCCCAGAAGTGATTTTGGAACGACCGGTACGGCGAAGGGCTTGTGCAAGTCCTGTCGCTCTGGTAGAGTGAGTAGCACAGGCAAGGGAAAGAGGTCAGGAAGCTGGCTCGATGGCGTTGGAGATGCTATCGGTGACTTCATCGAGGCGATTCTACCTTGACTAGAACTCAACTACTTGCTATCCTAGACAGGAAGGCAAAGCTAGCGAAGAGAAACATGTCAGCCGCTAATCAGCGAGATGACCGAGTTGAGACTCGTGCATATGCTGTTGAGCTGACTGAGACAAATGCATTCATTCAGGCACTGAAAAGACTCAAGAGCCTAGATTAGGAAGTAATGTATATTTACTACAAGTCCAGGGAACTGGCTTCTAAGTTGGGATGGTTCTTTCTCGGAAAGTACCGTGAGCTGAAGATGCGAAACATGTAAAATGCCCGAAAGGGCTATTCCCACGATACACCTGTGTGGCTCGGTGTAGCAGACTGTTAATCTGCCGGTCGTTGGTTCGACTCCAACCGTGGGAGCTGGCCGCCAAAGCTTAGGGAGATAGCTACCCTAGGCAAGGATAAACCGGATGATAGCTTGTGATATTCTAGACAGGTCATAAGTGAAGACAAGGTGGAAACCCAGAGGCAAACTGGGGCACGGCCAACCACTTATAGCTTTACTAACAGCACGTAGATTGTCTGTGTACCTTTGGTTTTACGGCTTTTTAAATCTTAGGAGCAGGCATGAAGAAGGGTTTAGCGGCCCTACCCAATCAAGAGGAAGCCGTTGAGATTGGTCGTGCTAGAGTAAATAAGCGGCTGTTGGGACCGCTTCAAGCAAGAGACACCGCTCAAAGGTGGAGTGCTGCATCCCTTCCTATGGCCTATAGCTTAACGGCAGAGCGATTGACTGTTAATCAATTAGGTGCTGGTTCGAATCCAGCTAGGTCAGCTCGCACAGAGATTGTATCAACGTGCTCTCGTCAGACCCCGGCACTAGTCGGGGTTTTTGGCGTATGGTATCCTTGCATAGAAGGAGGATACTATGATAAAGTTCGTTTCCGGACTGAAGCCCGGTGATGTTACAGGGTTTGGCACTGTTGTTGCCTCGCAACGAGGTCTTGACGGCAGAACCTACACCTTGGTACTATCAGAGGGTAGAGAAGTTCAACTCAACCGATTCAGACTAGTTAGGACTAGACGTGAGTTTTAAGGAAACCATCAGGGCCAAGGGTTCCGAGTACGCCAAGAAGGGCGTCAAGGCTGCTGGTTCTGGTGCAAAGAGCGTTGCTCTTTCCGGCATCATGGCGAGCGGTAAGGGAATCAAGGCTGGCTGGGAGCTTGGCAAGAACTATGCTCAGACAAAGAAGTATGCTGACCTCAAGGTTGGCGACTTCATTGAGCAGGGCCAGGTCGTGCAGAACATGCAGAATTTTTCAGACCGTAGGATGCGTGAAATCACTGTGACTGGTGAGCATACCGAAACCCTTACCGTAAAGGGTGGAGACCGAGTAAAGGTCATCACTGCTGTTCAGTGTGGTAAGCTTGCTGTAGACTTCGAGTAATCGAAGGGCCTTCGGGCCAATGTCCCTATAGTTTAGAGGATAGAACGTCACTCTCCTAAAGTGAAGACGCAGGTTCGAGTCCTGCTGGGGATACATGGACGATAAAGTATATCTAGTTTTTCAATGGACAGACAACGATGACCCCGATTACGAAACGGATATCGAATATCTGGGGGTCGCAATGTCAGAGAAGCGAGCGAAGGAAGTCATCGACGCCTTTAATCCTGGTCCTGATTGGGAAAAGAATGGCGAATATGAATGGCGCTGGACCGAAAAGCAGTCCAATGGCTGGACACGTTGGGCCGAGACTGGTGTGACATACACCCCTCTTGACATCCTGTGAGTTGACAAGAGGCCCAGCGCAGAGTAGAGTAGTCAACAGATGGACACCTCCTAGTGTCTAGAGTACACATCAATAGGAGGAAAAATGAAGGTATGGCTCATCGTTGACGGTTGCGGATGCGGCTGGTACGATGGAGAAGTAATCAAGGGCGCTTACACTTCTGAGAAGAAGGCAAAGGAAGCACTTGATAACATTGAAGATGGCTACTACCTTGACATCAAGGAGCTGGTAGTCGAATAAAGCCGAAAGGCTATGGGGATGTAGCTCAATTGGAAGAGCAGTTCAATGGCATTGAACAGGTTGTGGGTTCGAATCCCATCTTCTCCACGCAGTTTTATCAGTTTCTGGCACAACATGAAACTGAACGAGGCAGGTTCTAGCAGACCTAATTGGTAGCAAGGTGTAGCCCGTACACCCCTTGCAGCGTACAGACCACATGTGCTAGCATGGTACGTATATTAGGGAATGTGCGGCTGGTCCCCAATCATTCCCAACCAAGCTCCGGTAGCTCAGTTGGTAGAGCAGGCGGCTCTTAACCGTCGTGTCGCTGGTTCAAGTCCAGTTCGGAGTACAAAACGAGGTTGCAAACTCGTTCAATCATGTTGGGGTTCGATTCCCTCTGGTGAAACAACATGGTGTAATTGAGAGGAAAAGGCGGGGGCACATAATAAAGCCCTGCTGTCTAGCCACTCTTTTATGGTCCGGTCGCACAGTCTGGTAGTGCAATTGACTTTTAATCTTTGAGGACGTGGGTTCGAATCCCACCCGGACCACATGGGTAATAAGGTATGGAATAAGGGTGATAAGGTCATCCGAAACAATAACACTGATGCTGGTACTGTTGAGAAGCAAGACGGCCGGTGGGTGATAGTTACCCTTGACACTGGTGGCCAGAAGCGTCTTGGTGCCAACGATTTGAAGCGAAGGCGTTGATGGCATTCAAAGTACATGATAAGGTAAAAGTAGTCAGTGGTCCTCACGCTGGCAAGACTGGTAAGGTCTTGGCAGTCACAGGAAAGACCTGTACAGTGAAGACAAAGGAAGGTACTTATCACATCCATGAGAACGACCTCAGAGGGAACTGAGGTTTTATCTCCTCTTAGCTCAATGGATAGAGCGACAGGCTTCGAACCTGTGCGTAGGGAGTTCGATTCTCTCAGGGGAGGCTTGACATAGCCAACATGGCATGTCAGACTAAAGGCAGGCAGACGGACAAGGAGAACAGTGGTTCAAGGTCCATGCATTCTGTGGACCGGCAATACTATTGAAACACATGGCAATACCTACGGGATTTTGCCCGGTAAGAAGATAGTCCTTGCCCACAGAGTTGCTTATGAGAAGAAGCATGGGAAGATTCCTGACGGTCTAGTAATTGACCACTTGTGCAGGAACGGACTGTGTGTTAACGTTAAGCATCTAGAGGCAGTCACCAATGTAGAAAATGTAATGCGTGGTGAAGGTGCTCCAGCAAAGAATGCTAGAAAGACTCATTGTCTGAGGGGCCACGCGCTTACTCCAGACAATATTTACAATCGCAGAAACGGTCGAAGAGACTGTAAACTCTGCAACAAAATAAGGCGTGACAAGTAAGCGGTCGGACAAGGCTATGGAGTGTGAGAGTAGTTCAAGCGGTGGTAACTTAAATGCCCACTTAATGATGCTCAACAAAACTGTGGGATGCGAGTGGACCAGCCTTACTTGACACAAGCGGGGAACATGAGTATGCTAACCTCTAAGAGGAACGACGACTACAAGTTCCCCGCTTTTCAATAAACAAATCTAGTAACTAGGAGTTACATAATGAGTTTTCTGCGTAAGATGAAGAACTTCACGCCTGCCGCTCACCTGTCTCCCAAGAAGACAGTTGCGCTGACGCGAATCAATTCTGGTCAGCCTGCTGCAAACGTGAGTCTCATCAAGCAGAACGGCGTCTCCTTCGAGAAGAAGGTTGCTAGCGCTGTGTCTCTTCAGAAGAGCATGGGCGTTGAGAATCGATTTGATGTCATTGCTCTGATTGACGAGTCTGGCTCAATGGGCGGACTTTTCCGCGATGGAACTGTTCAGTCTCTTGCAGAGCGTGCTCTAGCATGGACAGCCGGTGTGGATGCGGATGGCATGGCCCCTGTTGGTGGCTTTGCTTCTGGCTTCAAGTGGCACGGAGAAATCAGTCTGTCCAACGTTATGGGATGCGCTGCAAATTGGCGTACCTGGGGCAGCACTGACCTGACTGCTGGCCTGAAGGCGGCTCTGGAAGTTGCAAAGGGTGCTGACAATCCTGTCTACCTCTTTGTTATCACTGATGGCTCTCCTGATGACCGAGGCTCTGCCGTTAAGCTTATCAAGGAGATGTCTCAGTATCCTATCTTCATCAAGTTCTTGCTAGTTGGGAATGACCGATGGGGCAAGGAGTTCCTTGAGTACGTGGACGACCTTGAGCAGCACGAGCCTGGTGGTCGACTGTTTGACAACGTCGACACTCAGCACATCGTGAACGTCTCTCGCGTCAGCGACGACGATTTCAACAAGGCGATGACTGAGGAAGTTGCATCATCCGTTGCTGCAATGAAGCAGGTTGGCCTGGTTCGTTGAGTTGACACAACTCACTACATGATGTAGAGTAGTACTCATAACCAGCTCAAGCTTGGCCGAAAGGCCCGGCGGCGTTCAGGGAAGCTGGGATGTGTGATAGAGTGAACGTACTCACACAAAGGCCACAGTAGAAAGTCCCCGAACTGGTCTTGACACATTGCAGGGCAAGCGCTACAGTCGAAGAGGTGGAGCGAAAGCAGAGAAGCCGATGACTCGACCAAAAGCGCTTATATGGCAGCAGGGCGCTGGTGTGCCAATAGCTCTCATAAGGCTAAGGGGAAGGTTCGAAACCTTCTGTTGCTACAAAGCGGATTAGTGAAACGGTATCACGCGAGGCTCATAATCTCGTATTCCTGTTCGAATCAGGGTCCGCCCCCACTTATAATAAGCAGTACAACCAACAAGGAGAATAAAATGCCTGGTCCCCTCTCTACCCCGAACGCTTCCAAGCCGATGACGCAGAAGGAGCTTCGCGAGCGGGTTGAGAACCTGATGCGCGGTAAGGTCCCTACGACTGGCAAGACTGCCAAGGTTAAGGGCCACTGACCTCAAGGAGGTTAAATGGCTGACAAGTACCGAATCAAGGAACATCTCGAAACGGTATACGATAAGGACAAGGTTCAAGAGAGAATCGATGCTCTGCAAAGCATAGTTGACAACCGCAAGCGCGGTGGTAAGATTATCGCAGAGCACAAGCAGACGGGACGGAAGCACCAGTGGCTTCTATGGTACGTCAAGCAGTGAGGCCCTTCGGGGTCAAGCATGAGCGGCGAAGTTGGAGAGTCGCGGTGGTCTGTAAAACCATTTCTTCGGGTGAGTCAGTTCGAATCTGGCCTCATGCACGCAACAGGCAAAGTCATACCTTAACTAGCTAGGGGTCCTGGAGAAAAGTGACTGGCTGAGCGGGAAGCGATTCCCCTTCTGGGCTGACAACCGCGACTGTCAATCCGTGCGCGGCACACGGAAAAGCTATCGAGTTTACCCATCAGGGCGACGGTCCAAAATGCGTAATCAGATAGCATGCCCCATCTGCATGTAAGCCAGGGATAAGCTAGGCGGGCCTGTAAAGCCCTACCTCGATGGTTCGAATCCGTCTACATGCACTTGCAGGTGATAGGCCAATGGATGGCTCAAACGCTTAAGCGTGGATATCTGAGAAAGCACGGTTCGATTCCGGCATCATCTGCTCTTGGTGGCTATAGCATAAAAGTAATGTTCAAGGCTGTGAACCTTGAGAAGAGGGGGCGGTACCCTCTAGTCACCCTTTGCAGGCTAGAATCTACTCTATGGTTAGACTAAGGTAGACTATGAAAAGGAGTCGTACGCTCCTAGCACCCCTCTCCAGTAGGTGTCTGCAAGAACTGGAAAACTTAAGCTGCCGTAGCTCAAGCACCTGCCTATAAGCGGGAAAGAGCGTCTATTCGTGGAGAATAGAAGATGCTGAATTAACGGCCGGTGGCGCATGGGGTTGGTAGCTCAATTGGACAAGAGCGCTGCGTTGTGGTCGCAGTGGTTGCGGGTTCGAGTCCCGTCCTTCCCACATGAATAGAATGAGAAAGGCGGTCGGTGTTGCTAGCCTTCTTCTCGTTCTTGTTGGATGCGGTAGCGATAACAAGGATAGTCTTACAACTAGAGACAAAGCGTATGTAAATACTCTGAGAGAAGAAATCACTGGCGTCAAAGATATGAGCGACACCAAGCTAGTAGCCCTAGGCAGAGAAGCTTGTGCAAGCTCAGACAATGGTGATAACTTCAATGAGACCGTTCGCAAAGTAAGCAACTATGGTTTGACAGAAAGTGATTCTGCTTATCTGACAGGAGCTGCATTCGCTGCTTATTGTCCAAGCAACGTCCCAAAAATCGGAAGCTGACATGATGCAAATAGACATTAGATATTCATTTGGCAATGGCCCCTACACTGTAGGTGGAGAGATTGACAACATCCCATTTGAAATGACATATTTCTATGGGGAAGCATATCTGATTGTCTTGACAGAGGATTTCGTTCTTCGAACTGGATGCATGTACAATCCGATTGCTGGCAAGCTGGACAACATTATGACAGGTCAGTTGATATTCAATCTGGCCAGGCAGCTTGACAGCGAGCTGTAAGTAATGTAATGTAGTTAATGAGGTAGAAGCAGCGGGTGCTGCCGACAGTCTGCAAAACTGTTTGTATTTGGAGTTCGACTCTCCTCTATCTCTCTGGTATAATTACCAATGCCACGTTAGCTCATTTGGTGTAGAGCGACGCTCTTGTAAAGCGTAGGTGGTCGGTTCGAAACCGACACGTGGCTCAATGAGGCGTCATGCTGGGGAGAATGCAACCGAACTAGCCTCTGGCAAATCAGGACGGTCTAGTAGCTAGTTGCAGGCGAACGGCCTTTAATGCCCCCATAGTGCTAGTGGTAACACATATCCTTGGTACGGATATATCGTCAGTTCGATTCTGACTGGGGGATTCGAAATAAACCGAAAGGTGTGTTTTAATGAGTACTCTAGGACTCAGGCTAAAGGCGCTATTCCTTAAGGCCAAGCCTTACCTTCCACTAGCTCTTGTCTGGTGGAAAAATCGTAAGAGGAAGTAATGCCAACAATAAATTACCAAGGGCGCAATGGTGAACTAACCATTGAGTCAGAATCTCATTCGGTTTACGGATATGAAACTTCGTGGGATAAGAATTGGAAAATTAAGGACAGCGCAGGGCATTGGCATTTCTATGGTTCTGATGATGACCCGTTTCCAACTCTTTACAGTAAGCCGTGGAAGGTTTATGACGAAGACAATCCCGACGATGAATGGGAAGAGACAAAGTATTTCTGCAAAGAATGTCATGTAGAGGTCACTCCAAAGCAAACAAGACAACAGGTTTTCAAGGAAATCAAGGGTGACACTCGTTACATTTTGACTCGTGAAGTGTCAGAAGAAGAGGCAATGGCATGGCTTCAAGAGCAACAAATAGGGTAATTCGACGGAAGCGACGAATTATTAAATGACCGTCCACTTCGGTGCCCTATTTATCTCTCCATAGGCTAACGGATAAACCGTAGGACTACGAATCCTAAATTGAAGGTTCGAATCCTTCTGGAGAGGCTGGCCCAAGTCAATATGACTTGGGCCTTAATTCATGTTAGGGAATGATTAACATGCACGAAATCAACCGGTGGGAAGGTGAAGGCGGACTAGTGTACGACCTGACTCATAGAGAAAAGCTCATGAGAATGCTTCGTCAAGCCGGTATTCGTTTTGAAGAAGATACATTTGGAGAGGAAGGAACAGGCAACGACATCACTGTTTATCCAAGCAACGAGGAGAGAGTCTACTTTTCTTTCACTTCTGATGGATTCCTCAGTGGTATCGACGCCTTTTACTCATGAAGATATTTTACGATACAGAATTTTTTGAGTGCGGACCCAAGCAGCCCATCAGGTTCATCAGTCTTGGCGCGGTACGTGATGATGGTAACGAGCTGTACCTCATCACCAACAACCTCTATACGCTCAACAGAGCAAATCAGAATCCATGGCTGGCGGAGAACGTCATCAAGCATTTGCCGGTAAAGCAGAAGGACGATGGAAGGCTTGCTTGGGACACTCAGCACGCTGACTATCATCGAGTTCTGCCGAACGAGGTGATTGCTGGACTATGGAGAGACTTTGTGGTGGACTATGACCACGAGTCAGAGTTTGACAAGCCTGAGCTGTGGGCATACTATGGAGCCTATGACCACGTAGTCATCAGTCAGCTCTTTGGCAAGATGATTGACTTGCCAGATGGCCATCCGATATATACGATGGACATTAAGCAACGATGGCACAACGAAGGCCAGCCTGGTCTGCCCGAGCAAGAAGCCAATGCTCACAGAGCACTTGACGACGCCCGGTGGAACAAGCTAGCATATGAGTATCTTGATGAGTACGCCAACAGGTGACTCATCTATGGGAGTGACCAGGTTTCGACTGGTGTGGATGATTGTAGTTTGCAGCCTGACATTGAGGAGATGTCATTAAAAAGCCTCAACCCTATAAATGCCAACTCTAAGTTCGCATTCGCTCTTGCTGCCTGACGGTAGCTGAGCGGGGCTAGTGGAGCGGCCTGGCAACAGAAGGCTCCACCCACAAACTTTCTCGCAACACCCCTTGACACATGGCTGTGTATAGACTACTGTTTGAAGCGTCAGGACGGGGGTTCGATTCCCCCCACTTCCACTGGAGGAATAATGCCTAAATGGATGAGGCTCAAGTCAACTGGTGATTATCCGTTTCATCAGCGAGTTCTCTCGTCATATGAGAATGGTTTCGATGAGGGCCCGGTGGCTAAGTTTACCGCCTTCGTCATTGCTGTTATCGTCATAGTACTGGGAATGGTAGTCTTTATCATCCCACTACTCATCTGGTTTGCAATCAGGGACGGAGTGAAGAAGCTCTTTGGACTACGAAACGCTGATGACAAAGTGGATGGAAGCAATCCGCAGGATTAAGCAAGGTTGACACAAGACAAGACATCGAGTACAGTTGTACGATATGTGAGCCTACCGACCTATTAAGAGGAGATTCGTTTCCTCGAAAAGAAAGAAAGCTCAAGAACAACTGAATAGGACAAAATTAGGATTCCCGACGAATACCTAGTTGCGTAGGCTCCACTAACATTGGAGTTATATGTATAAGTCAGCGATAGCTGCGATAATGGTCGCCTCTGCTATTGTGGTGGTAACGCCCGGTACGTCAGAGGCAGCAACATTGAAGTCAAAGGCCCTTACTGTGGCAAAGGCACAGAAGGGAGATAGGTACCTATATGGTGCTGAAGGACCGAATGCTTTCGATTGTTCCGGTCTGACGTATTACTCATACAAGAAGGCTGGCAAGACAATCAAGCGCGTGGCTAATGACCAGTACAATGCCTCAAAGAAGCTTTCTTCGGGCAGTGTACAGCCTGGAGACCTTGTGTTCTTCAAGAGGAGTTCAGGCGCAAAGGTCTTTCACATGGGAATTGTGTCTCGTAAGGGGTACATGATTCATGCAAACGCTGGCGGTTACTACGGCAAGAAGGTAATCGAAGAGAAGATTGCGCCATACTGGGACAAGAATTACATCACTCTGTATGGCTCCGTAAAGTAGGAGTGAAAATGGCTCGTGAGTACAAGATTTGGGTTGACGATGAGCGACCCGCACCAGACGAAACATGGACGAGGATGAAGAACAGTACTGTTGCTGTTCTTATACTCAAGGCATTGAGGCGTCGTGGTCTTGTGCCACGGGCCATTTCTCTTGACCATGACCTTGGCCTGTCCAGGACTACAGGTCTTGAGGACACGACTCGTCCTGTGGTACTGTGGATGTGTGAGGAGGACTTCTGGCCTACAGAGGTCTATGTTCACACGGCAAACCCGGTGGGCCGTGAGTGGCTTGAGGGTATGGTAAATCGATACGGACCAGGAGTGTCCCGATGAGAACGTATGAGCCCGACGAGTGGACTCTTGAAATGGCGCTTGGCAGGGCCATGGACAACGATGGCTTGACCTACGGTGAAGCCCTTGCTATCCTTCTTATCACAGAAGGACGAATCCCCTGGAACAACAATCCTGGAGTTTTCAAGGGGTATAAGCTTAAGGAGCAGAATGCGTACCAGGACGGTTGTGAAATCGGTCGCTAAGCTGACTCCACAAGAGTACAGAAAATGCTATAGCCTGAACCTGAGATGGGGTGGCTATATGCAGGAAGAACTTATGTTCGCTCGTCGTGGACAGCGAAACAAAGCCAGCGCGGTGATGATTTTCGATGAAAATGAACGTCTCATCGCCTGGTCCCTTGTTTATGAAAAGTCTGAGGGTCAGATGGTAGCTCACTACTATACCCGAAGGACTTGCAGGCGACAGGGGTTCGGTGATAAGCTGATGAAACAAGTTCAGCGAATCGCCCCAAAGCCAACCGTTGTGCCGGGTGAAGACATCATGAGCCAGCGGTTCTTCTCAAAACACCAAGACAATCTGACGTTCGGTAACGTCTACGCTCTATATGGAGGATAATTAAATGACCACCAAGGTTAAGGCTTTCGAGCTTCGCAAGACCGACAAGGACAACACCTTCAACCTGTACGTTCAGGGTCGATGGGTTGGTCTGGTCGAGACCAGCAAGGCTCCGAACCGTAAGACCAACTTCCGCCTTCACGGTGGGCGTGGTAATTGGGAGGACGTTGTTGGTACTAAGAAGGACTTCGAGACCTTCGCCAAGGACAAGTTCTCCAAGTAGTGCCTAGGCCCGAAAGGGTCAATGTTACGTAGCTTAATTGGCAAAGCTGTCCAAGGCCATGGACGATATGGGTTCAAATCCCATCGTAACAGCAATATTTATTAGACTTCATAATCTCTCCCCTGCTATACTGTAGATGCCTAATCCATCAGAGGCAGGAGGATTGATTAAATGGATTTTGTAGAACATCTGGGCTACCAATACCTTACTGACCTTCTGACGGAAATCCGCGTAGGCCAGCAGGGATTGGAGGAAAGAATGGCAGACCTAACAACTGAGGTTGCAAACCTCCGTGAGGCAGTAAGCGGTGTTAGCGCACGTGTAGATGCTCTTGTTGGACCACTAACGGACGCCGTTAGAGAGGCACAGGATGCACTAGCAGCCGAGCGTGAAGCAGCAGCGAATCTTGCAGCAGCAGAAGATGCTGAGGACGTTGCGCAGAACCAGGCTCTAGCAGACGCACAGGCCGCTACAGATGCAGCTCTAGCTAATGCTCAGCAGGCAGCCGACGAAATCGGTGTAGAAACCGCTCGTCTAAACCAGGTTGCACAGCCAGCTCAGCCAGAGCAGCCAACAGAGCCACCAGTCGAAGGCTGATAATTCGACTATTGACAACCAGCTTAGCAACATGTTAGGCTGGTTGTCTCATGCCGGGGAAGTTCTTTGGTAAGAACAGTCTCTCTATAGTGTTCATTTGACTGTGCACGGTCTCTTGACGCCTCCTAGTAGCGCTGCTAGGATGACAGAGTAGAAAGGTTGGAGGTTCGATTCCTCCTCCCGGCTCTATAATGATAACTATAAACTCGAAGAGTGGAAGGAGCGTAATGATTTACGACCCTGGTTAGTGTAACCACACTAATTGAAGGAGTGAATTATTATGGCAACTGGCAAGGAGCGCGGCTTCAAGGATTGGAAGCTTTCCAAGGAATTCAAGCGCAGCGCTCGTAACTACACTGAATCCGACACCATTAACCGTGGTCGCAAGAAGAAGAACACGCGTAAGTGGTGCAAGGGCGTCGAAGGACGTAAGCACACTCTCGCGCTTTACAACAAGTATTCCTGGAGTCACAGCCACAAGTGTGTTAAGTGTGGCAAGGAAATCTGGGGTCCTGTAAAGCGTGAAGAGTTTGATTTCGTTCCCATGCGTTGGGAAGACTTTCACTGATGCAACTCAAGATGTACGCGATTGCCTGTGACCAAGCAGAAGCTATCAAAAACTGCTACACAGGCAAGTACACAAATCAACCATTCTGGCCAGAGCACAAGACTCTGGTTCCATATCTAGAAAAGGCCAGGGAGGAAAATCCTGACCTTCCACTAAAAATCTTTGTCATTAAGGTGAGTGGATGAATGTAAAAGTTGGAGACGTAGTCTGTGACTGTAGATATCTTCACTTGAAGATAGTCAAAATTTGTGAAGATGGTGACACGGCAATACTCGAAGATGGTTCGAGCTGTTCTATTCGTCACTGTCTTGACTATGCAAATCATGAATGGTCACATCCAGAAAACATCTCTGTGAGGTAAAAAATGGCCGGTAACAAGAACAGCCGTAAGAAGTGGCTTTGCCTTGACTGCAAGGTAGACACTGGTAGGATTGGTGAACACTTCTTTCTCGACATGAGTGTCTGGTCCTTGACAGGACTTGGGCACGAAGGTATGCTCTGTGTAGAGCACGTTGAGAAGCGAATCGGCAGGCGTCTTGTTCCGGCCGATTTTACTTCCGCCTACATCAACCGCTTGAACAACGGATTCAAGTCTGCTAGGCTTGTCTCACGAATCAAGGGTAACTAACAAGGAGGACCGATGAAGTTCACCAAGATTTTCTCTCAGGACTTGCTTGACCAGATGGTCAACGAGGGTTTTGTTCGGGTGCAGACTCATCCGGTCCTCCCTCTGCGAATCCTGAACTACTCTGAGAAGGCTCAGTTCGCTGGCAAATGGAACGCTTGCACGCTGGCGTGCCGTGGCCTTATCATCGACGAGTTTGACAATGTCATTGCTCGTCCGTTTGAGAAGTTCTTCAACATGGGGGACTCTCACGCTGCTGACATTGACTGGGATGCTCCAGTTGAGGTAACGGATAAGAAGGACGGCTCTATGGGCATCCTTTACTCCGTAATGCCATACGATGACTCAATTCCGCCTTACGGTTTTCAGTACGGAATTGCTACTCGTGGTAGCTTTAACTCAGACCAGGCAATTCACGCTACGAAGCTGTGGCTTGAGCGATACAAGAACACTGCCGTGCCTCACGACTGGACGTTTATTTTCGAGATTGTCTACCCTGACAACCGAATCGTTCTGGACTATGGAGACATGGACGACCTCATTCTTTTGGGTGCGGTCAACAAGGAGCACGGCTACGTGTACGGTCCTCGTGAGGCTGCGGCTTTGCTGGATTGGCAGGGGCCGGTAACCGAGGTGTTCGATTACAAGAATATTCACGAGGCTGTTGGTGCACCTTACCGCAGCAATGCTGAGGGTCTTGTAATCCGTTCTGGTAGCAAGATGGTCAAGCTTAAGCAGGCTGACTATGTTGAGCTACACCGACTGATTTCAATGCTTTCCGAGCGCTCTGTATGGAGTCAGCTCGCTGAGGGCAAGACGATTCTGGAGATTTGTGAGGCTCTGCCTGACGAGTTTCACCAGTTCGTCAAGGATGTCGGTGGGCAGCTTCTTCGGAAGTTCCAAGACATGGAGATTCTTGCCTGGGACAACTACAATGCAGTAATCGAGAGGCTTCCAAAGAACTTCACTCGACGTGATTTCGCAATGGAGGCCAACAAGGTTGACTACTTCCGTAGCCACATGTTCATGCTGCTTGACGGCAAGAGCATCGATGAGCTAATCTGGAAGCAGTTGAAGCCAGAGGCTAAGAAGGAGGATGGCTACCCAATCGGGTAGCCTCCCAATTAACAAGGAGAAATAAAAAACAATGTCTGACACTGCTCGTACTGCCGATGAGGCCGTTTCAAACGTAAAGCTTATCGGCATGGCCGTTTGGACGTGGCTGAGCGCCCATCCTGCGGTCCTCGCTGTTCTGTTCTTCCTGCTCGGTTTTCTCATTGGCTAAATCATGAGGAATGTATTTCGGGCGGCGGCGCAGAAGGCTGTCAGAGAAGGTATATGCACACCTGCTATAGGGTGTGGACAACCAATCAGGGAGGAAGACTTCACAGATGATGTGTCTCGCAGAGAGGCCAAAATCTCAGGTCTTTGTCAGTCCTGTCAAGACAGGGTGTACGCAGACGACCCCGAGGATGGGTGAAGAGGCATTTAAGTGCATGGATTGTGGACAACCATATCCAAACCATGAACTAACGTGTCCTTGGCATCCAAACAATCTCAAGTAAACAGAGGGCCCTTCGGGGCCCTCTGTTGCGTCTAGGGGTTGACACAGCCCGTATAACCGACTAGAGTAGAGCTAACAACAACGAAGGGAAACAACATGGCACAGCTTCTCATCCTCCGGGGCGTTCCGGGATGCGGAAAGTCCACTTTTGCTCACCAGTGGCTCAAGGAAGGTGAGCGTCGTGCCCGCGTAAACCGTGATGACATTCGCATGCAGTTCTTCGGTAAGGAGACTGGTGTAGATGAGGACATGGTTACCAAGATTGAGCACATGCAGGTTGACAGCCTGCTCAAGGCTGGATACTCTGTGGTTGTCGATGACACCAACATTCGTCACAAGTACATCACAGAGTTTGTGAAGATTGGTATGCGTCATGGGATTTACGCTTCAGTGAAGCAGTTTGCGGTTGATGTAGAAACTGCAATCGAGCAGAATCGTAAGCGTGCTGCGGCTGGGGGACGAAATGTTCCTGAGCACGTCATCCGTAAGATGCACCAGTCTATGAAGTCTAGTGGACTGTACAAGTACAGCTCTGCTCTGGAGGATGCGCGGGCTGTCAAGCCTTACATTCGCCCGGAAGGTGCAGAGAAGGTTTACCTCTTTGACATTGATGGCACTCTTGCTGCTATGTCTGACAGGTCTCCCTTTGACTGGTCTCGTGTTGGTGATGATGACCCTCGTAAGCAGGTCATTCTGACAGCGCAGGCCCTTGCGAAGGCTGGCTACAAGATTATCGTCATGAGCGGTCGTGATGGCTCGTGTCGCAATGAAACAATCAAGTGGCTTCAGTTCTACGATGTTCCTTTTCACGTTCTGTTTATGCGTGCTGAGGGAGACATGCGCAAGGACAGTATTGTCAAGCAGGAGCTGTTCGACAAGCTGATTCGTGATACATACGATGTTGTGGCTGTCTTTGACGACCGCAACCAAGTTGTCGAGATGTGGCGTGCAATGGGCGTAGACTGCTTCCAGGTTGCGCCGGGAGATTTCTGAGATTGCGGGCCTTCGGGCCCGCTTTCTTGGGTAGAAGGGGTTGACACCCCATCAGAGACACGATAGAGTAGTACCAACAACAACGACGAAGGGTCAAAAATGAAGAACACGCTCATCCCGTCCGCTCTCGCTGTTACCGTTGTCGGGGCTCTGGTCCTGACTGGATGTGGTGACAAGCCGAGCGACGACTTCGATAAGCGTTGTAAGAAGGCGCATGGTAAGGTCGTTCGTGAGAATGACTTCGAGGGCGAGACGCTGGGAATGGCTCCGATGGCCTTCTCTGCTGGTAAGGGCGGCGGCGGTAGTCGTGGTGGCTCCCGAGGCTCTGGTTCTGGCTCCAACGATGGTGGCGGCCTGCTTGGTGGCCTCTTTGGCGGAGACGGCGACAGCAAGAAGTCGAAGCCTAAGTCCAAGACTCCTTCTTCTAAGAAGAACGATGGATGGAAGCTTGCTGACGGCTCCAAGGGTTCCAAGAAGCCCAAGGGCAAGAAGTCAAAGAGCGACGACAACGACTTCCTGTGTGTCAAGAACGACACGGTTCTGTTCGAGGAGGACGAGTAAAATATGGGAATCATGGACCTTCTGAGCGGTGTAGCCAATCCGCTCAGTGCAACCTCTCGCGCCGGTCGTAAGATGGAGGTTGAAGCACTTCAGTGGGCTTGTAACCGATGCAAGCTTCACACTCCATATTACGTTCGAGCTGAGATTGCTGACCGCCACAAGTCTACATACTCTGGTACGAATCCTGACGGATATGTGTACTTTGAGTATATCTTTGTGAAGAAGACGAAGATTCACAAGATTCCTATCACTGCCCATGGTGCACGAGCAAATCAGATTTACTACTACCATGGTGGTGAAATCACCGATAAGCGTCCGAAGAACTATCTCACGAATAAGCAGCTCAAGGAACTTGAGGACCGCATCATTCGTGAGACGAGTGGATTCACCTTCGACTGATGACAAACAAGTACAAAGAGAAAGACCGTGTCGAATTCATACGCGGCCAATACGATGGTCGTAAGGGCACGGTCAAGTTTGTAACGGCTCATGGTTTTCTCCTGGTTGACCTGGGGGATGGCAGTGATGTATACTGTAAACCTGAAGACGTTAAGCCTGCGTAAGCAGGCACCAAGCGCCCATGGTGGAATGGCAGACACACTAGGCTGAGACCCTAGGCTCGAATGAGCGTCCGAGTTCGATTCTCGGTGGGCGTACGTGGCAAAATACAGAGTAGGTCAGCAGATTGTAGTGACGCAGTTCGTGCAAAAGGGGGTTGAGTATTCTGGCAGAAGAGGCTTCGTTGAAATTGTAGAAACGCGAGGTCGCTATACGGTCCTGTTGTACGAAACGACATACAACGGTATGAAGGTACCCGAATGCACGATTGATGTTAAGGAGAATAACATCAGGAAGGCTTAAATCCGCTTAGCTCAATGGTAGAGCGCTTGCTCGACACGCAAGAGACGTGAGTTCAATTCTCTCAGTGGGTACTGTCGATAAAGGAGAAAAATGTTCAGCATTTATGATATTGCAGCACACGCGCTTGGTGTTGCGTATCCAAATGCACCACAAGAATGGCTTGACAGAGCAGCGCGAGAAACAGTAAGCTTCTCTACAAGGCATAAGAATCCAACACCAGAGCAGCGAGACGCATTTAACGCTCGCATTGAGAGAATGTGTACAACAGGAGAGTGGTAAATGTTTGACAGTGACAGTGTTAAGGTTGGCATTCTGGTTCTTCTCGGATTTCTCGGTTTCGTTTTCGCTATCACTGGTGGAATCGTTGCTGACAAGTACATGGACAATCAGCGAGTCAGCGAATGTATTTCGGCCGGAAAGATTTGGGCCGAGGATTCATGTGTAAACAATGTCAATGAACTTCGGTACGTTGACAACGACTGATTCGTCAGTCCCTGGCCCTGTAGCAGAATGGCATATGCGGCTCCCTCAAAAGGAGTGTCAATGTGGGTTCGAGTCCCATCAGGGCTACGTGGAATATAAATTGGGTAAAGCGCCGGAAGGCTATGAGTGGTCTCTTGAGAATGCAGATGGAGACCCGTTGTTCTCTGGACGTAAGGGAACAACCTATGGAATCATCGTCACTAAGAACAAGAAGTTCGTAGAACGACGTGGAGTCTTTGTTCCAGAAGAGAGGGCTGGGGACACCCAGTCTTTCATTACTGCAATGGAAGAAAGCCTGCGCCAGTCCCTCTGAGGGACACCTTGGAAGGTGAGCGAGAGGTCTCGCGGACAGTTTGCTAAACTGTTGGGCTCTGAATTGGGCTCGGGGTTCGAATCCTCCGCCTTCCGCGTGTATTATATCAACTGCTCACGATGTGGACCGCATATGGCAACTTCATATTATATGGAGAATGGCGTATGTGGTCCTTGTCTTTTGGTTGCAATCACAGAAGAACTAGGACTGTATGAAGGGAGGTCAAATGAAGAAGAAGTGGGTTCCCATGGGGAACAGGGTCATGGATAAGGCGTACATGTATGACAAATCAGGCAACGTACACACTGGTGAAGCTCTGCTACTTGCGCTACTATTGCATACGAAGGGCAAGACCAAGCGAGGCCAGGAAGAGATGGCTGAGGTTGGTAAGATTATGAAGGACCGTAACCTACCAAAGGAAAGGAAGAATGGCAACAGGCGAAGGACCCAAGCTCGTTAGTTATTACGAGTGGTGGTACTGTGACATTGAAGAATTCGTGAAGAATCTCTGGGGTGACAAAGCAAAGTGGGAGGGTGGAGCAGCAATGTACTTCCCTGCCCAAGACACTTATCACGATGTCGATGTTGATGGCGGATGGGTTGGCGAAGGTTACGACGGCTCAGGCAAGATAATCAATACTAGGTGGCTGACAGAAGACCTGACCTATGAAGAGGGTAAGGCCATCATTGACAGGTTTAGGGAGCATGGAATGCCTCGTGAGGAGGGCGCTAGCCCCAGCGTAGAACTTTTGCTCAACTGGCTAGCGTTTGAAAACATCATTCCTACTGGCAAATACCGAGTGACGGTGTATTGGTAATGGGATGGGGTTCAGGAACCAGCTACTTTGACTATCCTCTAGACCTCATGCTAGAGTATGTCCCAGAAGACAAGCGCAAGGAAGTCATCGAGAAGCTGTACCGAAGCATCAGAGATGGTGACTGGGATACAGTCGATGAGTCTGCTTACTTCAACCTTCTTGTCAAGTATGACATTGATGGGTATGGTGAGTTGAAGAATGACCCTGACTATCTTGCAGAACTTAGTGAAGATGAGAAGAAGGAACTTCAAGATGACTAATTATGTTCAACAAGTCAAGGATGCTCTGGCCGAACTTCATCCTCGGATGGAATCAGAGCTGCTTGACGTGTACACTCTGCTTGTGTTGGTAAAGGGAGAGGCCGTTACGCTCAAGGATGTCCATGACGCGTGGTCTGTCTGGAAAAATAACATTCGTCCAGACCACCGTTCATTGATTGAATTTGATGAGCTGACTCCAGAGGTTCAGGCACTCGACCAGCGATATGCTGATAGCATTGCTCTGGTCGCAAAGATTCGAGAGATTGTCCTTGCGAACAAGACAACGTAATCTTGGTAGATGTAAGTGTGGTCGGCCAATCTTGACTGGCCACCTTCGTCAATACAATGGTGAAAACACCAAACTTTGCCCGGCATGCAATGCTGAGGCTATGATTGAGGAGGTTAGGAATCGTGTCCGGCCCGAGGGTCTTGACAGCACTGATTCTGACGGGTACGATACTTAACATAACCTTCCTCGCTCTCGCTGCAAACGAGGTAAATAAGGCGATTGAGGGAGTTAGCGATGACGTACAGCGAAATGCGTGTAGATATGCGAATCCGGAACTTGAAGACTGGTCTCAAAGCGACCATTGCCACCAAAGAAAATGGCAAGTTTCGAATCGTTGACGAAAATGGCCACGTAGAAGATATCGACCGATATCATGCTGGCGATTGGGAACCGATAAGGTGAATTGACATGTCTGACCCGAAAGTGTACGATGCCCTAGTACGTCTTGAGTACGACTATGAAAACGAATATGGCGATTCAAGGCGCGGCTGGGTTACTTTCGTAGGGGAGTGGCATAGCAATGTGCCAGTTCCTGCTATGATTAACAAGATTGCTTCAGAGCTGGAGAGCCAAGCAAAGCAGGGCGAGACTCCAGACCAGAAGAATCTGAAGAATTTCATAGTCACGAACTACAATTTCGAAGAGGCGATTGATGTTTAAAGGAGAAGGTAACCGGTCTTTCTAATAAGGACCGGTCTTTTCTGTCTCTGGCGATGGAACTCAGTTTGAAGAGTAACATGAAGCAGAGGCACGGAGCAGTCGTTGTGAAGGGCGGTAGGGTGCTCTCACAGGGCTGGAACCTATTGAAGAATGACCCTAACAACGTGAGCGACGAGCATCTTATACGCTTTTGCTCAGTGCACGCTGAACGGATGGCGCTGGCTCGTTGCAAGAATGCTGCTGGTGCTACAGTCTACGTAGCACGCAACAAGTCTGGACGAGAACGTTTCTCCAAGCCTTGTGATGCATGTCATGCTGCCCTTGAGGCGGCTGGTGTGGCAAGGGTTGTGTACACGGTAGACCTCTGATAGACTCAAGCATGTAAGCGGCTCACAACAACCAAGGAGAGAATCATGGAGCCTAACGCTATTTACGCCGAGCGCCAGGGAAATCTGGGCGGCGAGACTGTTGCAATGAGTGTTGATGCTGCCAGCATGGCGCATGTCATGAGTATCCTGACGGACCTCTATTCAGACCCTGTTCTGGCTGTCATTCGGGAATACAGCACCAATGCCTTTGACTCTCACGTCGAAGCCGGTGTGAAGCGACCCATTGAGGTCTCTCTTCCGAATAATCTGTCTCCCTTCTTCAAGGTTCGAGACTATGGCGTTGGCCTGAGTGTTGAGGACATTCGGAATGTCTATTCCAAGTACGGTGCCTCCACAAAGCGGACCACCAATGAGCAGGTCGGAATGCTTGGACTGGGATGTAAGTCTGCTCTGACTTACACTCAGCAGTTTACTGTTCGTTCTGTCAAGGGCGGCAAGCTCGCTCACGTTGCCATTTCTCGTACTGAAGATGGCTCTGGTGTGATGCAGGTTGTTCAGACAAAGGAAGTCGATGAGCCCAACGGCGTAGAGATTTCCGTTCCTGTTCACAGGACGAACGATTTCGATTGGAAGGCGCGAGACTTCTTCCGATTCTGGGAGCCCGGCACTGTTCTTGTTGATGGTGCTGAGCCTGAGCGCATTGACGGAATTGACCTTGGTGATGGTATTAAGGTCATCAAGTCTCGTCAGACTGACTATGTTGTCATGGGTAACGTTGGTTACCGTGTCAGCAAGGAACATGCTCTTTTCCAGGACCATCAGTCTTATCGTGGTCGAAACTTCGGCATTGTTGCCCAAGTTCCGATTGGGAGCGTGAACTTCACTCCCTCACGTGAAGACCTGCATTACACTGACAAGACGCTTGCCACTCTTGAAGAGGTGCGAGACATTGTCAGGAAGCGTCTTCTGGACAAGGCTCAGGAGCGAATTGATGCAAAGGCGACACACGAGGAGGCTCGGCAGGAGTGGATTGAATGGCGTCAGATGACTGGCAACAATCTCTCTGGGCTTACTTATAAGGGCGAGTCTATTCCTGGTGAGATTCAGGTTCGTCACATTCGCTACCGTACTGACTATGGTCGTGGTAGTGTTGCTGACTACGGACACATCAACTTCAATGAGCTGTCTCGATGCATCTTCATTCATGGGTACGAGAAGACTGATATTTCTACTTCTCACCGTGCAAAGATGCGTCTGTGGGCAGACCAGAACAGCTTTAGTGGCCGCACCTTCATTGTCACAAAGGACCCTATTGAGCAGAAGTGGTTTAAGTCTGCACAGGTGGGCACGTGGGAAGAGGTTTTTGCCACAAAGAAGCCTCGTGAGCCTCGTGACTCTGGCGCTACGGAGACTTTCATTGTCTCTGAGCCTGGTTCTCGATATGGTCGTAACAAGACCATTTCAGAGATTGACAAGGGCAAGACTCTTATCGTCTGGTCCTCTGGTGACCCTCTGTACGAGGACATGATTGGTGATATTGTCGCACTGCATGGCAACGCCGTTGGTATCCGCCTTGCAAAGAACCGCTGGGATAAGTTCCTGCGCGAGAACGCCAATGCCGTTAAGGTCACTGAGGTCATTCCTCAGATGGTTAAGAAGGCATTCGACGCGCTGTCTGCTGACGAGAAGATGAGTATGAGTATTGAGTACAACGACCGTAACTATCTCATGCTCCTTGACCCGAAGCGTCTTGACGACCCGGAACTGAAGCGGTACACTGAAGTGGTACAGAGCATCAAGAGGACTCCTGCCATTGACCACTTCAATTCTGTGGCAAATGTCTGCTCTCGACTTCAGTTCCACCGTCCTACGGTTGACAAGGTAAAGAGCCCCCAGGTAAAGTATCCTCTGCTGGTTGCTGTAAATGGCTACTCCAGCAAGGCGCTTGAGCACTTCTACATGTACGCAAACACTGTCTACGCAAAGGAAATTTCAGACAATGACTGACCTTCAGTACAGCCTGATTCGGAACTCAGGTGGAGAGGTTATCACCGTCTTCTATGACGGCAAGATGCTTTCTGCAACTGACGCGCATCCGAACTGGGCTGAAATCAAGGCCGGTGTCGAAGCGGATGACGTAAATGTCATGTCGCTTTTCGACCCTGGCATGGTTGCTCAGTCTCGTTTTGAGCGTCTTTCCGACCGGGTGACTGTGAAGTCTGGTAAGGTCTTCTGGGACAACCAGCCTGTTCACAATGCTCTTACCGAGCAGGTTATTCGATTTCTCAAGGATGGCCAGGAGGACTTCACTCCTCTGGTCAACTTCTTTGAGAAGGTTCAGACGAACGAGAATGAGCACAGCCGAGAGCAGCTTTTCGATTGGCTGAATGCTCACGACTTCACCATTCTGCCCAACGGTAACTTCATTGGTTACAAGGGTGTTCGTAAGAACGGTGACTCTTTCGAGAGCATTTCTCACGGTACTGCTATCTCCAATGGCATTGAGTACAATGGCGCTATCCCTAACCCCCTGGGAGCCATTGTAGAAATGCCTCGTGACCAGGTGCAGCATGACCCTTCTGTGGGTTGTCACACTGGTCTGCATGTCGGTACTTGGAGCTACGCTTCTGGGTTCGCTCGGGGCGCAGTTCTCAAGGTCGAGGTAAACCCTCGTGACGTTGTTTCTGTTCCGACCGATTGTGGTCACCAGAAGCTTCGTACCTGCCGATACACTGTTCTTGAAGTCATTGACGCACCTGTCGCTGGTCCTCTGGATTACGACTATGCTGAGGACGACTATGACAGTGACGACAACCCTTATGGTATTTACGATGAGGACGAAGACGACTACGGCTTTGACCTTCCAGTTGAGGCGGAGAAGTCAGTCGTTCAGACCATGGCTGGACCTGTGGATACTCGATTCAATCACCTTCGTCAGAAGCGTGACAAGTACGGTCGATTCATCCCAAAGAGCAAGTGATGTTGGGCCCCTTCGGGGGCCCTTCGTCATCTCTTGACATAGCCATCTACATGATGTTAGAGTTAGTACAACGACGAACGAAAGGAAGGGCGTCATGAAGATTGTCATCGCAGGTGACTGGCATGGTGACACGAATCACGCTCGAAAGGTTGTCCGTCTCGCGGCTCAGAATGGTGTCAAGGTCATCATGCAGGTTGGTGACTTTGGCTATTGGGAGCACGAGGTTGAAGGATTCAACTATCTTGACGCTCTGAATGATGAGTGTCGCAAGCATGGTGTCAAGGTCTACTTTGTGGCTGGTAACCATGAGAACTGGGACCGTCTAGACTGGATGGAGAAGAATAACCCAAAGACCTACGCAGGTCTGACCGTTATCCGTTCTCACATTCGCTACACTGGCCGTGTGAAGCGCTGGAGTGTGAATGGCAAGTGGTTCCAGGCTGTTGGTGGTGCTGTCTCTGTCGATAAGGCACACCGAAAGCTTGGTAAGTCTTGGTGGGCTCAGGAGGCTGTACCTGAGAATGTGGTAAGGGGTCTTGAGAATGCTGGTCGTCAGTCTGACTACCTTCTTACTCATGACGCTCCAACCTGTGCCCCATTCAGGTTCCGTCTCAAGAATGACCCTGACTCTCAGATGCATCGAGAGTTGATGAATCGAATCGGCCGAGTCGTAAAGCCAAAGATTTGGTTTCATGGACATTACCACACGTGGATGGAGAACTATCCTTTCATGCACCAGAGCGGCTACAGCAGCGTTTATGGTCTTGAAATGAATGGAGACTTCTACCACTGTGTTGTCCTTGACACTGAGAACGATTCAGTGGAGACTAGGACTGGTAAGGTCATCGAGCTAGAGCAGTAACCTCCGCTTCATAATCAAGTCTGTGTTACTCTTTTAGAGAATTCTTCAAGAATGCGCAGACTTGAGGAGAAGGAGGTGAAAGTAAAAATGGCAGATAACAAGTACGAATACAAGCCAAAGACATCTCAGGATGTTGTTGCACCGCATCTTGACCCACTAGCAGGTGAAGACGCAAAGCTGGCAGAAGACGCAAACGTAAAGGACGCAGCATTTGTTGACTATGAGGAAGCTCTAGACAACTACCAGTCTCGTCCAGACGTTGAGACTCTGGCCGCACGTCGTGCACGTGAGGGTGGATGGAAGTTTGAGGACGCTGCGTTCCGTCGTTCTACAAAGGACGACGAGCTAACTGGTGGTGGCGTAGTCACCTCCGATGAAAGTGCTCCTACCAGAACTTCTGACTCAAAGAGTGTTGACCAGGACCAGAAGTCCTCTTCATCACCAGCACGTAAGTCCAGCAAGTAAGCATAGACTTTAAAATTGAACAGGGAGGTTAATAGCCTCCCTGTTCGTCATCAGCAAGAGAAAAGAGAAAGCGATTATGTCTGTTGTTCTAGACTACAACTCAGTTGACCAGTTCGTTACTTCCCAGAAGGAAAAGGGAAATGACGTTCGCTGGGAGGGCTGGGACCTTATCTTCTTCCGTGCAAGCCGTAACCATGGCGGTTGGTCAAAGCGTGAAGGCGCTTACCGCAATGGTAACTGGGGATTCCAGACGCGCGTAACGGTTGGAAGCGATGGCAAGTGGAGGGTTCCTAACCGTAATGTACGGTCTGCCTGATAGATTTCTCGAAAAGATTACCATTGACTCCTCTGAGTGTTGGATTTGGAACTCAGTAAAGGATGCTGGTGGATATGGTTTGTTTCGAGTAAACGGTAAGTGGGTAAAGACCCACAGATACACTTTTGAAATGGCAGGCGGGACGCTCAACGAGTCCCTAGTTATTGACCATCTGTGTAAGGTAAGAGAGTGTTGCAATCCGCATCACCTTGAACAGGTCACAATGGGAGAGAACACTAGGCGTGGCAATGCAGTAAAGAATCGTAAGGCTCAGGCCGCAACGATTACTAAATGCGTGCAGGGTCACGAATTCACTCCTGATAACACATATGAATACAAAGGTAGGCGTATGTGTAAAGCGTGTCGTGCCAGTCGTAGAAATGTGGCAAGAGACGCGAGGAGGAAAAATGTCAAGCATTCTTGAGCAAAGGGGCATAAGTCCAGAGGAAATTGAGTGGGAAGACCTGGCACTATGTCGTGGTCTTCCCACTTCTTTCTTCTTTGAGACTTATGAGCAGGACAAGATTTCTGCCCGGTACGTAGACGAGATGTGCCTTAGCTGTCCAGTAATGAAGCAATGTGCAATGGCAGCCAAGGATAACAATGGCTTTGGAGTTTGGGGCGGCGTTTATTGGAACGCTGCAAAGGTAGACACTTATCGTAATGCCCACAAGACTCCAGAGGTGTGGAAGAGAATCAAGGAGAGGTTGTCATGAGTGTCGAGAACGCTTGGGCCTTGATGCAGATGCAGAAGACTGAGGAGCTGTTCAGGGAATTCAGTTTTGAACCAGGTACAGGATTCACCTGCGACCTTGTTAAATACCCTGCAACGCAGCACGACGTTCCTAACTATGCACTCAGGGCGTACAGCAGCACCTATGACAATCTCACTGAGCACCAGAGGATGCTAATCGCAGAACAGATTGGCAGACTCATTCAGTCGATTCGTTCCCTTGGTGTAAACTGTATATTGGAGGTCCATGATGCACCGGGAAAGTCAGGTAGTAAGGGTAGAAACGGATGAAGGTCTGGCGCTCGGAATAATTGAGAAGGTATTGGCGTTTCATTGTCTGGTGAAGTATTGGGATGATGAGGGCGAATGGCAGCTTGATTACTTCGAGCATGACGACGTTGAGGTCATTGGCGAAATAGGATATGAGGTAGAGTGAGAGAACTAGTTTGTGATAGCTGTGGGGGTCAGAGGTTCAGCCTAACTTCTGTGCAGTCAAAACTTCTCGGAACCATGTCTTTCAATCTGTGCAACGGATGCAAGGACGATGGAAGAGAGCCACGATGGCTCATTGTTTTGGCGGCACGGAATGGTCAGGATGTGAGTCCCTGGCTTGACAACAAGCTATACGATGGAGCAGAAATCAAGCAGGAGGATTTGAATTAAGCCTCCAGGCCGGGTATACTAGGCACATCTAGGGAACTATGGGGTTCGAATCCCTACCGGCCGCAATACAATCCCCTTGAGGGGAGGAAAGTGTACGTTGAAAGCGATGAAGATGTATCTCAGTGTATAAGAGATTTGACTAAGGAGATTTGGGCAACTATTAAGATGGTGCTGAGGGCCCAAGCAACATCAGAGCAAATATCTGATGCTGCTTCTAGGGCTAAATTTCTCCGTCTATACATTGACCGATATCGCTTCAAGAGGTTCGATTCGCTGACCGAAACTGAACTTTGGTTGGCTCAGGAGGTCGCAGACGCGGTTGAAGACTTGATTGATTGACTTTTAACTCATCTGTGATTACAATTCAGGTATGTCCAGGATATCAACAGCACTAGTGAAGATTTTCAAGCATCCTCTCATAGTTGTAGAGGTGATTATTGCTGCTGGTTTGCTGGTCTCAGGATTGTACGCAGTAGGTCCATGGTATGTAGCCAATGCCACCACACCGATTGGTCAAGCAATTGATTCGACCGGTGTGAGAATGGCAATTGGTGGGTTTTATACTATAAGCGCAGTTACTTCGCTGTGGGGAGCGTTCAAGTTTCAGGATGAGAACAGGTCAATAGGACTGTTTCTCATGTTCCTATCGTATTCTTTCATGACCATTCTTAGATGGATGGCAATAGGTTTCACTCCTTTGACTTGGGTATTCAGCCTTACCTTGGCACTCATTGTGGCATTCCTATACTTTAGGATAAGGTTGCTGAAATAAATGCCCGAGATTACTACGGCTTGGATAGCCTTGATTGGTACAGTGCTGGGTGGGGTTGGACTGAAGTTTGTCGAACACTGGCTCAGTCGTAGCAAGGTTCGGGACGACACAGCCGCTCAGCTCAGAAACGAATTGAGGACCGAAATCCAAGGACTCAAGCAAGAGCTGAACAATGTCGAAGCCGACCTAGACAAGTGGCGTGGAAAGTATTACGAATTGATGGACAACTTTATCAAAGTCAAGAGTGAACTTGAGACGGCCATGCGGCAGCTACAAAACAACAACAACACAGGCCCTAGCGCAAGCTAGGGCGTTGTGCTATCGTAAGGAGCATGATGATGGAAGCAGTGATGGAACGTCCTCTTCGTAAGACTGAGGACAGATGTGACAAGTGCAACGCTCAGGCGTTCATGATTGCAGAGAAGGGCACAATGGCGTTGCTGTTCTGCGGTCATCATGGTAAAAAGTACAGCGAGTCACTTGAGCAGCAGGGATGGGAGCTGCTTGACTTCACCGACGAGATTGGCTAGAGTGGAGACATGGACAGCGAGCAGATGTACCTTGTTGGCGACATCGTTGAGATTTTCTTCAGCAGCTCTGGCAACCGAAAGTGGGTTGGACTCAAGGCGGAGGTGCTTCCTTGGCCAGAGAATGAGGAGCAGTATGAAGATGGCGAGCTTCACAATTGGCTGAAGCCTCTTTCTGACCGGCCTGATGGGCTTGAGCGAATTGAGTTCATGTGGTCTACTAGGAATCTTCGTAAGGTCGGGTAACCGACCCATTCCCCAGTTGCTCTGTTTGGTAGGGGCCGCCTGACTTTGAATCAGGATTAGCGACGTTGGTTCGAATCCAGCCTGGGGAGCATGCTTAGTGATAAGGACAATATAGAATTCGACAACATCGACATCTCTGCCGAGGGAGGCTTTCTTGTTATTGTCTTCAAGGCAGGGGATGAGCCTGTTGGCCGTTGGCGAATCGAAAAGAAGAATCGCGGAAAGATTATTTGGACGATGTGGAAGATGCACAGGAGGGCATTGAAGTGGCGGAATATTCCTTCACAGACCACCGAGGGCGACGGGTCAACAAAGGAGACCGAGTAAAGGTCTTCAAGGCTCCCAAGGGCAATGAAGCATGGATTGGGTGCACTGGTGTGGTGACAAGCATTAAGCTGCCATATGAGAGCCTGGTTCAACTCTTTGACCTTGAGGGGCAACCCAAGTCGTATAAAGACAGGTTCGTCTATCATCCCGCTGAGTTTCTGGAGAAGGTGTGATAAGTAAGCTGGAAGCTGTTGCAATTTCGGGACTGGGGTTTGCGGTTCTGGGATTCGGTTGGATTGTTTTTGTGTACAAGAAGTTCGTTGAGGGCCAGGGTTGATTCCCTGGCCTTTGGCCATGTAAGGAGACAGAATGAATTTCGAAGAATTGAATAATAATATTCCATACGTGGTGGGAGGGAAGAAGCATATTCTTTCTACCTGTCCCTATGAGGGCGTTACCCTGCGAATGCCAGGACGCCATGAGAACGACACTGAAAAGCCTGGTGGTGACTTCGTTGTAGAGATTACAGATGACACCACAAGTTGGGAGTCTAAGCAGTTCACACATCAGCACATCTTTGATGACTTCCAGAGTAAGACTGACTTGGACGCTGATGCTGCCAAGGAACTGATGCACTTCTATGCACGTGTGGTTCTTGAGGGTGTAGACGTGGACAGGCTGATTGTTTTTACACCAGACGTGTGGGAAGGCACGGTTAATCCCACAACGCTTCTGGCGGCCCTACAGTGTCTTGCAGTGGCCGAGCACAGGCGCTATGCTAGGTACGAGGCGAAGATGGGTGGACGTTTTCTGCCCGCCCGTTTTGTTGCTGGCATCGTCTATGGACAGTGGACGGCAGATGATGCTAAGCTGGTAGTACGTAAGGGAAGGCCCGGTGTTGAGATGCTTGAACGTCTCAACGGCAAACCTCCAACGCTACAGGAGCTAGCTAATGGACTACAAGCAACTCTGTAACAACGTATACGAAGAGGAAACTCTAGAGAAGCTAGAACGTATGGTCAACTGTGACTATGCTAAGCACCACCACCTGTATTGGCAGGGAGCAAATGACGCCCTGCAAACATTCAAAGACATGCTATGGAATAGGAGGAGCGGTGGCCGAGCCTAATAGGCCGAGGATTGACTTTAATGCAAAGGAACGTGCGACAGAGATTGCTTTGCTGAAAGACCTAAAGGACGCAAAGCGATTTAAGGATGTTTACCCCTTGCGTTTGAAGGAAGCCGAAGACAACCTTGCCGAGCTTTACAGGCTTGTAGAGGCCAGATATCGCGCCGGTAAGTAATGGAAGAAAGAGAAGCATTTGTATTGACACCCAGTTCTGCGATAGTTGATTCTCCAGAAGAGGCTATTCGTGTTCTGAACATTTCCGTCTCATTGCTTTCTGCAATTGTTCAAGACCTGCTCTTGACATTCGAAGATGGAATAGACGACGACACAATAGACGCAATTGGAATCGTCAAGCAGTCAACTGAAGGCGTCAATATGTATCTAGAAAGGCTAGGACTATGGAATTCGAAGGACTAGCCAAGGAATTCAAAGCAGTCTTTGATGCTAGAAAGTATCAGTGGAAGATTGATGGCACCTTGACAGTGCCATCAGAACAGGATATCCTTGATACGTTGAAAGAGATGGCTGAGCGAATGGGTACGCTGCCTGACGGTACTCAGATGGAGCTTGGCCATATCATCTTCATCAAGGCTGGCAGTCTCATTGATGTGTATCTGCATCATGGTACTGTGGAAAGGCACAATGAACAACCCGATACGGAGCCTGTACTTTAGGCTCCGAAAAGCAATTTATAACCATCTGTGAGGAAAAGACATGGACTTCGTTTACACCAATTCAATCGCCACCACCAACAGCAGCGCCCTTCAGGGTGTCTACTGGAACAAGAACTCTGAGGAGCTGGTTGTTCAGTTCTGGAGCGGTAACGTAACAAAGTACGTTAACTTCGATGAGGACGACTATCGAGCGTTTGCCAGTGCTCTGAGCAAGGGCCGCTTCTACGCTCAGTACGTGAAGGGCAACTTCCGTGGTGAGCGACTGGACGAGAACACTAACTTCGTTCACGAGCAGGATGTAGTTACTCCCCTCTCTGAGGTCAAGGAGCTGACGGCAGAGGTTGGTCCTTCTGTTGAGGTGACTATCAACATCTACGTAAACGGCAATCCCGAGGACATTGCCAAGGCTGTAGAGCGTCTTGCGCCTAGCGTGCGAGCGGTACAGAATTGGAGGGGTTAATATCCTAGTAAAGGTAGATGCACTCAAGGATTTTGAGTCATACACCAGCAGAGAGGCGCTAGTCGTTTTCTCTGCACCAGATACCTGCATTCCTTGCAGGCGTCTACAGCCTCAGCTTGATAAGCTTGCTGAGATGCTTGACTATCCGATTGTCTATGTTGACATTGGTCATGAGGATGACGGCATTGGCAAGCTTTATGAAGTACAGTCGATTCCGACTGTCTATAAGTTTGAGGATGGAAAGCCAGTGGCCACAGTAAATACTCGTATTGCTGGTGCTATGGCTAAGGAACTGGCCGCCTAGAAATAGGCGGCCTTTGCCGTAGATTGACTTTGATTGTACAAAGGCGTACCATATGCATATGGAAACGGTGCTGATGTACATCATAGGCTTGCTGCTAGGTCTGACAGGCATTGGCTTGGCAGAGCTGTCTTATGTTTTCATCAAGCGCTATGACATTCCTGGCTTTTATTGGCCAGACATAGAAGAGGATGAGGATAGTGACGTGTGAACAATGTGGTTCCACGTGTGACGACAGCATTTGCTTCGATACTCTGATGAAGAGAGTATTCTTCTGCTGCCTGCCACATCGTGTGGCTTGGTTCTTTGGATGGTTGTGAAATGTTTTTTATGATTGGAGGGCTCCTATGGGTCCTCCTCATTCTTTTAATCTGTCGATGGTTCTACGTGATTAGTGAAAGGCGAGAACATGACACCAGTACAACCAATCGTAAAGTTTGATGGAGAGTACCGATGGCTATCAAACTTCTATGAGAGGCCGGTACGAGTAGGCAACCTGACGTTTGCGAATAACGAAGCTGCGTTCCAGGGTGCCAAGTACAAAGCTGCAAAGTGTGACCAGACAGAGCAGTACCGATACCTTGAGAAGATGGTTCAGGCTGACGCACAGACAGCAAAGAACATGGGCAGGCGCATCCCTCTAGACCTTGACAAGTGGGAGTCCATCAAGGTAACGTGTATGAGAGAGGTAGTCAAGGCGAAGTTCGACCAGCACGCTGACCTACAGATGAAGCTTATTGAAACTGGTGCTGCTCTGCTAGTTGAGGGCAATCATTGGGGAGATAAGTTCTGGGGCCGGTGCGAAGGCAAGGGCTTGAATGTTCTTGGCTCTATCTTGATGGAACTAAGAGGCTACTACTTCTGGAAGGAATACCAGAGTATATGGTAAAAAGAATTAAAGTTACATTTGTTGGTGATGTAACAAAGACTTTTCATTTCTCATCGAAGCCAGATAGGACAAGGACAGATGATGGACTAATCGTCCTACTCACTAAAAGCGGAAAGAGAATTGAAATTAATCGTTCGCTAGTTCTCTTTGTAGAGGAGCTTGATTAATGTCTGTACTCAATGACATCAGGCGTATGCGTGACCTGCCTGATGCTGAGGTCTCATCCAAGTTCAAAGGACTTGTTGATGGCTATGTAAGGGACTTGACTAAGAACAAGTCAAAGGGCAATCCTGGCTCAGGCTCCATCCCTTCTGTGCGTGTTGGTAAGATTCGCAGAAAGAAGGGGCAGCTCGTTCCCTCAGAGATTCTTTTCGCAATGCGAGAGAGCCTGTGGAAGATGGGATGGACACAAGGCGTTTTGCAGAATGCGGAAGGTCACATGTGTTTGCGTGGTGCTATGGTGTATATTAGCCAAAAAGGTTATGCTCACAACGATGACCTACAAATTGCTGCACAGTACCTACATGATGAGGTGCGTCGCAAGAATGGTGATGGTCAGAAGTACAATTTCATCTATTGGAACAATGACCCTAAGCGTACTCTTGCTGATATCCTCAAGATTCTAGAGGATTGTGGTAATCGTGCCCGACTCGCAGGAGAATGAGTGGGAAGACCTTGGATATACGACTGAGGTCAATATAGAGATACCAGAGATTGATTGGGATGCATTCAGAGAGGCAATGAATAACCTCTCTGATTCCATTCGTGCAATTCGACCCCAGATGGAAGAACAAGTACGTCGTCTACGGTTGGAATTCAATGGAGTTCATTCAATACACTCTGAGTATCAGATAAGAAGAATCAGAGAGAGTGAATCAATGGCAGTAGACATTAGGCATGGAGAGTATCCATCCTGGGATAGTTATGGAACGTACTGGTATGACCCTTCTGGATTTCATTCTGATGAACCTCACGTATGTTTCATCTGTAGCAGACCAACTGGTCGCATCGATATCGATTTTCATGGAGCGTTCTGCAATTCAGAAGAGTGCAACGAAGTAATCAGGCAAGACCTGGAGAGGGCCAATGGAGGGCCAGAGAATGAAGAGGTATAGAATTCATCTGAGTCTCAAGTCAGGTAAGCTGGTCTATTCAGACCCTATCGACATAGGAAAGATGGACCACGAAGAGGTCGTAAGCACCCTTGAGAAAATGGTAGAAATCGTTGGCGATGGTGGATGTCTCAGTCTCTCGGTCAATGGCCAGACGAAGACGTACCTGAATCACTCCATAGAATCTATCTGGTGGACTGACGGCAGTTGACAATTTCGTAATGTGTGCCTTAGCATGAAAACATTATGAGATATACAATTGTCAAAGAGCCTCTTAAACGAGGCCGGACTGTAGAGGGCTACAACTGGGCCGTTACTGATACCAAAGTAAACAAGGTTGTAGTCCGATATGGTAATGAATTCAGAGCTGAGTTCATCAAGGACTCTTTCAATGAGGCAGGCGTAAGCAGCAGATTCGAATTTGAAGTAGCTGGCAATGAGACCTTTGAAGACCTCGATGAGTCAGCATTCAAAGGGGAATGAATGCTAGAGAAGTGGGCATGGTGGGTTCTGGCCCGGCGCATGGAGAAGCATCGTAAGGCCAAGAGACACCACCAAGCAGACCATATAAGAGCAGCGCTAGCCACAAGAGAGCAGAAACAGTGTTACTTGTGCTGCATCCTGGAAAACACAGATTGGCTAGCATGGGCAACAAGGTTCGACCCAACGTCCAACATGGACAAGGACAGTGAGCTATATGCAAGTGTTATTGAAGATGAATCCCGGTTTGGAGATGTGGTTCGGAGAAGTGGTCTGGACTGACGAATACTGGGATGACGATGAGGACTGGCCAGAAGATGGCTGCTTGGGAGTAGGCTATGCCTACTCCCCCTTTTCGTTTTTGCATAGCCTGATTTGGTTTCATGATTTTTTAGTCATGGAATTTTTAGTCAGATTTTTAGTCGGCAGAGCCGACTGCCAGCGCAGCGAAAACGCCCGGTAGCGAAGCGGCCTCATACCCCTATATACATTACCTCTTATCAACCCCTATAGAAGGACACACCTACTATATACACAAAGGCGTTGAGGCATAGAGCATAGTGCACATCGTCTTGAATCGATGAATGTATGGGCTTGCTTGTAGGCTATTGCTTGTCAACCAAAGTTGCAACTTATCCACAGATAAATCCATAGCCTGTGGATAGTAGGCTTTGCCTACAATAACTTTTGTGAATGCACACAATTCAGTTGTGCACAATATAATAGTGAGCTATGGGTGTGTAATTATGGGGGTATGTTCCGCGCCGGAACATAATGCTTCCCCCTCCCTATATAACCTAGCAGACACATCTGACCCCGAATCCAAGCAAAATAAGCCTTCCAAGCATCGAAATCAGCCCTGAAAAATGGCTCAAAAATGGGAAAAATCACGATATTTTGCCCCGAAATCGGACATTTCGCCCCTAAAATGGCCCAAAATCCCGCAATTTTGACAAGCATTCGTAAAGAGACCTGGACTCAAGGAAAATCAGCCCGCAATCCATCAAATCTAACCATCATATCCCTGGAAATATAGGCATTCATCGTAAATGGGCCACCAATCCGAAGTCCAATCAGTCTGACAGACCTTAGACTCATCAGAATACCTCTGCGATTCATAGAAACAGACTTGAGATTCATTGTCAGAGTGTCGATTCTCCCTATATACACAAGCAATAGATGATATTGAAAAGCCCGGCAGTTTCAAGAGGTCTTCGTAAATGAACTAGATAGATACACACCTATTATAGGTCTATGTATATAGGGGAGAGGGACACCCATAGCTACCGGGCCTTGTTAAGAATCATGAATCCAACATCGTTTATTGAGCATGTATATAGCAGCAGACAACACTAAAGCCACCCCGAAGGGTGGCTGTTTTTGCACTCAAAAATCTCTGTAAAAATCTCAAAACTCCTGGGAATTTGACCCCTGACTTAAAGGGCGAAATCCCTGGAAAATTTGAGGCCCATCGTAAATGGGGAAAAGTCGGACAACTCGGACAAATCGCTGTTGATATTGGCAGACATCGGGAAGTTAGTTAGAGTAGGTAACGAACCGGGGCGGTCTGAAATTGAAAGGTCCCCAGGGAGCGGCCGACCTTCCGCTAATTAAGCCCTCGCCAGATTGACTGATAGGGCCCCTGGGGACACACTTTGAACTACTCTTCTATGTTAGCAAGGTCACTCTGCCTTGTCAAGGTTACGGAGAGTTTCTCCGAACAGACGCTCTACCTCCCAGTCTTCCAAGAGATAGGCAGTGTAGGTGGGAGAGGGTACAGGGATACTGACAGACCTTCCCCACTTCTTTGCCGGTTCGTTCCACACCTTACCAACGAAAGAGTTGGGAGTGATACCCACCACCTTGAAGTAGAAGCTACCAGAGGCAACAAGGTTACCCATGGACAGTTCGATGCTTTCCTTTACCGGCTTCATGAGTAGAGTCTATCAGTTCAAGGGTGGCCTGTCTACCCACCGGGCCGGGGCGGCCAAAATCCCCTAGGCCCGTAGGCCCAGGGGACTGGCTTGCTGCTTACGCAGCCTTGGCGAACTCCTGAACGGCCTTCAGGATTCGGTTCTTTTCGGTGTTGACCACCGGGTCGAAACCGGAAGCCGCAATGAACAGGTTGTCCACGTTGCCACCACGGGGCATCCGGTACCAGTCGATACGCTCGGTCAGAGCGTTCAGAGCACCGGCCGCAGTCCCCTGAAGAGACTGAGTGGTCTTCGGACCGTCGCCCGTGTCGGTGTAGATACCCATGGTCAGGTCACGCTTGGTCTCCCACTTGACCATGCTGCCCTTGACATCCTTCTCAGGCTTGGGGTACAGCGTGGCGAACAGCGTGTCGAACTGGTCCTTAGAGACCGGCACGTCAGCCAGACCCTGCATGACCCGCTCGAACTCATCCGCGTAGGCGAACGTGATGTTCAGAGCCTCACGAGCCGCAGCCATGCGACCCTCGATGGTCTGCGTGTGGCGCATCTTGAACTGCTGCTTCACACCGTTACGGAGTGCGAAGTTGAGCGTGTTCTGACACACGACACGAACCGGAGTGATGGACGCCTGAACGGCCACGGAGCCGTCGTGAGAGGTGTTGACCAGAAGATACAGCTTGGTCACGTCGTCGTCACCGATGACGATGTCACGAGAGATGGACAGAGAACCGAACACCACGCGACCGTCACGGATGCTGCCAGCCGTCTCCCACGTGCCACCGCCCGCGAGGATGCCGTCACCGAAGCTGAACAGCTCCTCGTTCTGAACGACCTTGTACCGCTCGCCCACGGTGGCCAGAACATCGTTCTGACCGGTGTTGAACGGGTTGTCACGGACGACCATGTAAGGCTCCGTGACGAAGTTGTACGAGTCGGAGAGCATGCCCACGATGTCCTTCACGGACTCCAGGCGGACGTTCCAGCCCTTCAGGTGGGCCAGCGTCAGCATCTCGTCGGTGGTCAGCTCACCCTCGAACACGGTTCCGAGGTTGTGCCACGCGGGCTCCTGGCGAGAAGCGAACGCGACCTGACCCTTGGAACCAATCTCAAGACCGTGCATGTTGTGCCTCCAAAGGCAGAGTTGGTTGGGGCAGGTACTTCCCGCCCTTCGATGTCTCTAGTCTAGCAGTAGTCTGGGGCCGATGTCTACCCACCTGGTGTGTCTGCAATGTCCGTTTTGCCCTTTATGTCCGGGCCGGGGCGGCCCAAAACACGAAAGCCCCTCCGAAGAGGGGCCACGTGCTGAGTCTCTTAGAACGGAGGCTCATCCGAGTAATTGGCCGGGAAAACGGACGGGCAGGGACCGTGCGGCTGCTCCAGAATCTCACGCTCCCAGTCGGCCAGACCGGCAGTCAGGTTCGTGACGTACACGTCCACGATGTCCTTCGACTCCTTGAGACCCAGACCTGTGGCGTTGCGCACGTCCTTGATGACCTGAATCTTGCGCTTGGTTCCGTGCTTCTGAACCGCGTCCCGCACGACTTCCGCAGCACGACGGAGCTGGAAGTTGTAGACGCGCTCCATCTTCTGGAACTCCCACTGCTCGGGCGTGGGGATGGAGGTCAGGGACTTGCCCACCTCGTGACCGGACGTGTAACCCTCGTCGTAGCCGTTGCTGTGGGCCTCTCGCACACCGGCCGTGTGCAGTTCCATGATGTTGCGAGCGATGTGCATCGCCTCGTGCAAGGTCAGACCACCCGCACGCTCGGAAAGAATGTCGAGGATGTCACCGAGGTGCATGTCAGCTCCGTTTCTCAGGGAGTCCGTCTCCCTTTCGATGTCTCTATCTTAGCAGTATCAGGGGGATGAGTACAACCCCTCATGCCGGGCCGGGGCGGCCCGAAGGCCCCCGAAGGGGCCAACGGATTACCAGCGAACTCCCACACCGTTTCCGCTCAGGGACTCGATGATGGACTTTGCGGCACGCAGGTCCATCGTGGGGTAGGTCTCACGCAGCTTCTTGATGCATCGAATCTTCCGCTCCAGGTCACGGTAGCTGAACTCGCCCTCGGCCCAGATGGAAGCCACGGCCACGAGCTTGGTGTGGTCGATTTCGGCGGTGAAGGTGTTCAGACGCTCACCGTGAGCCTTGCCCTGCTGGTATCCGTCCTCGAAAGCGGCCTCCACACGACGGTCCGCCTCCTTACGGGCCACGTCCCAGATGTTGTTCTCCACCTCGTTGAGGCGGTTCAGGTGGGCCTCGAAGATGATGCGAGCCACATCGAACGCCTTCTTGAGGCTCATCTTCACACCGTTCCCGTTGAAGATACGCAGGATACGGGCCTCGTCGAACTCAAACATGGTCGCCTCCACTCTCTGGGGTATCTCCCCTTCGATGTACTAAGCTTAACAGGTCTAGCGGGCAGATACAAGCCCTTCAAAACAGGCCGGGGCGGCCCAACGGGCCCCGTGTCAAGGGGCCCGGCAGGTCAAGGGTTCGTGTGTCCCCTTTTCAGTAGGATTTGTTCGATGACGAATTTCGAATCCATCACTCGATTGTATTCGTCGTCTGAGCGGCTTTCCTTTCTGCCTGCCCATGCATTCAACAGGGAAATGATGAATTGGAACATCACCACCTGCACAGGCTCAGGATAGGTCGAAAGCAGATAGGCGAATGCATGAGGGTCGAATGACCGCTTATCCATTTCGTCAATCAGCTTATTGGCCAGACGCTCATACGAGGTAGGCCGTGGTGTTACGAGTCGCGCACCCTCATACATGTCAGGTGCGATGATGCTTACTCGTTTGAACGGACTACGCGTCACCCTCTCCCCCAAAATCCTTCGTTGTGCCGTATCCGTCTGAGACGCTGACAGACACCTCCAGGAACTTTGCCATGAACTCTGCCGTAGCAGTAGCAAAGGGCCAGGAGGTGTCGTGCGCGTCATCGTCCGGAATGTCCAGTTCGATGACGATGTTCATGACTCTATCCTATCGGGTGTGAATCTCGACGTCCATCCCCAGCACCACCGGGGAGCCACAGGAGCAGTGCGACAGGCTGTAACCGCACTTGCACGCCTCGCGCTCACTCAGAACGATTCGCTTGTTGCCGTACCAAGCGAAGTACTCAGTGCGAGACGAACGGGTCGGAGCAGCGTGCGGACGAACGTCCTTACCGGTGACCTTGACCTTGACACCGGGCGCAGCCGGGGTCACTTCCGGGTTGTCCGCCTTGTAAGCGGCCAGCACCTCAGCGGACAGACGGCCACGCGCGTTGACCTGGAGTCCCTTGGACTTTGCCCACGCACGGACAGCCTTGGCATCGAACTGACCGGCCTTGGGAGCGGCCTTGACAGCAGCACGCTTGACAGGCGCGTCAGCGTCAGCGAAGACCATGCCATCGGCCTCAGCCTTGGCAATGGCTTCATAGGCAGCCTTGGACATGCGACCACGCGCATCCTTAGCGAGGTTCAGCGAAACGGCGTACGCGCGACGGGTCATGGCAGACATTTGGGGTTCCTCTCCCTCGGTGATGTCTCTAGTCTAAGGCATTGAAGGGGGTCGAGTCAACACGTCTAAATGTCCGTTTTGCCCGACTTGTCGGGCCGGGGCGGCCCCGAAGGCCCCTTCCTTAGAACTTAGGACACTGGACGTGATGACCGTTTTTCTGGTAGCAGGAATCACACATTGTTGACCTTCTTTCTCCTAGGAACCTTAGAAGCGAATCGCACATCGGCCTTGCCAAAGATGCAAAGACCACACGTGAAGCATGCACCACCCTTTTCGGTGATAAGGGGAATGCGCTTGGCATTCTCAGGGCAGATAGCGCCAGGCTTGCCAGTTTCAGCAAGCATGAATTCCTTGCCCTTGTCATGCGTTTCTGCCAAATAGGCCAGACGCACGCCCTTGTATGTGTTTTTGACGTACAGGGCAGCATCCTCATTCTCACTGTCTACACTCAGGTAAACAGCAAGGTTTGGGATTCCATTGATATACGACACGAACTCAAAGGAACGTGTGTAAATCCAGAATTGCACGTCAGGAAACATGTAAGCAATCTTGTTGATTGCCATTGCGTAGTCCGCAGAGAAGATGTCACCATCCGCGTGCCAGCGGAATACCTTGCTGATGTTGAACCTTGCGCATTCCTGAGAGAATTCCGCAATCATCTCTCGCAGCAGGTCCACCATTTCACTGAGAGATGCATCTTTCAGCAATTCCCAATTGTGCAGTGCGAGTTCACGGAATGCCGGATACATCTTTTCCAGCTTACCGGCATAGCAGACGCCCTCACACACGCCGGTCGCGCCAGGGCAGGAAAATGCCTTACCGCTGGGCAGAGAGAATGCATTTTTGAGAAGGGACTGAGTACCTGCCTTGTTGACACGCGCAGTCGTCTTACGGTCATGCGAGCGCTTGAGCTTAGACATGGCGGTCCTTTCGTTGACGTAAGACGAGTCTAGCAGACATGGGGGACGTAAACAAGCCTTTGAAATGTCCGATTTGTCTGACCGCCCCGGCCCGAAGGCCGCTCAGTCAGGCAGCGCTACGTTCCTCCGAACGGCTGTAGGGAAGTTCCGTGTTACGAACAATGGTGCTGAGAGAAACAGCGTTGATTGTCTTGTGTCCCAGCAGCCAAGCCATAACCACTCGATGCTGACCATTGTAGACAGTGCCATTCTGGAAATTGATAGGCATCTGAATACCATCACGCTCACAAGAGATGATGAAATCATCGCTCATCTCAAAGAACAGCCGAGTGAAAAGGTCCATCGTGCTCTCACCCTCCTCGCGGTCTGCGAAGTCGGCACGGGCAACGATTGCGTCTACACTCAGCGTCTTCATAGGGATGAGTCTAGCAGAGTACACAGTCATGCGCAAGACCTCAATTATGTCCGTTTTGTCTGGCCGGGGCGGCCTAAATGACTAAGGGCCCCGAAGGGGCCCGGTGGTCAGACGAACAGAACAGGAAGGCAGAGGAACACGACCAGCACGACGAACAGGACCATCAGAAATTCTTCAAGGTCCATTACTCACACACCTCCCGGTACCAAGCGTAGTGCGTGTACAGATAGAAGTGAAGCCAAGTTGTGAAATACATGACGCTCCTAGAAGAGTTCCGGTCCCGATTCGCTGTCTTCCGTCCAGTCATCAGTATACTCGATGAACTCGACATTGAGCAACCATGCAATCAAGACGCGGTGATGCCCGTTGAAGACAGTGTTGGATTCGGGAAGATAGATGATGGGGTCAAGGATGCCACGGGTACACGAGTCGATGAACTCAGGATTGCCGATGAACAGGTCATCGAACTTCTCTTCGAGCATCTGCATCGTGGTGTGGTCTTTGGCAACAGCATCATTGAAGATAGCCGACTCAATCAGCTTCGCAACAGATACCTTTGCCATGGCCCCTCCTTGGCTTGATAAGACTACTCTACACGACTACCGGGCCTGTTGTCTAGTGCTACAACAAAATGACCGGGGCGGCCCAAAGGGGCCCCGAAGGGCCCCGATTGACTCAGTCGTCCAGTTCCTTGGACGAACGCAGCTCCGGACGCTTGAGCAGCGAGGGGTCAGCCATCTTGACCTTGCCCTTGGACCGACCGACCCGAACCATCGGGAAGTTCTTCAGAACGTCGTCCACGCGCCTGGCGTCGGCGTCGAAGATGTCGAATCGCTGGTACGGAGCCTTGGTTGCGATGTCACCGAACTCCACATCGATGCCCTGCACGATGAGGGCGACCCGGAGGGAGAGGGACTGAGAGACGGGAACGATACCGGCACGCATGTGAACTCCTGAGAGTCGAAGTAAGCTGGGGTATTCAGTTATCAGAGACTTTGGCAGGAAGGGAAAAACCTCACGTTGCGAGGCCCTGTGGCCTGTCCCCTTGTGCTTAGCTAGAGTCTAGCAGGCTGACCTACTCGCAGTCAACCAGGTACTCGGGCTCGTCGTCCTCGGAGGTGGTCCACACGTCGGACAGCCAGCCCTTACGGTAGAGAACCGGACCCTCGGTAACCTCGTCCTCGTTACCGAACAGCATCGAGCGAAGGTCTTCCATAACACTCTCCTCTCTCGGGGAGGTTTCCCTCCCTTTCGATGTTCTAAGTCTACATGACGGATGCGACAGTGGCAAGCACCCATTTTGGGCCGGGGCGGCCCCGAAGGGCCTTTCGCTAGTCTCCCATGTCGTCCAAGTGGGCATCGGGCGCAGGCTCGAACTCAAGGAAGGTGTCTTCGAAAAGCACCATCCATGCGTAGCCCTCACGATTGTCCGGATTGCACTTGCCCGTGTGTATCTCACCCATGGGTGCACCGCAGTCCATGCACATTCTCAGACTCCGTTCCACGGCATGGCCACGAACATGTCCACGTTCTTCGTGTGAATGGCGATGCGGTTGCCGTTCTGGTCGGTGAGGTTGAACAGCAGCTCACCAGTGTCCACCGCGAGGTTCCATGCGGTGTTCATGCTGTCGGGAGTGGTGTCCTTGACCAGAATCTCGATGAACTTGTCACGCATGGCGTAGTAGACACGAACACGAACACCGAACATGATTGCCTCCATTCTCAGGGAGATTTTCTCCCTTTCGATGACTCTAGTCTACATGACTGATGAGACTTGCACAAGTGGGCCGGGGCGGCCCAAAGGGCCCCCGAAGGGGCCCAGTGGGATTACTTCTTGACCTTGCGGCGGTTGCTGTGGTTGCCGTTCATCAGGGCCGTGAAGTCCAGCATGATGTTCTGCTTGAAGTTGGTCGCTCCGTGGAACTTGCCGTCCTGGTCACGGATGACGATGCGAACTTCGGTGTTGTCGCTGCCCGGAGTGGTCTTCCAGGTCTCCAGCCGGATGCTGTAGGTGGCCTTGGAGCCCTTGACCTTGAAGCCCTCGGAGATGGCGACGGAGGAGACGATGTTCTTGAACTCGGTGTCGGTGTTCTTCGCCAGAGAGACCATGAAAGCTCCTCAGAGTCTTAGCTTGGGGTTCCTTCCCCCTTGCTGATAGCTAAAGTCTACACGACCCAAGGGACATCGTGCAACCCATCTAGCTACCGGAATTTTGGGCCGGGGCGGCCAAAAGGCCCCCGAAGGGGCCAGTTGGTCAGCCGTTCTCCTTTTCCTCCTGAGCCCTGCGCAGGTACGAAAGGTCTTCCAGAGTGCGAGAGATGGCGTTCAGCGTCTCATACGCTTCGGCCTTGCTGAAACCGATGTACCCACGGTCACCCGTGCCAGGTGCAGCCGAACCGCCCTCTACGAACACACGGTGAGCAATGCCCATGGAGGGCGTACCTTCCTGATAGGACAGCTCCAGCTCAATGCCCATGGCTTCCCAGTTGCGACGGTAACGCTCAAGAGCGGTGATGATGTCAGCCTTGGAAACGCGCATTTGGGGTTCCTTCCCTCTCGGTGTAAGTAGAGTCTAACACAGTCCAGGGGCTGAGTACAACACCCAATTTAGGCCGGGGCGGCCCCGAAGGGCCTCCCGTTACTTCAGCTTGGCCAGAAGAGAGCTGATTTCCTGCCGAAGCTCCGATTCCGGACGCAGGCCGCGCTCCTCCTTCATCATACGCTCGAAATACGCCTTCAGCTCCGTCTTGTTGTACGGACCGTACACGCCCTTGTCAGTGGTGTAATTGATTTTCTCGAAGGGCATCGGGCAGGAGCAACCAGAGTCGCTTGCCACGTAGTAACGTCCTCGCGCTTCCTTCCACACCTGAGTGATGTTGAACTGCCAGCTCTCCTGGTCCCAGTCGAACGAACCGATGTACTCCAGGGAGTCAAGCAGGACGAGCGGAGGCTTCGAAATGTCGGTCATGGCGTTCCCCTCTCGGATTTCTTAGTCATAGTCTAGCAGGCCGATTTTTTAGTCGCAAGCCCAAACTCAAGATTTTTAGTCTGGGCCGGGGCGGCCCCGAAGGGCCGACCCTCACTCATAGGGTCGGTATTCGTCCCAATCCGCTCCCTCGTGGTTTTCGAACTCGATACGAACCGTGTCGCCCAGACGGTGATTCACGCTCCAAATCTCTCGATTGGAGCCCTGGTAGCGCCTCTGAGCCTTGGCCCACTTGTAGGTCTTTTCAGCGCGCTTGCGGGAACGGTGCTGCCAGGATTCGACACAAACACCGTAGTTGAACCAGCGCCCGCCCTCTTCCGGACCACCATAGGCACGGTCGATGAAGTAGACGTTGACCCAGTGCTTGTTCCGACGACGCTGACCGGAACGAAGACGCTTAGCCATTTGGCCTCCCTTGTTGATGACCTAAGTCTAACAGAAGCCTAGGACAGACACAACATGCTTGCCAGGATATGTAAGCATCGAACCGCCCCGGTCCAAAAAATTCAGCATAAAATTCACCCCTGTTTTCAACAGGTTTTCCCTTAGAAATTCCTTGAAAACAGGGGTGAATTTTTTCTATGAAGTTTTTTCGAAGGTCAGAAGGGCACGATTTCGTTACTTCCATCGCCACAAAGGCAATGTTTCGAGTGTCGCGCCCCAACGGGGGTCATTCCACTTTCCCGAAACCGAACAATCATGTTCGGAAAGGAAGAAGTGGACATTACGCCCGATTCGGTCCGCAGACCGGCCCTCTCAAGAATCAGAGAGCCGGAATGCGTGAATCGAGGGGCTTTCTTCTTTCGAAGCATGTTTGCCCCTTTTTACATCAGACGAGTTCGGACATGTGCGGGTAGGCGTCCCAGTCGAAGCCGTCCACACGGTCCGCATCCTGCACGTCCGAGGCAGGCAGTTCGATGGTGCTCAGAACGCCAGCGTCACGGGCCTGCTCAAGAAGGTCACGAAGGTCCATGGTGTGTACTTCCTCTCGCTTGGTGTAGTACCAGTCTAGCCCATGGGATGGGTAGATGCAAGCACGTAAATCGTGGGAATTTTTTGAGGGCCTTCGTACACGCGCGGGGGAAATGTGGGGAATCTACGTAATGCCCCTTAAAAGAGGTCTATATGGGTATACCCCATATGGGTGATATGCACTATATGGGTAGGTATGCACCTATATGCCCTATATGTACCCATATGTACCAGTATGGGTAGGTATGTCCCCAATGTCCGTTTTGTCCACCCCAGATTTGAGGGTGTCCGATTTGCCCCATATGTCGGGCCGCCTCGGTTCGTTACCAATCCTTTACCTAGAATCTTGCTGAATCTAGGGTTTAGCCCCTGTGGAGCGGGTACTATGTAGGCATAGCCACTACACACCAGGGAGACACGATGAACGCCACCGCCACCGCCCCGGTCACCACGCACAACGCTGACAACCACCAGTGCCGAGCAGATGAGCGCACGGCCGGTAGCAAGTACCGTAGGCAGATGGTCGCTACCATCCTGTACCTTGCCTCCCTCACTGGCCACAGTGACGGTAAGACCTACGCTGTGTGTGTGGGTTGTGGTGAGAATGCCTACCTTGACCGTTCCCCCCGTGCTATGGACGCGTTCAACATGGGGCACGTGCAGAGTGACGCTACGGGTGGCACGTACTGTGTGGCCAACATGCTTCCCCTTTGCCGACAGTGCAACGCTGACATGGGCAGTGACCACATGATGGACGTTCTCATTCCTCTTTATGACAATCGGGACATGTGGGATGGCAAGCTGCTGCGTGACCCCGGCATGGTCAAGGAAGAGGCGCACGCGAACCGTGGCCGTGCCTCTTGGAAGCGCCCTGAGAGCGTCTGAGACGCTTTTCTCCCCTCCCTGGGAGTGGTGGCCCAGGGAGGGGAGATAGGCCCGGAGACGGGCGCACAGGGCTTTTGAAAGCCGTTTTCAAATGGCCTGCCCGGCATCGTGGAACCTTCCCCGGAGAGTTTGTCAAGGGGTATGGGCGCACTATCTGAATTGTTACAAAGGTATGCGGAGCATGTAT